ACCACACAGGTCCAGCTATATATCAGCCGGGTATTTACGTGTATTCGTTTGCGCTCAAGCCCGAAGAGCATCAGCCGTCCGGTACATGCAACTTCTCTCGCATCGATACCGCTACAATTGCGATGGAGATGAGTGGAGGTGTGACAATTAATGAACAAACCGACGACACCTGGGATGTGCGCGTTTATGCCGTCAACTACAACATTCTACGCATTATGAGCGGCATGGCTGGTCTTGCTTACAGCAACTAGTAACCTATTTCGTTACTTGTTTGAGTTTTTCAAGATATAAAATAGCATCCATCAGTTCTTCTTGCGTGTGTTGAACCCATTGCAAAAAAGATAGATCATTGCGATCTAACGTAGTTCCATATTTCTTTTGACCAAATTCAGCTCTCTTTTGAAACGCAGATATAACAGCGTTTACTACGCTATCATATTTGGGTTGTTCCATTTAAAATTTATCAGTTAGTTGTATCAAAATTAGTTTACCACTCCATCATTACATCTTCCATCTTGCACTGACCTGTATCTTCATCTTGCGATACGGCAATATTAGCAGCTTTCAAATCCGAATCAAAGACTGACATATCCTCTTCGGCTCCTTCAGGTAGCTTGGTCTCATCTACAAGAATATCTACAAATCCTGTACCACAAGGAGGTTTCTGACCGAACATAATGTTTGCAGACACACCCTTCATCTTATCAAAATCAGCAGAGATAGCTGCATCAAACAGAATTTGAGACGTCTCCTCGAATGATGACTTCGCAAGTACACCATTATTGCTCTTCTTCATACCGAAACGATCAACAGTTACTAGGTATCCGGGATACGTCATTACATCAATAAGTGTGATCATGTGGTGGTAGTTAACATATTCAGCAGTAAAGACTTCCATAAATTCACGATAGAGAGCAAGACGCGCTGTCTCAATTCCAAAGACATCAATAATTTCGTGAAGATCATTCGAGAATGACCGAAGCGAGTCTACACCATCAACTGTAGCAAGATCGAGTAGATTTGTACCATCTACATCTAGAACAATTTGTTTCATTGGAACATAACCTCCGACTTTATCATCATAAATCAGTTCCTTATTGTTATCGCGACGGTAGACACGACCAATGTTATTAACACCGGTCAATACAGTATCGAGCAACTTCTCCTCGATGAATCGAAGAGACAGAGAATTCTTTACTGTGTCAGGTAGGAATGCAATACGCATAGCAAGCTTGTCAGGTGAATTTGTATCGGTATACACACACTCGAATACACGTAGAACCTTATTGTTATTGATCTTGGTTGCAATCATGTTCATATCAATCACGTTTCGCGCAGCCATCTCACGTCGATCAATTTCAAGGCGAATGATCCAAGGAGAGTTGCATGATGTTTGGTTGGTAACCGAGAACTTTTGGTACGTTTCTAGAATTTGGCGATCTTCCTCAACAGACGAATTCTTTGATGACGGATCAGGATCATAATAGATTCGAACTGATCGAGTAATATCACGAAGAGTTGTCTTTTGGATCTCCTTCATCTTATAGAACACTGCATTCTCTGACATAGCAATATCAGGACGTAGATAAATCACGTTAGACGGATTCTTGGGATTGTGTGATACAGACAACAGCTCGACAATTCGAGGAACACCTTGGGTGGCGTTCGCCTTAGCCGTTCCAGCAGAGTGGAATGTGTTCAATGTTAGCTGAGTAGTCGGTTCTCCTACAGACTGTGCAGCAAGAGTACCAACCATTTCTCCCGCGTGTACCTTTGCCTTCATGTATTTGAAACGAATATCCTTAAGAATTTCGTCAAACATAGACTGTGTAAGGCGCATCACAATGATTGACTTCTTAGGAGCAAGGTAGTAACGAAGTAAGATATGAAAGAGGTGATTCGGCTTAATCATAGGCTCTTCAGTTAGCTTATTAAGCTCAGCTACAACATACGCAGGAGTTAGATCAGTCTTTAGTGCATAGGGGTTCGTGTACTTTGAAAGTAGACGCTTGAGATGAACTGGAGCAGATACTTCTGTCTTTTTGATATAACGAAATACATCACGAACAAGTACATCGCGATCTGCAATAATTTGATCCATTAAATCGTCAATTTCGGGACCAGGATCAGAACTCATCACGGCTCGGAAGTCATCAACTGAAGCAGCAAACTCCTTGTATAGCTGTTCCATACTTGCGACACCAAGCTCAATGGGTTGATTCTCAATTGCAATACTATCAATTCCGTCACCGCCGTATACGAATTGGTAGATCGAACCGTTAATGTTACGAACTGTTCCATCATATTCCACGTGTAGATCCTCCATCATCTTCACTAGCTTACGTTGGATATAACCAGAGTCTGATGTCTTTACTGCAGTATCAATCAAACCCTCGCGTCCACCCATAGCGTGGAAGAAGAACTCAGCGGGACGTAGACCAGAGATAAAGCTGTTCTCTACAAATCCACGAGACTCGATACCGTGATCATAACGAGCGAAGTGAGGAAGTGTACGATCTTGCAACGTATACTTAATACGCTGACCAGCTACCATTTGCTGACCTAGTAGAGCCAACATCTGAGTAATATTCAAGTTAGAACCCTTTGCCTTAGAATCGACCATTTGAACCATTCGGTTATCTTTAGGAAGACTAACACCAACCTTTTCTTCAATCTTCGAGTTAATTTCTTTTAGTGCGTTCATGATCTTGTTCTCAAGCTCAGCACCATTTGAACGACCGGTACTATTTATGAATGTACCCGCATGAATGCTGGATACAATGTCAGCAACCTTCTGCTTACCTTCTTCTAGCGTTTTTGCTACAAATTCATACGTCTCTGCATTGGCGATCAAATCGGCAGCACCAACAGAGAATCCAGAGTACAAATTGTATTTAGTTACAATGCTCTGTACATCATTAATAAATTCACCAGCACGCTGAGGGCTGAAGTCATTGTAGAGAGCATGGATGATACCTTCAGATGTCTTTCCAAATGCGTCTTTACCAAGAACACCTTTTACGAATGTACCGTTATCAATTTTGATCTTTCCATCAAAACTCATGATTGGAAACACATTCGTCATAATTTCGTGACCCGTTAGAGGACTATTCTTGCGTACATATGAACCAAGCGGACGACGCATTCGAGCTAGCAAATTCATAGCAATGTATTCCGGAACACGAACATTAGGCTGTGTAATGCGGTATGAACCGGTTAGAGTATCTTGAAAGATTTGAATAATCGGTGAGTTAGTACGGGGACTGATGATCTGACGTAGAACAGAAGCAAGATACTTAAGTTCCATAGCTGCCGGAATTGATTGAGGAACGTGCATGTTCATCTCATCACCATCGAAATCGGCATTATAGGGACGAGTTGCAGAAACATTCAGACGAAATGTAGAATACGGTAGAACTCGAATGCGGTGGCACTCCATGGAAGCCTTGTGTAGAGAAGGCTGTCGGTTAAAGAGTACAACATCGCCATCAATTAGATGACGATGAACAACGTCTCCATTTTTTAGATCAAGAAGTGACGTATTCATGTACTTCAGATGAACGGTTCGCTTCTCATCTGTAAAATATACCGACTTTGCTCCGGGATACGCTGCAGTACCATTGCGAATATAGGTCATCATACGATCACGATTAAATGATGTAACCATTTCAGGAAACGTCAAGTTCATCGCAATTTCCTCAGGAACACCAAGTTCATCCAGATCAATGTTAGCATCAGGAGTGATAACAGAACGCGCAGAGAAGTCTACACGCTTACCCATCAAGTTACCACGAACACGACCATTCTTTGCTCCAAGTCGTGACTTCAGAGTCTTGAGTGGACGGCCTGATCGCTGAGCCGCAGGAGGCAGTCCTTTGATATCATTATCTACATATGTAGCTACATCAAACTGTACAAGTTCAGTGTATTTGTCAATGATATCTGCAGAATCGCCCTTATCAATCTTGTCGCGTAGACGCTGATTGTTACGAACAATATCAATTAGTTTGTGTGTTAGATCGTCTTCCATGCGCTGATTATCCTCCATCACAACAGAAGGACGAACAGTTAGCGGAGGAACAAGTAGTACTGTACAAACCATCCACTCAGGACGACTGAACTTAGGATTAAAGCCGATAAGCTCAATGTGACGCTCAGTCATACGCTGAAAGCAACGTAGAACCATTTCACACTGCAATACGATCGGCTCGGCCTCTTTCTCGTACGTGTGAGCCTGAAGCTTGGCAACCTTGCCTTCCATCTTATCTACCTTCTTTACAGCGGGAGACTTGCAGACTGAGCATACAAATGAATCTTTTAGTTTTGATTTGTAAGACGTCGTCTCTTCGCGCACCGTATTGAATCGTGTAATTCCAGTTGCGGTTTCGGCAATACGCTCAAGTTCATCATCTGGCAGATAAGGATTTGAGCAGTTGATGCAAACAATTCCCAAAATCTTCTGAATCTGCTCGATGAATTGATACAAATATACAGGTCGCGCTAGACGAATGTGTCCAAAGTGACCCGGACATAGTAGGTTAGTCTGCTTGCATGTAGGACAAACCTTACCATTCTCGATAACACCAAAACGAGAATCAAACACGCCACCGGGTACAGGCTGATTTACTGAGTACGTCTTATCAGTGATGACTTCGACTACACTTTTTGCTACAATTTCTTCCGGATTGGCAATGCCAAACTGGACGCCGATAATAGTATCGCCCATTCTTGTTATTTATAAGGATTGTCTCTATATTAGTCCGTTTTCAGCGAAGGCCTTTTGCTGTCTCAATCGTTAGCTTCCAAAATTCATCATCATTTAGCATTGCTCTCACAAGTGGCTTGGGAAACTTTTCTTCTAAATTTTCAGCCCATAGATCAAACTCGGGGCCGAGGCGCTGGTTAAATTTATCTTTGTTCTTAATTTTCAAAAGCTTATTGCGAGGAATGAGCTGTTGAAAAATAGCTTCTGCAAATTGCTGAGTCATGTACGGATTTTCACTCTCGTCCTTTATCTCGCGAAGTTTTTTATTCCACTCTTCCATTACAAAGAATGAAGCTAAAAACTATTCGGAAATCACACAAAAAAGAAAAGAAATGGGATGCTGTATTTGATATTGACGGTAAAGAGAAAATTGTTCCGTTTGGTCAGGCGGGTTATTCGGACTATACGAAACATAAAGACAAGACGCGGAGACAGCGTTATTTAAGTCGCCACTCTGGAATGGGTGAAAATTGGGAGAAGCCAGATACTGCAGGTGCACTTTCAAAGTGGATTTTGTGGAATAAGCCGTCGTTTCGAGCTTCAGTTGCAAGCTTTAAAAAGCATTTTAACTTGTAATCATTTAGATAGTATTGGATAATAAACTATGATGGGATGTCCGAGTGGTTAAGGAGCAGGTCTTAAGAACCTGTGGAGCAATCCGCGCGGGTTCGATCCCCGCTCCCATCATACGTTACTTAACGGTAACACTACAGTGAAGAAATCTCTCCACTCTAATGTTTTCCCACTTTGAAAATACATCCTTGCAATTCTGTTAAATGACTGAATGTACAAAAACATAACACTTCCGATGATAATAGGAGGCCATATATCCATTATGTGAACGATTGAATCAAAAGAACTCAAATTATACGTAAATTTCTGAAAACGGATTTGACCGTTTTTACACTGATATATCTCAACAAATACAAAATGCCTAACGTTACTAAGATCAGTGCTAAGCGCGAGGAGATGCTGACTGCGTCCATGGATGCGCATGAGCGTGCCACGGACGAGAAGTCCATGAAGCGCCACAAGGATGGCGTAAAGAAGTTTATCAATAATATTGAGGACTTTGACGAGAAGAAGCTGAAGCAGTACTTTGATGAGTACTGCTCTGATGACAATAACTTCGAGGAGATCGAGGTTGCTGAGAAGCCTAAGCGTACTCTCAGTGATAAGCAGAAGGAAGCGATGAGTGCTGGCCGTAAGGCCGCTAAGGCGGCCCGTGAGGCTGAAGCGGCTGAGAAGGCCGCAGAGTCCGAGAAGGAAGACAAGGCTGAAAAGCCTAAGAATGCCAAGGCGAAGAGTGCTAAGGCGTAAATTCACAAAAACGAATTTTTTATTGTTTCATTTTTAAATAGTAAAATGAATTGCAATAATCAAATCTACTGGAATGAAGGTATCAAGAATGCAATGATTGACTCTCGTTTAATCACTCGTTGGGAACTAGGGTTTCGTCGTTCCATATTTGAAAATGTTCAGGCAGTACTAGGTAACAAAGTGTACGACTTTGTTCCCGATTTGATTCAACTAGGAGAAGAGTTGATTACAGCTGAAGAGAAAGATGATGCTGAATTTGATAGAATGTGGAACGAAGATATTCCACTCTGTTAATTTCTCGAAAACGGATTTTATCTTTTTTAACCTAATTGTTACCAATACAAAATGTCTGACCTACTAACTCAGATCGCTAACGCGGAGATGCTACTAACGTTTCTCAAGAGCCAGCTTCCGAAGGAGGAAGTGGCCGAGAAGCCCAAGAAGGAGACTAAGAAGACGACAACCAAGAAGGAGGAGAAGCCCAAGGCTGAACCTGTAGAGGAGAAGCCGAAGAAGGCTGAGACCAAGAAGGAGAAGAATCTAAACCGATTCACTCCTGCAATGAAGACGGAACTTACAAAGGTTCTAAAGGCTCACGATGTTGAGCTAACCGAGGAGCTTCGCAAGGAGTTTATCGATCATATCAACGGCCTAGAGGCCGATGAGTACACTAAGGTGAATCTCACTGCTCACATGGAGGCTTTTGCGAAGAGCAAGGGTGCTCCTGAGGAGAAGCAGGAAGAGCCGCCTGCAAAGGTAGGTGGTTCTCAGTTCGCAGGACATAATGATCCACCGGATCTGAATAAGCTGTCCAATGCGCACAGCTACGATCTATCCAAGATGATCAAGTATGTCAGTAGTGACAATCTTGAGGAGATGAAAAAGACTGAAATTCTTAAGCCGGTTGGCAATGGAAATTACTGGCACGCCAAGAGTGGCATGTGGTATTTTGAGAATGGTGACGAAGATGTAAATGATATTGAGTTCGACGGAAAGACTTATGGAGTCAATTCTGTTAACAAGCGTGTTTATCAGACGACGGACGATAAGGATCTCTTTGTGGGATTCGTAGGAGTCGGTCAGTTCAAGAAGATGAAGGTTTAAGTATATAAAGAACGCCAAATTTCTTTCTCTTTTTTATCAATATCCGTCAATAGTACTTGAGCAACATTTCTATCGATTGTCAGTGGAAACTTTACTTTCATGTAAAAACAGTATTCTTTCATACTCTCATCATCTGCTACTCGTAACATATTGAGTCGCGTCATCATAGTTTCAACTGTGCGAATTAAATGACGAACACCTTTTTCGTCAACAGAGTGGTCAAGAATCAGAAGAGTAATTGCCGAATCATCGAGAATAACATCGTCTTCTTTAAACTTTAATCGTTTAACAATTTGAGGCCAGATGTGTTCTTTTAGGATTACACGTTTATCAGTTTCATTATATCCGGCACAATTGATTACATTCATACGATCACGCAAGATAGGATGAACTTTATCAATATCGTTAAATGAAAACACAAATAAACACTGAGACACGTCGAAATCAATACCAGAAAAATAACGATCGTGAAACTGTGTATTCTGAGAACGATCGGTTAAGTGGATCAACATACTTACAATTTCTTCACCATGAGGGGTTGTTGAAACCTTATCAAGTTCGTCAAAGTACAGTACAGGATTCATAGCACCAGAATGCATCAAGCAATCTGCTATGCGTCCCCACATAGAGCCTTCGTATGTATACGAGTGACCTATAAAATTAGAAATGTCAGATGCACCACCAAGTGAGAAAAACTCGAACGGACGTTGTAGAACTTCTGCGATTGCATTACGAGCAAATGATGTCTTACCAACTCCCATAGGACCTTGTAGAGCGATTACATTTCCAACAGAATCCGGATTCACGATCCATTGTGAAATAGTTTGTAAAATTTGAGTCTTTGCGGGCACCATTCCATAGACAGACTTATTCATATTCTTGCGAGCCGTAGTAATAAATTCGGTACACTTTGCTGTTCCATCTTCTAGTTTTACCGGTAAAGGAATTGTCTTTCCAAACGGTATACGAAGAAATCCATCTACCCATGTTTTTAATTTATAAGACTCTCCGCTATCTGACGGCATCTCGGAAAGTGCCATAACTTTTTTGATTACAGTTGATTTAGTATAATCAGAAATAGGAAGTCCCAATATTTTAAACTTGTAAGGTACAATTCCATCATCAAGAACAAGTGTAGAAATACGTTTCATAACATCAAGCATATCCTTCTTCTGAGCTTTGGGTAATGAGTTATAATATGTTTCTTCTTGACGTGTAAGCTTTAAGGGTACTTCATTCTGCTTTTTTTTAGATTTTACCTTTGATCGCGTCTCTGTAAAAATACCAGATGATCGACCTCTACGTAGTTCTTGGAACTCTTCATCACTCTCTTCCTCTTCTTCTTCCTCAGATTCTACATTTGGGGCTGCTTCATGAATATGAATATTTAAATAAATAGGCGGTTGTTGTTCTACAGCCGGCGATTCGTTCTGTAACGTATCATCATCAACCCACGTTGTATCTGAATCCGAATCTCCAGGTTTCGGCTTTTTGCAAAGAGGTTTTCCGTCATCCGATAGATCAGCTGAGCACTTGCGATCGCGAGCATTCTCACGAGACTTTCGCTTTACCATCCTTGCTTCTTAACAGAAAGAAAACCTCCACACTTTTTCATGCAAGAAAATAATGGTTGATACTATTGAAAAAGTAGCAAGTATAGCTCAGGATCAAATCGACAAAGAAAATGCAAGTGATCCCGTTGTTATCAAGGCTCTTACTATCGTAGAGTCATTCATAAAAAGAAATCGAGTATTATGTTACGGCGGAACAGCTATTAATAATCTTCTACCTAAAGAAGATCAGTTTTACAACCCCGAGAAAGATATTCCCGATTACGATTTTTTTACAGCGACCCCTCAACTGCATGCTATGGAAATTGCTGATCATTTGACTGATGCTGGATTTAGTAGCGTAGAAGTTAAGCCCGGTGTGCACCTCGGAACATTTAAAGTTTTTGCAGAATATATTGGGGTTGCCGATGTTTCTCATCTAGATAAGCCTATTTTTGAAACTCTTTGGAAACATAGCATTGAAAAGAACGGTATTCATTATACACCTCCTAACTTTTTGCGAATGGCTGTTTATTTAGAATTATCTCGCCCTAAAGGATTTGTAGAGCGATGGAAGAAAGTGTATACACGTTTGCAATTATTAAACAAACATTATCCTATGACATGCCCTAAAGATCACGAGGATCTGAGCGAAATATTTATTTCCACTGAAACTAAGAATGCTCTTGAAACAATTCTTATAAAAGAAAATGCCGTTCTACTCGGATTTAATGGAATGAGTATGCAAAAGAAAGGAACAACCCGAGCGTGGCAATTACCACTTGATGTTCTAGTAACTCCTGAAGTAATTGATAAGACAACTGAAATGTTTGAAGCTGTTCTAAATAAGAAAGGATCTGTTGAAACAAAAAAGTATCCCGCATATGGTGAACTTCTTCCAAGCCATACGGATATTGAAGATAAGAAAACTGGTCTTGTATTAATTCGCTTATATGAGACGACTGCCTGCCATAGCTATCACAAAACAAGTGGTGGTCTGTATGTTGCAAGTATTCCTACATTGCTACAGTTCTTTCTAGCAGTGACATACGCACCTGATCATTTTTTGGAAGATATTCCTGAACAACGATTTTTATGTGCTGCTCAAAATTTAGTTGAACTAGCAAATGAGAAGGCTCATGCTAGACGCTACCGCTTGTTGACTCCAATCACCTGTTTAGGAAAACAGAAGTCATTAATTGATATGCGTGTAGAGAAATCCGAACTCTACGAGAAAGTTGGAAAGAATCGTTCATCTCCCGAATATTTAGAATACTTTTTTAGTTATACACCAACATCAATGGATAAAACGCGTCGTCAAAAGTTTCGCAATGAAACAACTAGAACACTTAAGAGCCGCCAAATAACCCCCCGGAAACATTAGAATAAGCACCATTACCGTTAAAAGCATTGCCAATATGGGGAGTGTTATCAGGGCATGCAGTGGGGCATTTTAGCTTACCAAAAAAATAATTTAAACGAAATTGGTTACCATACGTCATCCATTTATTTTCAGAGTTACCGGGCTGTGCAGGAGAATTTCCTTTGTTTTCTTGGTAAATAATATGTTCACGGATTTGCCGTGTATAGTCGGACCCGTCGCGCATCGGAATTTGACCTAGATTAGTATCATTATTTGTAGCATTGCCACCCGTACTGGCGGTTGTGTATCCGGAATAGGAAGTACTGTTCACAGATTGCGAACTCATTTGTTTATACAGAAGTAAGAATGTTGAAGCGAAAGACCTTTTTTGGAATGTTACTTCCTATTTTGTTTTTGTGGCTTTTTTACACGATCATGAACAAGACTAGTATAATTAAAGAACATTTAGCAAATGCTCCTTCTAAAATAGAAGAGGAACTTAAAAAAACAAATGCAAAGATTGATGCGTTAACTAAGAAGTTTGACGACACTAATAAACAGATGAGCGCTCAAGCCGACCAGGCCGCAGCCGCCCGTGCTAGTTTAGGTGCTATTAAAAAGTCGTAAATCAACGCCCAATCCACCAACTGATATCAAAATATGGAGGTAATGGTGCATTCGAGTCAGATGGATCTGCCTGAGGAGGATTTTTCATCAGAGCGGGAATATCAGTAGGCTTTAAGAAATAATTATAATAAATTAGGTTAGCAAGTTTACCTTCAAACCCACCATTTATTCCAGTATGAACCGTTCCGCTATTTTGACGGGGTATCTGGACAATCGAATGATGCGTATGAAGAACACCATTAATATAAACATCAACTGATTTCTGTTCAACAACAATAGCTACGTGTAACCATTTCTTTGCAGGAATGTTTGATACCGGAACTACTTCTGTTGCCCCAAATGTGTCTAACTTAACAAGTAATGTATTTGAGTTTCCATCGATTAAGAGAGACGGACAAGATGATGATAAATCAGTGGGACCCTTTGTGAAGATTACCTTTTGTACTCCCGGGCGGTATGTAAAGTCATCAATACGAATCCAGCAAGAATATGAAAATGTAATACCTTGATCCTGGTTAAGTGATTGTGGTAGTGCTACATTACTGTCAATATTTGACTTACCGTCTAGAATTGTACTCTGAATTACAGTTTGCCCCGGAGAAGCAAATGTAAACGTCTCTCGTAGTGAAGAGAATACAATAAATGCTACCAGCGCCATAAACCCAAAGATAATGTACTTCTTCATTGTAATCTAAAACGAATTTTTGTTATGTCGGATTGAAAGCTGTAACGATGAACATATTCTTTCTATCTCTAGACCCGCGTGAAGCTGCTCGGATGCACTGTGATAAACATGTTGTAAAAATGATCATTGAATCCGCTCAAATGCTCTACTGTGCTCACTGGGCTCTAAAAAGTCCTCTTCCTTCGAATGCATACAAACAATCTCACACAAATCATCCATCCTGTATCTGGGTAAGAGAAAGTTTGGATAATTATTTATGGTTATGTGAACTTGCTAAAGAATTGTGCAACGAGTATCGATTCAGATACGGAGAAGCAAAAATTCACAAAACAGAAGCTCATATTGACTGGCTAATTGCAAACCATCCCGTTGGCATATTAAATGATGGATTTACAGCTCCGGCTCAGGCTATGCCGGATGAATATAAGGACGAAGATGTAATTGTGGCATATAGGAGATTTTATATCGAATCAAAGGTGAAGATTCGAAATATTGTAACATATAAAGTCCGATCGGTTCCTGACTTTCTTATAAGTATATAATGGAGGAAGAAGTCTTTCAACGAATGACATCAACGGCTCGACGACCAACAAAACATAAGTTAGCTATTTTTTCTTGTGGTGCATCGGGAGTAGGCAAAACAACTAGTAAAGAATCATTCTTAAAAAATGCCGGAATCAAAACGTCATATGTTTACATAAGCGTTGATAAGCTTCGATTATTAACAGGTAATCATGGGGTGGCTCAAAAACTGTTATCATACATTACGGAACGAGCTATTGATGAGGGATATTCTATGTTTCGTGACGCAACGTGTCGAAATAAAAATGCAATGATTACAGAAATATCTCATGCAAAAAAGAACGGATATAAAATTATTTTTGCTATGACGTATGCCGAATTACCTACAGTACTAAAACGTGTTCGTGAGCGTATTACTCAACAAACAGATGAATCTGTTGTACGTGATATTTATGAGCATATGAAGAAAAATGCAGAAGTTTATATGAAATTGAGTGAAATTGATGAGCTATATTTGTACAATAACGATGAAACGTCGCAATTAATTTTTTATCGAGATACAAAAAAAATTCAGTGTATTCATCCTGAAATGAACTTTTACTTTGACGTTTCTAAGTATTGTAAATAATTAGAAAGTATACTCTTGAATTTTCTTACCGACTGTATCATAGACTCCAAACTTTACTGCGTAACCGGTTGCCGTGCTCGCAGTAGAAGGTCCTGTAGAACTCTTACAACTTGTTCCTGCAGAATAGAAACTTGCTGCATCCGCAGGAGCCAACATACGAGAATAGTGATTAAAATTACATAAAGATCCCGAAAACCCACCGCCGCCTGCTAGAGTGATGTCTCCAGATGCCGGTTTAGGAACTCCAGGTAGCAAACACGACTTCACCAACTTTCCATCAATATAAACATCTAAGTTGCGACCAAACACCGTGAGTGAAACAGAGAACCAATCCTGTAGAGGAAGATTTGGAACTTCACAAATAAACACATCATCTGTTGAACCAGAGTGACCGGCTGGAGCCGGCTGTGTCTTAGATGAACCTCCGGAATCGTCTGGGAAAACTGAAACTGTTATACGCATACTATTATCGGTGGGATGAAGAGCAACAGATGGATTTAATATTTGAGTATTGGTAGGATCGGCACGAGCGAGTACTTGCTTGTCTTTTCCGTATCCATAGTTCCAATCCTTAATAAACATCCACCACTGCATACCGTATGCACCACTACCTCCATTTGATAGCGGAGCACTCGTAGACTTTATAACTGAAGAGTTGGTAGTGTCAAGCATGCTCGAAACTAGAGTACCAGAGCCGCCATTTCCAGAAAATAGAGAACCAAAGAACCCGGGGGATGACGTAGGTGCTGTAGCTTTATTATTTGGGGGAGCAGTAGACTTACCGGTAGCTGTTCCTGGATTGCTACCCGAAGAAATATTTACCGACTGACTATTATCTGTTATGGAGTACGTATAAGAGACTGTATCGTCGGAAAATTGATAATTTAAGATGAGTGGGTTAGGAAGTGCTGTTCCCGTTGTTGGAGGATCAAGTCCCGGTAGTGCTGATGCTAAAGGCGCTGATATGTTTAAGGTTTCACCAACAATTAATTTACCAACTGATGAAGACATATCTTTGCCGTTTTGGGTTGCAGAGTGTAATAGAAGACTACGCGACGCACTTGAAGGAGCGTCTGGTCCAACTTCTAATCCAAAAAAATTAGTTACTCCCGCCAACTTATACCGTGCTAGAATATAGTATATGACAAGAGATAGACCTCCTAAAAAAAGAAGCCCAGATAAACCAGATAGTCCAAAGGCCAACAGCCCTGCGGATTGTGATTTTTTTTCAATTTCTCTTGCTACAGCCGAAGCTTTTGCTAGTTCCGCTTCAACGTAAGTGCCACTGTAGGTTGCTGCATTAGGGTCTGTTTTAAATAAATTAGGGGGTCCAGTCGGAACTGTTTTAGAAGTTGTTCCTCCCATTTGTATCAAATCAGTAGTAAAAAACGGATGAATTCTTCAATGGCTGTTGAATAAGCAATGTATTGTAATAATTGCGGGGAAAAAGGACATGTGTTTAAGGGATGTAAAGAGCCAATTATATCATGTGGATTGATTCTTCTTAGGGGTATTTTCGAACCACTGGTGTTCCCAGTAAATCCAAAAACGGTAAGTGCTCTCATGGTAAGGCGTAAGGATAGTATGTGCTACACTGAGTTTCTGCGAGGAAAATACAACTTGGGAGAACCGACTTATATGAAGAAACTTATTTCAAATATGACGGTTACAGAGCAGAAACGAATTGCAGAAGAAGAGTTCGATACTTTATGGACACTTCTCTGGGGACCAGGGAAAGATGTCCACTCAATGGAATATGAAATTTCAAAAGAAAAGTATAACAAACTTGATCGCCCCGACTTGATTAAATCATGCCAATCTACCTATACAGAACCCGAATGGGGGTTTCCCAAAGGCCGCCGTGCGAGGGGAGAATCTGATTTGGACTGTGCTGTTCGAGAGTTTAACGAAGAAACCAATATTTCGGCAAGTTCATACGCAATCTGCAAGGATCTAAAATTTACCGAGACATTCTCAGGTACGAATAATGTCAAATATATGCATATCTATTTTGTTGCAAAACTAGTCGCATCTGCAGAAATTGATCTAAAACAACAATTTACATCCATGCAACAGAAAGAGATATCTGCTATTGCTTGGAAGACACTTGTCGAGTCAAAAGCTATCACACGACCCCACTATATAGAACGTAAAAACTTAATTAGTACGATCGAAAAGACAATTGAAACTCTTGTAGAAAAGTAATGGACTCAACGAGTTTGGGATTATCAACTCTTGCAGTCTTCGGACTTATGTTTGTTTCTGGGTTCTCTATTTCATTACTATCTAGTCTTATGCAATGTGGAAAGACCGGAATGGGTACAAGTGCAACACAAGGTCTCATATGGGCAGCAGGTCCGGCATTAATTTATGCTCTTGCTGCAACATTTCAATTTGTACGTAAGCCATTCAAGATCTATAATTCATCGGTATATGCCATTGGATTTTTAATGATGATGATTGTATGGCCAATGACTGTCTATAATGTGAATAATACTGAACGCGCAGTATGTGTACCAAGCACATCCGAAATGACCGAGTTTAAGACCAAATTATTGGCCGAACTCAAACAGAAACAAGAAGCCGAAGAAAAGAACAAAAATGTGTCTGTACTCAAGAAGTAATGAGGGTTCTTCAGTCTTATGAAGAAGCATTTAGGATTGGTAAAGAATGTTTAGATTCTATAACACTATCTAAACGACCTGCTCTGTTGGGACATGGTATAAAGAAGCTACCAGAAGAAGTAGATGGTCCGTGGGAGATGACAGAAACAGCTCTCAGCAATACACTTACTTATGTTTTTGATTTAAGTCATGCGTGTTATCTAATTTGTATAACTAATTCTAAACATACAATTTACAAAATACAAGCTAAAACTCTACCTAAAATGTATGAAAATACAATCCGAAAAACATTAAAACGTAAACGATTAGATTCTAAAAATACTACATATCGAATGATGCAATGTGTTCTGAGACCTTTTAAAAAAATAGAATCAACGGCGGATGAATTAGATACATTTTTATCTCAAATCTCGTATCCATTGCCCGATGGTGTATTTTTATGGAGCGCTACTGATTCTATGATATTGAGACGTGACGGCACAGCTCCTTGGCATATGATTGGAAATAAACAACTAACACTAGGTCCCAAACACATACCACTTCTTGCGTATTCGGGCCACGCTGATTTCTGCGATATTCCCGTAGTAAACTTTGATGACATGCAGTATGGTTTTGGAAAAGCAACTCCTCCACCGTTTGTGGAATGGGAAACTAAAAAACCTATTGCCGTCTTTCGTGGAACTACAACAGGTTGTGGATATACGACAGAAACCAATATGCGTCTCAAGTTATCAACTATGCGTTCTCCCGAGTTAGATGTTGGTGTCGTAAAGCATACATATCAGTTACGATTTGATCCTAAAGAAGGCTTGGGATCCGTAAATACAAAAGAATTTCCGACTGTTCCTCCGATGCCGATGAGTGAACAAGCAAATCATAAGTACATCATTCATATTGATGGTAATGTAGCCGCGTATCGTCTGCTTGGTACAATGATGACGGGATCATTAATATTGAAAGTAGAAGGTCCTTACACACTTTGGGTTGATCATCTTCTTAGACCCCTAAAGCATTACGTTCCTGTGAAAGCCGATTTATCCGATTTGCTTGAAGTGTTAGAATGGTGTAAGAATCATGATGCTAAATGTAAGAAGATTGCATTAGCAGGATATGAATTTGCAAAGAATGCGTTGACAAAAGACTACATTGATGCTTCATTCGCAAAAGTTCTATGGTCTGTAAAGTAATGGGACGTACGCGGCGTCAGCTGAGACATGGTACACAGCGTGTTATTGGGCGCGGACGAATGGAAGTGCTATTCCCTAAAAAAGCCGGTGTAGATTACTCAAAGTTAAAGATGACTCCTGAAGGAGAATACAGCATCACCAAACGCAAGGATGGTGAGGTATTGCTGGCCCACATGAAAAGTATGATCAAAGGAATCAAAACAAAGTCAATTACGGATTTAACTGGAAACGTTGGTGGCGATACAATTTTATTTGGAATACATTTCAAAGATGTGAAGTCAATTGAGATGAATCCTGAAAATTTTGATGCGTTGAAAAATAACGTTGAAGTATTTGGATTAAAAAATGTGGATGTGATGCAGGGTGATTCAACAAAGGTATACGTTTGGAAAACTGATGTACTTTACTTAGATCCTCCATGGGGTGGTCCAGAATACAAGACAAAAAAGGAGTTAGATTTATATTTAGGAGATGAGAGAGTTGATCTATTTCTAGATAGAATTTTGAAACAAGATACTAAGCCCGACTATATTTTTATGAAGCTTCCTGCTAACTACTATTTTGATCGGTTAAAAGATCTGCCAGTCACTAAGCTAAAAAAGTTTAAGATACGTGGTTTTGCTATTGTGGGAATGTCTGTGATATAATATAATGGCCTTGTTTGGCAAAACAAAGGTTCCTCTTATAGAGTTACCCGAAGGAACATTATTGTTCCGTGTTGTTCCTGATAAATTAACCGATTTTACAGGAGTAAAAGTTGAGGATGGATCTTATTGTATTCCTCCTCAGTACAATGTGTTTTTCTATTTTGATCCTTTCACTGCAGAGATCTTCCCCGAATATTTGGGAACGATACCAACTGTTGAAGTGTATAAGTTGAAACACACGGTAAAAATAGTTTCAATGGTTTCACCTTCAACACTGACGAAAGCTCAGCGAATCAGCGGTAAAGGAGTTGTTAGATCTTGTAATAAGACCAGACGTGCCTGTTTAAAAGGTCGCGAATACGATGCATGTCTAAGTGATACATTTATTGCAAACTATCCAGATGTTGTAGGATGGATTGGATTAGGACGTTCTGATTCAACAAAGCTGATGAAAGAAATCAAATCAGGTGTCTTGCAAGATAAGGTCGAGTATATTCATTTGCTGAGAGATAGCCGTGGTGTCAAAGGATCGCCTGAATTGGCATTATATCCGTTGAGAGAACGTCAAATGAAAGATATCAATATTGATAATCCAACTGAGTGGATGCAAAATCAGGATTTTAATTTTATGCATGTCACAACACTTCCGCGTGATAAAAAAACACTTGTCGACTTTCTGACAACAAATGCTACGTTTGTTCAGGGAAAGTGGTATTACTCCCAGTGAATAACGATCTCATACAGATCATTTTTCGGATCATCAATACCATCAGTGCTTGACCATTTAAATCCACTAGGGTCCTTTTTATCTACATAGCAGTTTAGCTCAATTTTGCATCCAGCAAATTCAATTTTTAGTTCATCCATGATCCGTTTGATCAGATGAAACTCTCTATTCTTTCTGTGAATATTTCCTGCAACATGCATAGAGTCATGACCACCAGCTTCTGCAGTTCGTTCTGACTCATATTTCAAATGCCATACAAACTCCTTAATAAGACGGATGTCATTATATCCCTTGCTCAACGCAACTAGTACGTCATTGGAGGGCATTTTGTTACTGTTTAAAAAACAATGAATAAAAAATCCATTTTTACTTATTACTCCAGTCAACAATGAACTCATGATTCTCACCACGTGGATCTTGGTGATCTTCGAGTTCAAGAAATTGTCCGTCCGAACGCCATGGTCCCCACGTAGTCAACGTAATTTTACAGTCAGGAAATTCTGCCGTCAATGCAGCTAGAATTTCATGAACTAGTTTGTATTCAGCACTATTACGATGAATATTGTCAACCATATCAGGAGTATTTCCTGATTCGGCAATTTTTACTGCTTTGTAGGTAAAGTATTTTACATAGTTATCAATTATAACCTTTGAGTCATCCGTATCGCTCGAATACGGCTTACCGTAAATTGCTTGTAGCTTCTGAAGAGACGGCATTTTTGCTATAAACTGTATTTTACTTTATTAATCCATTTTACAAATTATAATCTAAAATATAGACCACAGTCATGTAAGAAACAACAGCAAATGCAAACATCCACCACCAAACAGGGAAGACTGTAGATTCTTTATCTTTGGTTCCGAAGGGTCGGACTCGACCTTCAGCACCGAAAGCGATCGACGGCTTGATGTATAAGAATCCGGCTACAAGAAAGAGATAAATTACGAGCATCCATAGCTTAGGACTTTTACGGATGGTTCCCTCCATTATCAATTCCTCTCCAAAAATAAGTAGAGGATGTATGTGCTTCCGAACAGAAAAGCGTTCTCAGATTCTATTACTCGAATCTTTCTGAAGTATCGGAAAGCTAATTTAGATCCTCTTGATACCGCCAACTCTGAGGAGGACATGTGTAAGCGACAGGGTGACATGTCAAAAAATAGTTCCGAACTGTTCGAATATCAGAAGATTGTTCGAGACTATCTCTTGATTGAATCTCCTTATCGGGGCCTGCTGTTGTACCACGGTCTTGGTTCTGGTAAAACATGTTCATCGATTGCAGTAGCAGAATCTCTTTTGAACACGAAGAAAGTATTTGTGATGTTGCCTGCATCACTTCAGGATAACTATCGTGGTGAAATTCGCAAGTGCGGTGATCCTATCTATAAACATGAACAGTTTTGGGAATTGAAAGGACTAAACGAAGAAACACGTAAGCAAGGTCTCGGTATGGGTATATCAGAGAACTTTTTGGATACTCATGGTAAATTTTTTGTAACTGTGTCTGGACGACCTCCAAACTATAACACTCTTACACAACCCGATACAAAACTAGTTGATGAACAAATTGATGACATTCTGAATCAACGATTTACGTTTATTAACTACAACGGTATCAACAGAACAAACTTTGAAAAGATATTTCCCGCCGATAAGCCTCATATGTTTGATAATTCTGTTGTAATTATCGACGAAGCGCATAACTTTATTGGCTATGCAGTCGGTGAACTCGATCTTAAGCTGAAGATTTATAACATGATTTATAAAGCAAAAGATTGTAAGGTTGTTTGTTTATCTGGTACACCGGTAGTCAACCGACCGAATGAAATCGCTTATTTGATGAATCTACTTCGTGGACCAATTGAACGCGTTACTCTTCCCACAGATTCTGCAGTGTCTTGGGATGAATCATTGATGACGGCATATTTTCGTCGTATGAAAGACGTCGACACGATTGAGTATAATTCAGTGAAGCGAACTATTATGTTAACGCGTAACCCTCCTCATTTTGAAAGTGTATACAATGAAAAGAATGAACGTATTGCAGTAAAGTATAATAAAGATTATGATCAAGAACCTAATATTAAAAAGTGGTCAACTGACTGGAAATCAAAATTTGAATCTGAATTTGCAGGGATTGAGTTATCAAAAGAAGATAAATACATCGTAGAAGAGCTCGAATGTTTACCTACAAAGTTTGAAGATTTTATGAATACATTTGTAGATGGACTGAGTATCAAAAATGCTCTTTTGTTTCAAAAGCGCATTCAAGGTCTTGTTTCATATTTCAAGGGTGCAGATGAACGCTTGCTTCCTAAGCGTATCGATGAAGAAAATACGTTAGTTAAAGTTCCTATGTCCGAGCAACAGTTTTTGCGTTACTTAGAGCTGCGTTGGGTTGAAATACAGCGTGAAGCAAAGAAGGGTCGTAGTGGTGATATGAATGAAAACTTTAGTTCGTATCGTATGGCATCGCGTCTTGTTTGTAACTATTCGTTACCACCGGAAATGCGTATTACTACAGACGAAGCAACAAATGAGGAGTCAAACTTAGAGAAACCCGAAATTTTAGAAAATATCAAAAAGGAACCCAAAAAGTTTTTATCAGATGAGGCATTACAAATTTATTCTCCTAAAATGTTGCGAATGTTAACCGATCTAAAAAAGAATGTTGGAAAAGATGGAGATTATCATAATCAGTTTATATATTCTCAGTATCGTTCTTTAGAAGGATTGGGAATCTTTTCTGCTATTTTAGAAGCAAATGGGTTTCAGGAATATAAGTTGATTAAAAAGCAGGGGTTATGGGAGGAAGACCCATCTATGAAGAAGGGTGTTCCAGCATATGCTCTATTTGTTGGAGGTACTGGTGATAAAGATAAAGAACTCCGTGAACTCTATCGTCAAATTTTTAATGAAGAAAAGGATATACCTCAATCATTAAAAGATTCAATCAAAGAGAAACGATTATGTGTCTTGATGGCTTCTTCTGCTGGAGCTGAAGGTATCACATTACGTAATGTGCGCAATGTTCTCATCATGGAATCTTATTGGAATCCTGCTCGTATTGAACAGGTTATTGGTCGTGCAATTCGTATCTGTTCTCACGCCACATTACCGATCCCCGATCGAACTGTTGATGTAAAAATGTATCTATCGGTCTTTACACAAGATCAATCAGTTACAGGTGAAGGTCCTAACGTTGTTTTGATTCGACGCAATGATATGATTCTTAAACGTTATGAAGGCGGAGAACCTCGTGATGCTTTCATGAGCAGTGATGAGTTTTTGTACGAAGTTGCCTATAAGAAAGGACGCATTATTAAGAATATATCTTTGTTACTGAAGCAAGCTGCAATTGATTGTGAAATCCATCGTAAACTACATGCAAAAGAAACTCCTGTTATCCAGTGCATGCGATTTGATACAACAGCTACGAGTGATGATCTAGCATTTAATCCGTCGTACAAAACCGATGAGAAAGATACTCTTTACTTACGCAATATTGTTCGCAAGAAGAGACGTTTGCAGCGTGTTTTGTTAAAAAATACATTGATTATTTTAGATCCCGATACGAATGAAATATTTGACGCTCCTGCGTTTGAAGATACTGGTCGACTTATACGACTCGGTATGTTTATTCCACCAAATCAGATACAATTTTTTACAGCTGGAAGTTTTGTAACTAAATAAATAATTACTCTTTCATTCTTCTCTCTGCTCAAAGCAAAGAAATGCCCCGAAAGACTGTAAAACGTTCGCGTAAGTCTCGCCGTCGCACTATTCGTCGCTATCGTAAAAAAGGCGGTTCTAATTCCCAAGCGCTAATCATTCCTACAAAGGCGATTGAAGTATCTGCAGGAGGTATTAATAGCCAAGATCAAATTTATGGAATTGCTAAGATATAATTAAGAAAACGTAAATAGATATAAGGTCTGATTTAGATCAGCAACAATTACATCACGAATACTTAATAATTCTGTGTCAGTTTTCTTTAGTTTAGATGTTAAGTCTTCTGTTAACCATATTACGGCCTCTTGGATCATCTTTGTTGCTTCTGCATCCGAATGATTGCGAAGGTGGATTGAAGATATCTTGCCTGTTAGTTTAGGACGACCGTATTTACTAATATAGACCTCTACAAATTGGTCAATATTAGTATCTAGTTTTGCTACCAAATCATTAGTAGCAATGTGGCGGGGATAATTCATAGTCTGCCAATGATAAAGCTTTACTTGATCACGTAAAGTCATCATAAGATGAACAATTTCTCCAGTCATTTATTTAAATGTATATAAAGTTTTAACATAAATGAAAGACTGTGTTATTATAACGTCGGTGATTGAAACTACAAATAAGCCACTGAATTATTCAGAAATACGAAGTATTTATTCACACCAACAACGGTTTGAACAAACGCTTGAAACAATTGAATCACTTCGTAAATATATGCCAGATGTTCATATATTATTAATTGAATGCAGTCCGCCTTCTGAGTGGATGGAACAAATAAAGGCAAAGGTAGATCAATTTATCAATTTAGAATTTCATGAGTTGGTTAATAATAGTCTTGAAAAAGGACTTGGAGAAAAAACACTATTACTTGGTGCGCTTTCTAACTTAACAGAAACATATGATAATATTTATAAAATTACAGGACGATATGTGTTACAAAATAAAATTGAATGGGAACCGTCGGAACTTCCAACATTTTGCAAAACTAATAATTACGGCGTAGAAAATAGTGTTCATACATTTTTTTATAGAATTCCGAATTCAAAACTTTCTTTGTTTAAAGAAATTATTGAACTATATGAATACGGTTGTATTGAAAATTGGATAAGTTTTAATTTTAGAAATCAAATTAACTTTGTAGAACGTATTGGTATTCTAGTTCGGTGGAGTTCTTACGATTCAACGCCTATCTTTTAAAGGAGCAAAATCTGTATTAAATATACCTTTACTTACGGCAGCATCTGACGCCTTTATACCAGCCCAGGAACCACTCATTGCATCATAACGAGCTTGTACTTCAGGCTTCTTAGGATTCAAATCTAAAAACCCAGTCATACCTTTTGAATCATCGGTTGTTTTATAAGTTGCAACGGGCGGGTTAGATGTTGTTGGTACAACCGTAGCACCTACAGCTTTTAAATATCCAGCCCAATGACTTTGCATTTATTAAACAATTAGATTTTAAAGGTAAGTTCTACACACCAAACAGGGTCGTTATTTTGATTAGCCCATTCAATTGAAGTAATAACTTTTCCAGAAAGTCCGGAAGGAAAATTAGAATCGCTTGTCTCGTTATAAGTACCTATAAGTTTCGGACAGTTTGTTTGTGAACAAAGATCATCAACAGTTGGAGAAAATGGGATGCCATTAAAACTATATGTATACGTTGCTGTTCCACCTGTTATAGCTGACTTTAGATCATATGCTACCCAAAGTTCAGTTTTTTCATCGGGGGATGGTGTTAGTGGAAAAAATCCAAATTCTGTAATAATAGCTTGATCAGTTGCTTTGTTTCCACAATCTTTAATAGTAACAACTCCTGCTAATAATGTAAATAATTGTTTCAGCATTTACTTATAGATATATTTTTAAAAGACATGTTAATAAATGGACGACGATATCCAAGATGATGGTAAAACAATTAAGACCAAAAAAGAAGTAGAGGGTCGTTTAAAGTCTAAAGGTCCTGTGGCGATTCTTTTTTTTATGCGCAGCTGCGGACACTGTATTGCTACCAAACCCGTATGGGATGAACTAGCAAAAGAGGGTATTATGAATATGGAGAATGTCTCATCGGACAATACGCCAGACGAGCTGGGTATTAGTGGATTTCCTACAATGGTTGTCGTTAAAGATGGAAAAATTGCGAATCGATTTGATGGTTCGGTAACCGATAAAGCCGAATTAAAAAAGAAATTACTTGGCAGCAAATCCGGAGGTCGCCACAGACGTACTCGTTCCCGTAAGACGCGGCGTCGTACCATTCGGAAGAGCCGTAAGTAAAGTCTTCTGTTGAACAAATCCTTCATTTAATATTTTTGCACCACGAGCGGGAGGTGCTGATGATGTATCAATCTCATCAAATCCCTTCGTCATCCAACGTAGAAATCCATCCTGATCATTCGGAATTTTGGCAGACTGTAGCGTGTGGAATGTACGCATAGCTTGGGTCTGATCAAATACATCAGTTGTGTCCATAAAAAGATCATTTGTGTGTTTAAATGTTTCCTCGATCGCCTTCTTTACATCTTTGCGATTGGTAGGAGCTGCATCTTCACGATTAGGATCATCATTTATCTCAGTAAGTAATACATTCATAAACGGATTTTGGATACTAGGCATTGTATAACCACTTACGGCCTTTGCAGCACGAAGAGTAAATGATTCTATCGTCTTTCCATTAGGAAAAAGACTATAGAGTCCAAGAGTCAAAACCATTACAGCAGGTATGGCGAGCACATATGCGTTAACTCCGGTTGATATAAACAGAAGTACTGAAAAGTACACCGTAAATCGAACTACAGCGTTAAGTGACTCCGCAGTTGTCATTCTGGCCGTAGGAACAAAACGATTCCACGTTGTTTGAGTAAACAGAATCGCTGGATCTTTGAACCAAATTTGTTCTGTCATCTTATTTTTACGGCGAGGTTTTCTACTTCTTGTATTTTTCCTGAAGCTTCATTCGGAGACGATCGCGTCTATATTGAGCACGAGCCTGAGGAGTATTGAGCACCGGACGAGATCCCTTATCTTTTTTACCTCCAAGACCCAACATATCGTTAAAAACATCACCGAATGCAAGTACAACCTTTGACTTGATCTGTTCAATTTCGCGTACAATTTGTTCCTTGGTTATTTCACCACGCTGTAGCTTATCGTGAACAAGATTTTGAACCTTGGCAATAACTTTCTTAATCATAGGATTTTCTGGATCCTGAATCATTTCCATCAACTGTTGAGGGGTTTCAACATTTATATCAAATTCGCTCATATCGAACTGCTCGACAAGTAAAAGAAAAAGCTTAGCGATCCGAGTCTGCATGACAAAATCAATAATTTCTTTAAAGCGCCCTTCTGTTGACTCATCTTCAAATAGTTTAGAAACGGCGTCTCCACGATCTCCAAGCATAGTTTTAGCAATTTCCATAACCTTACCCATCTTGCTCTTCATGTCACCATGTAAAAATGATGCAATCATACACAGTTGAAGATGCTTCCAAATAGCTGCAGTTGTTTCCTCTGTTGTGTCCCAAATAGTTGAAAGATTTCGCCCGAATACAACTCGAGGACTATCAAAAAATGATACATCTTTTTGAAGTATTTGGAGAGCATCCGAATAAAAAACCTCGAGTTCTGCTACTGTTTTTTCAATATCTACATCAACAATTGACTTAAAGGCCGGAAATGTCGACTTCAAGTCAATCAAAAAATCGGTAAATATTTTGCGTGCGTCCATTAGATTATTAATTATACAATCTCTTTAAGTTTATACTTTATTGCCACCGCGAGACGCCATAAAATCACGCTGATCGCTTGTTAGACACAAACACCCTGTATCGGTATTAAATGACGACGGGCAGCAGCTGGTATCTACCTGATTACCAACAAGATACATTAGCTTATTGGGGTCGCTTGACGCACCGACAGGAGAAACTCCACCAGCTGACGTGGGTTCGGTAGCCATAAACCCGGCAGCACCCGCAATGCTAACGCCATCATAAGGACCTATTCCACCCGACGCTAGAGGCATGCCCACTTCTTGCTGCATAAAATTCTCACGAGCACCTACCGGCGAACTAGAACCAAACTTTACGAAAAGTCCAGCAAGAACGGCTGCGACAAAAAATGCTACAACAAGTTCGGTTTTACCAATCATTCTTTACTTATTGCTTTAATACGATTTTTTTACGCTCCAGCAGCTGCTAACATGGATGCCATCACAAGAACTAATGCAAGAATTTCGGGTTGAAATAATGCAAGTACAATAGCAATCAAAAGCATAGCATATACAAATCCCTTAATGATAGAGATACATAGTGTAACAAATGATTCAATAAATGATATACCAACATACGCTAAATACGAGGCAATGTAACCTTGACCTCCAAAACGCTGTAAGATATCGCGAATCTTGATTAAATATCCAACAAATACACTTGATGAATTTGAAACCTTTCCGAGAGTTGTTGATGTAAAACTCAGCATAAACATACGTAGACGACTAAACATTTGACGAAATAAATCAAGAGGTCCAATCATCTCAGAAATTGTATCGGTCGCTGTTCCGGTTATAGCGTGGACAGCATCGATTGGTATCTTTACAATTTCTCCACTCATCTGACCCATACAATACTCAAAATTCTCACTAACTGTTACTTCGGGATTGATCATTTCAGAAAATGGCATGTACATCGGATTGCATCGGTATTGTATCCAATTTGATTTGACTTTATCAATTGAATAGCTAGCATGGAATACAAGTGCCGTTGCTATTGCAAAAATTGGTAATAGAACAAACAACCACATTAATTCTTACTCTTATAACATTTCAACCGTTTTACCAATAGGACCATTCATTACTGAAGCACCCGTCTCCATTCCACCATAAAACACGTATATAAATGACATCAATACTCCCACAATACGAGCCATCAATGTTCTCATACGAATAATAATATATTGTGTTTGACTCATTACATTTTGAATTTTTCCAAATACAGTTCCAAGTATACCCAAAAATCCGCCACGAACACTCCCCATCATACCACGCATCTCATCCATTCCATCTGCTATTTCAGATACGCTGTCCGTGATTACACTGACTTCGGCCATAACAGGATCCATAACAAATCCGGCATAATCATGAAAGCTTTTCATAGTACACTGTGTAAAATTTGTAACAATGTCTTGTCCAACCATTCCCGCCATCGGCATATAAATTGGATTACAACGATATTGAACCCAGTTCTTTTTTAGAAATCCAACCTGGCTCATGCCAAACAAGTATAATGTTGACAATATCGATGTAGTTAATACTACGGCAAAAATGATTGCCTCCATCCCTTATCTATTTCTATAAATTTGAATCGTCCTAAAATGCGTATCCTCGTTTTCAAAACTTTTGTCTTTGTTTGGATATAAACGTAATGAAGTTCCAGCCTTCCTCAACTCGTCTCGCCCTCGTTTTAGGAGGTATTGTTGTGGTGTTCTATCTAATGTCAAGCTACTCATCAGGTAAGTCTTTCATGGGTGAGAGCATGGAAGTATTCGGCCAGAAGCTAGGTGTGTCGGGGCCTTCATCGGATAGCGGTCCTTTCCCGAAGGCTACTCATGGTGGCGGATCCAATGCCCAACCGACCGAGTCTCTACAGGCTCGCCACCCGTCTTCGCAGTCTACGTACTCTGAGTCTACTCTAAGTGCAGATGAGCTTTTACCGAAGGGTGGTCTCGGTGCTTCTTTTGCCGCTGTAAATCCGGCTGGCATGGGTGACCTAAAGGGCCAGAACTTCCTCGATGCTGGTTACCACACGAACACAGCTATCGCCGGTGTATCACAGACGAACCGAAATGCCTCTTGGGATGTCCGTTCTGAGACACCTAACCCCCAGGTCAAGGTTGGTCCGTTCGTGAACACGACTATCGAGGCTAACCCGTTCAAGCGTGGCCTAGAGGCGTAAAAACAAAAACTCCCAACCTTGGGTAGAAACCAACCACGAGGGGTCTGCGTTTTGTACCCAAGTGCACCCTATAAACCGTACCACGAGGGGCATAGGTTCAAATGAAGTGCCCTTACGGGCCGCTGTCCATAATCTTGACAGCCAGTCAACCGCTTAGCGGCTTTTATGTGGCTAGTCTTTTTACAGCTAGCCGTCTGTATCTATTTCTATTCATTAATCTGATTTTTTAAAATCCATTTTGCGAAACCGTTTCCCAATAGTTAATAATGTGGCCTGTCGCTTTGGTAGGCTCAGGAGTTGCTCTGGCACTTCTGTCATCTCGAGGTCCAACAAATACAACACAAGTTCGAAGCATGAGTGATGGTAACACCTATCATGTTCAGAATCTACCCGATAAACAAGACGCAGCTAATTTAATGGCAAAAATAAAGTCAAACTTGGATTCGTTAATCAATCATTACAAATCAGATCCTGCTTCAATGGCTGATCCGCGTGTGAAGGTAATGGTTGATCGATTCAATCCGTCTAACATGGTTGAAAACGATTTGGACGCAGATAGTACATCGTATTCCGAAAATAAAGGTGAAAAGATAGTTGTCTGCTTACGTGACAAATCTACTAAAAAATTAGTAGATGAAAATACGATTATGTTTGTTATTTTGCACGAAATGTCTCATTTAATGACCACAACAGTTGGACACACTCCCGAATTTTGGACCAATTTTCGCCGTGTATTGCAAGATGGTATCCAAGTAGGAATTTATAAGCAGGTTAATTATTCGCGATCACCAACATCATATTGCGGAATGACCATCACAGATTCTCCGCTCTAATAAATAAGATGTTACAACGGCGAGTTGTCAAATTTGATACAAAAGAAAGATTTAATGTTTCATTTTTTGAAGACGATATGATTGAAACAGTTCGTCAACAAATTGGTATTGCATTAGATACCCATCCAAGCCGTTTATTTATTCTTGTTGGTGTTAAGTTACCAAAAGATTATTATATGAAAGATCCTCGTCGGTGGGAGGCTCTCTTTGATCGTATATCTTATAACGGTCAACCTACTCAAAAAGATCAGTTTAACGAATATCAAAGACAGTATCGTATTCCCGCATTATCAATTCCATTTGAGTCGTACGATCGTGCAGATTGGCTATCTGTTCCTGAAAATCTTTCAAAGTTATTTATGCCAGCAGATGACTTTATTGAATATCGTATATTGGGAGTTGATGAATCAAAATCCTATACGATGCCTCTTATAGTTAAAGATCAATCATCCGCTAAAATTTCGTCTACAACTCTTCCAATCGGAGAACTAAAAAGTTTATTATATTCATTTTATGAGAGCAATGATATTACAGATTTTATAGTAAAATCATATAGTGAAACGGATGAACAGGTGACTCGTGCCTACTATCCGTTCTTACAACCAAGTACACCCGCAAGATTAACCATTGAAACCGTAAATTTACTAGCAAAGAATAATAAGTTACTAAATGATCTATTACAACTAAAAGTTGTTGAAGAAGAATCTGTTTCGATAAAGAGAACTCGGTTTATTGTTCCATTTGTTACCACAGATTTTGGATCTGCAATTCGTACACGATTTGAACAAATTTTTTATGGATTAACAGTGTCTCCCGAAGTTCCTTATGTTCAATTTTTTACATCACGAACTGAAACAAATCGTCATAAATTTTATAGCGAAGAAACGAAGAATAAAACGCCAATTGTAGATGTTGCCATGGTAAAGGGTTGGGTCAATGCTACTAAACCCCAGCGCAATCGTCCGACGCTACTTATGTATCGCGGAACATCAAAAGATAACTTTGATCGTATATCAATTACATCATCCGATATCATTCTTTCAACGTATCGTGATAAAAAATCCAAAAAAACACTTGATCAGTTAAAACGAGAGTTACACGAATGGCTCGTGTCATTTGATGCTGTCGTTGGGTTTACGGATATGGCTGATTTGGATCTTGATCGTTGGAAGCTTGACGATTTATCAATTTTAATTAAATATAGAAAGCCAATTGATGATGAACTTGATTTAAGACGTTTTAACTGTGTATCCTCATTCTTCGGAGTTATGGATAAAACAGACACATTTCGTTTGCTACGAACAGATCATACTGCAGATAACATTAGTGCAGTTGAAATTAAACTTTTACAGATGCGGTCCCATCAGGGATTTTTGAGCACTCAAGATGTTCAAACCGAATTAAATATTACTGCAGATGAAGCTATTAAGCTATTGAAACAACTTGACGATAAATTGGCAGAAAATCCATCGCTTGCCGATCGTTCGTTCCGGGGATATCCGTTGCTTTTTATTGAACCCGAGTATCTACTTTTTTCATCAGTTGGAAAACTTGATTTAGCTATCAAATATGCGAATCTTCTTCGATTTATATTGTCAACTTCTAAGTCCGACGAGTTAGATAAAATATGTCCTAAGCGAATGGAAACAGTGGAAGTTAAATCTTTAGTTGAACCAGCAATTGAAATAACGCAAGATTATGGTGATCTATTTGACTATCTAGAAGAAGAGAAATTAGAAGATGTATCTACAGTTGTTACTCGTACTACTACAGGGCAGAAAAAGCAAGATACAAAGTATAGTTATTTCAACGAACGTTTACGTGCGTTTGATCCCAAAACATTTGACACTCCTGTATTTCCTAAAAAATGTGAACATAAGCACCAGCCAATTATTTTAACAGATGCCGATTTTGAACGATTGACTAACACAGAATACGATCCTACAACATACTTAGACGAGGAACGTCTTCTAAAATTAGAAAATCCTTCTGGAAGTGTAATCTGTCCCGAGTATTGGTGTGTTCGCGATAATATACCATTGCAGGAAAATCAACTTGATAAATCTGATGGGATACCCAAGTGTCCGAAATGTAAAGGAAAAATACGAATGTCGGACGATAATGATGTTCGCCAGTTTACAGTAATTAAACGCGATAAAGCACTGATATATCCTGGATTTACAAAGACGGGTAATTTTCCATGCTGCTATAAAAGTCCCCGTAAGAAAGCATTAAAGACAGACGAAGATGATAAGTATTATGTTTTGAGTGAAAATAAAACAAACTTACTGGAATATCGCTTTGCATTTTTAACAGCTGGACTAATCAATTCGTTATATATTGATGAAACCTACGAACTGGTAGTTCGTTCCGGAAGACGTATTCCTTCTGGTGTTTCGGGATATTTTCGTGTGGGAATAGGTCATGCTGCAAAAACACTTCCTACATTATTATCTCCAAAAGCTAACATAAAAAATATTATAATTAAATCCCCAGTTGAATCTATTTCTACAATTTTAAAGTGTTCCTTTATATCTACATGGAAACGTGTCTCAGATTCTCACGCTGCGAAAGTATTTGATATGTTGGAAGAGTTTACTCCCTTTTCAAAGGATGATCTTCTCAAAAAAAACATGGCAAGAATTATTTCGGGAATACAAGATGCTTATGAAGCAAATGAGCTATCACCTATACATGAACTAGAATATGCTGCACTTTCATTGCAATGTGATGTATTCCGGATATATACAGATACTAACACGATGGGTTGTATGTTTTCGTCAGTTATAACACGCCCTAAGAATCGTGCAATAATTGTTCTTCAAAATAAAGAGGATATTGACATTCTTTCGCGTATTTTTGTAAGTGGCCGTTCTTTTGCATATTCATCAAATATTTATACCGATCAGTTTAATACTAAAACACAACACGAAGTAGAACGCCTGCGAAATATTTCATGTAGAACCGAAGTACCGTCGTATAATGATGCACTTAGTATCATGCCGGATATTCTTGGAAAAGTAGATGCAGAAACTTATTCGATTATTTTAGATCCATTTGGAAGGGGTCAGGCTTTCTACATTGAAGGTAAAATGATATTACCATTTAAGCCATCACAGTTACCAGATGTTAGACAAGCAAAAATATCAGGATACAAAGATGTATTTAGTTTACCTTCATATGAGGATGTAATGAATTATCTTCCAATTGCAGAAGGTTATTCGAAAGGATATTCTTGGAGGGAAGATGTATATGATAATAAAAATCGTAAAGTTGAAATTGTAACCGCATCTGGCCTAATTATTCCTATTCAGCCTGAAGCAGGTAAAACTACTCATGAAAATGATGAGATTACCGACACAGTTCGAAAATTTGGTGAAACTGATCTAGTATTTGGCGAGCCATCTGCTGATCTTCAAAACGTATATCGTGATGTAAACTATTCTTCCGAAGTATTCGAATTTTTATTATTTCAACTTGCAAAGGACTTATCGACCGACGATTACAGTCAACTTCGGGACGCTGTTGAGTTTTCTAATAAAAAGATAACATCAACCTTATTAGAAAAATGGTTCTCTGCTACTACAATGTTTGTTGATATTGAAAATCCTGGAGAATTTATTAGCAAGATTCGCAAACCGTGTGGTCAGTTTTCAAAGAATTTGTGTAAAGGAAATTTGTGCGGATGGGATGGTAAAGTTTGCAAAATGAAGGTTAAAAATACAATAAAGAAAGATGAATTATTTTACCGTTTATTGACCACAGTAACTAAAAATTTAAAAATACGTGCAGCTGTTCTTGACAACCGCATTACTCCATTTTTCAGTACAATTTTATACTTAGAGCTACCTCATGAAATGATTTTATCAGATTCTGAGTTAGATAATATCAACGTTTAGTTCTTCCTCGTCAGCTTTCTCAAATACTTCATCAATAACTTCATCTCCCGAAATATTGTGATTGATCTTTGTGAACTTCTTAATTAATTGCATATCATCTCTGCTTAGCAAGCCAACAATTTCAAATCCAAGACCTGTATCTGCTACAAGAACCAAGCTTCCGGTTTCAATCCAGAAATGACGCTTGTTTCGTCCCTGAAACTTTCCAGGAATTGCCGCCTGAACGACACCTACCAAGATTTCATCGTTTACCTTCTTCTGGTACACAGTTTCAACACGACTGTTTCCAAACATCTTACTAATCTTGCCAATGTATACGTCTTCTACACATCCCTTATTTTTTGCAAGATCATCAATAAAATTACGGATCAATCGATCCTGATTATCACGACTCGCCGACTGCCCCTTGTTCTTGTTACCAGAGTTCTTCTGAGGGACTGACATTTTGTTATCACAAGTCAAATTAAAAACTATTTAAATTCGTTTTTACTTATAATTTGCTGCACAACCATAGTAATCACAGCTCATATTACAACATGCTTCAAGGTGACCTTTCCATTCACCAAATTCTTTGTTCTCCTTATTGTAGATAAATTCATACGTTTGTGAACTATCTGTATAAATTAGAAACACAAGTCCTTCACCTCGCAGATATCCGCTTGTATTATCTCCGAGGTGTAGTTTAGAACGTTGATAGTTTGTTATGCAAAACCGGGTTTCAACAAAGTTTTTTGCATCGGGAACTTCTTCCATCTTATTTAATCTACACCAAATGAGTCTATACTCTTTCCGTTTTACAGAATAGATAACCGTTTGGTATCTGTTTTGTAATTTATTAAGTTTAGTTATTCTCCTCCACCACTAGTTTTCAAAAAACTAGAAATTTACGCAGGCACAACCGGCTTGACAAAGTGAACCTTGAGGAAGCTCTGGAGGTTGAGGTACGTAACCTCCTGGCCATCCTTGACGCGGAGGAGCTTGCCAAGCTTGGCGTCCGGTAGGATGCGGCGCTTGAAGTTCGGGTCAAAGCAGTTGTGCGCCTTGACGTAGGTGGCTACGAACTTCGTTACATCCGTCTGGCTCTTCTGGCTCTTGGACGGTAGGCCCATGAACGTCGCGAGCTCATCCGTGATCGGGCGGAGCTTGAGGAACGCGTTGTTGGCGCGGCGAGACTCGTACGTCTTGCGCTCCTCGACGGTCATGTCCTCCGGGTTCTTGCGGTGACGCTTGCCCTTGCTGCGAAGCTCACGCTTGACCGCCTTGGAGGCCTCAAGAGCGGACTTCACGGCATCACGCATACGCGTCGTCATCTCCGTGCTGATCGCCTTTAGCGTATCCTGTAGCGTGGAGAGGATTGCATCGGCCGTGCGCGTATCCTCAACAACGGCAACCGCCTCACCAGCGGCAACTACAGGGGCGGTAACAACAGGCACCGTAACCTCCGTCTTGGAGGCGGCCTTCGCACGGGGGGCCTTCGCGGCCGGGGCTACAACTACAGGGGCGGCGGCATCGGTCTTCGGGGCAGTCTTGGTCGTCTTGGTATCCTTGGCCATCTTGTTTGAAATAACTGAAGAAGAAGAGGAAGGCATTTCTAACGCGGTTGGTATGCTTACATATATCCTGACCTGTTTAAATCACATTCTGTGAAATCCACTCATAATTATAAAACATGCATGAAATGGATCCGAACAATCATTTAAAATAAAGAGAAGGATATTTGAAAGAACATACATATACTGCTTATAGGTGCAATGTTGAAACTTTATTGGGAGATCGTGAATGTAAATCAAGTACTTGTGTCTGCGTGATTCTCGCTTACCAGCATGTTCCAGTGCCCATTCGGTAAACCCCTGAAGCAAGAACACTACGTAAAAATCAACATTGATAGGGCCAAGCGACATGAATGTTTCGGGACTAATTCCAAAAAAATCGTTTGCTTGTAAAATGTGTGAAATATGTCTGAAACGATTAACAACTATTTCATCTAATTGCCTAAACGGACCATCTGTGTGAAAAGTTGGAAGTTTTCTATGCAGACGATAGACATGAAGTTTATGTAGACGTTTTTTGACATCTGACTGTATATCCTGTCGTGTGTATGGATTTTTTAATTCATTTGCGCCATCAAGATGCTGTAATATACTTCGGATGTCAAACCAGTATATTTGTTTGTTTTCTTCGAATGCAAAATAATCAAAGGGGCTGACTGTTTTAGCTTCATCAAATGTAAACAGTTCTTCTTTGTTGCCACAGTTTGTTCTATTTAATACACCTGGTCCTGCCAGACGCAACAGATGTCTAATATGATATCCCCTCCATATTTTTTGAATCAAAATAACTTTTGGATCAATATTGTTTACAACTGACCAAACACGTGGAATTTTTACTTTAATGTGACGCTTACAAAATATCGTACCCGTCATTGCTGTATATGTACATCGATCCATTGATGTTAAACTTTTACAGGCCGAGCATAACGGCATACTTATTATCTTTATCAAAAACGGATTTAAATCGAATCTGTGGTATAGAAAGTACAACAAGATAAAATGGCCAGCAACATCACTATTCTATCACCCAGCAACATCGACATGAGCAAGATGAACTTTGTAGTAGGACCCGTAAAGCCTAATCGCAGCCCTTCGATTAACATGAAGCACGGCGGTCAGAGTTTTCAGATTCGTCTACCCGCAAAGGTTCTACTTTCAGGTGGTCTTTGGACCCAGGTAGACGACAAGACTGGAGCTAAGTCATATTCAATCAGTGTCCCTCTCAAGGGCTGCGATGAGTATGCAAAGTCTCGTAGCACGGATGGTTCTGACACTGGTGCTCTTTACAACTTTCTTCTCGATCTAGAGGAGACAGTTATTCAGCAGGCGCTCGAGAACAGTACCAAATGGTTTGGTAAGAAGCGCTCTCTAGAGGCTATCCGCGATAGCTTCTCCAAGATTGTGAAGTTTTCAACTGACGTTGTTAACGGCGAGCGCGTACCGAATGGTAAGTATCCGCCTAGCTTCCGAGTGAAGCTTCCCGTCTACGATGGCAGTGTAAAGGCTGACATTGCAGATGGAAATGGCAATCCGATCTATGCTACTCCCGATTCTCTCTCAAGCGTATTCCCTAAGGGAGTCAGTGCCAGTCTAGTAATCAGCGGTAGTGTCTATACAATCTCTGGTGGTAGCTTTGGTATTACCTGGCGTCTTACGTTTGCGCGTGTATATCCTCAGAGTAAGCTAACTGCTAAGGATGTGTTTAAGGATGAGAGTCCTGAGGAGGAGGATGAGGAGGATGCTCCGGTTCAGCCTGTAGCTCCTGCTGAGGAGTCTCAGGCAGTTGAGGAGTCAGCTCCTCAGGAAGAGCCTGTTCAGAGCGAGAAGCCGGTAAGTCGTCGTAAGAAGGCGTCGGGAGCTTCAGCTTAGACCAGATAGATGAATTTATCGGAGGAACATACAAAATATAATTTGAATCAATAAAAAGAAGAGAATTAGAAGTTATATAAGTTTTTTTCACGGTTGAACATGTTTTCATCTCTGAGATAGACTTCTTATTGCATTTTTCGCATTCATATATAGTTGGAGTGTCTTCTACAAATAAAGGAGTTATAAGGCGAACATTTGATAAAAGTGTACGATCAATTATATTCTCAAACTCATCTTCCAAACAATCTTGATATGCTTCTGGAGATAATAAAGACCAAATTGTTTTATCGAGCGACTTCCAATCTTCTTGCAGTAAAGTGGAAAAATCATTCTCACGAAACCAAAGTGCTTCAAATTTTTCTTCGTTGTCCTTTTCATGTTCAGAAAGTCCAACGCGTTTTAGATCAGAATCGTATAACCAATAAACAGAAAGATTTTCTTTTTGATATTGAGGGTCAACTAATCCACGATATACAACACGACCATTATAATCCCATTCATCTGCATCTATATCCTGATCATGGTTAGCAATCTCAGGAGATAAATTTTTATAGCATAGACTCGATCTCAGTCTTGAGAACATTTGTTACTAATAAAGTTAATCAAATGAAATAGTTACACGCGTATCGTGATGCTTCATAGATTTTGTAGCTGAATTTGAAAGTTCGTGACGTTTCTTTGGTTGCTCTTCTTTCTTTTTAGAATCTTGTAGACGATTCTCCATATCTTTGTGAACTTCTTCTTGGTGATCTTCTAGATACTTTAGAACTTCATCTGTGATCGCCCATTCAAAAAAGTTTAGCTGGCCAACCGTTGTTTCCATCTCGTGAAACTTAATACGCTTCCAGCGACAGAATGGGTCAAACATTTTTTTACTATACGCCTTTAGATGTGACTTATAGGATAGGTATACAATCATATGTTTTTGAGATTTTGTTACATATGTCACATTATACTTTTTCGAGTAATTTGTAACAAACCAGTCGATTAGACGAAGAGAAATTTTTGATTTTCCATCCAGAATACTTTTTACATGTTGAAAGTTTTCAGCGTTTGAATAAAACTTTTCCAGACGGTATAATACCCATTGCTCTTGCGATTGAATTTCCATCTTATTGATAGTTTTCATTCTTAACATTAAAATGGATTCGGTTTATATACTAGTATAGGTTATAAAATAAATGAACTGCGCTATTGATGATTTGATTGCAAAGTATGGAAAAAATGATCAGAGAACAGCTGAATGGCATCAAAAGCGAGGTGAGATGCTAACCGCATCTGAAATTGTTAAAGCATGTGTGGATGCTACGCCTGCAATGAAACATGAAATTATCATGTCAAAACTTGCACCTCGTTCGTCAGAAGGTTCAGGATCACGATCTCTTGTATGGGGAACTCGTTTTGAACAAATTGCAAAAGATATTTACTGTTCTCAAAATCCTGGAATTAATATTGTAGATACGACGTGTATTCCTCATCCAGCGTATTCGTTTCTCGGAGCATCGCCAGACGGTATTTTGCGTTCGGTAGATACTACTCATCCGCTTCATAATCGACTCATTGAAATTAAGTGCCCGATTAGTCGTGTGCTAGATGGTAGCCCCGTATCTGCTCAATATATGTGTCAAATGCAGCTCCAAATGGAATGTGCCGGTATCACACAATGTGAGTTTGTCGAGATGAAGTTTAAGGAGCTAACCTATACTGAGTGGGTGGATTCCAAAGCTCAGTATAAATCATTCTTTGGTGTTACAGACGCTGGAGTTGTTACGTATAAACATTTTACTGATTCCAGAACGGTTCCTGTTTGGAGATCTGAAATATTTAATCAAGAAGATGATCATCGCATTTTCTATTGGGAACTTTCGCAAATACAGCAACAAACTATTAATCATAATCCAGAATGGTTAATTAAAAATATTGAAAGCTTCAAGACTGTTTGGGATTTAGTACTACAGCATCGGGCTTCAGGAACTGTTCCTCAGAAGCCGTCGGAGGCTGCTTTATTGATCCTGTAGGATAGTAGCGAGTCAACCACTCAAGATCAGTGCGATCAGGATTCTCTGCATAAAATCCACCCGAGCCGTCGTGTACTTTAAGAAGAGTGTTAAAATACTCCTCATACATGCGACCAACACGTTCTAGACTAAAGTTATTAACCGCCCAATCACGGCAATCTTGGCGAGAAATACGATCAATATTTTTACACGCCCAGATATACTGTTCCATATTGCGGCAACGATAACCCGTTATTCCGTGAAGGTTATTCTCTGCAAATCCACCCCAGTCAGACGTAATTGTCGGTGTTCCGGAAAATAGAGCCTCAATTGTAACACCTCCAAACGGCTCGTTATAAAGGGTAGGTGCAATAAGGGCCTTTGCGTTTTTCATGAGTTCTTTACGCTCATGAGGCTCAACATAACCAATTTCAGTTACGTGATCTGGAACAGTACCGCCACATGCTGCAGCTAGATCTCCCTGACCGGCAACATAGAGCTTCGCACCAATTCGTTTTGTCATATCAACGGCAAGACCAATTCCCTTTGAATCGATAATACGACCAACAAACAAAAAGTAATCTTTCGGCGTAGCACAAAAATCAAAATCTTTCACATCAAAATAATTAGGAATTACTGCATCGTAGAACTTAGGTGACTTGTCAAACTTTCCGTAAACAAAATTCATAACTGAGTGCGATTCATATACGGCGTAAGGCGTACAAACCGGATTCGGACATCCAATACCGGGCTCTACAGGGATTAGTTGACGATGGGCTTCAAAAATAGCTTGGTGACCATATCCCCAAAAACATAGAGCAAAGTCATTCGGTTGAGCTCGCTTTCCTACTTCTATAATTGCACGCTGATTAAATGTTTGGTGAGCGTGATCTGCAGTATTGTGTTGAAAGAAGCTCTTTTTCCAGTTGTAAATTCCATATGCCTTCTCGAGAACTTCATTATCAGTTACGGCGATGTGTTCCGTACAGACAACCTCAGAATCTGCGTGGCCGTAGTGATATACAGTGTGACCACGCTCAGTCATCATTTTACAAAACTTTAAAACTTTTTGAGTGAATGCACATGCCGAATAGTCCTTTCGCGTAATCGTGTGGGGTAGAGCAAATGCATGAAATCTCATTTTTATTTAAACATCTCGCCCATAGCTTTAAATAAAATGTATGACCGCGACTTTCACAAATCTATTGAAAACGATGAATATCCTCAGGCAGTTCGCCTTGCAGAGTATATTGCCAGCCATGTTCCGTGTTCCACATTTCTAGACTTTGGTTGTTCGACTGGTCTCTATCTGAATGAAATAAAGAAACGCCTTCCACAAATTGAATCAGTTGGATATGAATTTGCAGAAGATGCGGTAAATGCTGCACTATGCCCCGATGTTGTACAGTTTGATCTGACAGAGCCGCTTCAACGTTCTAAAAAGGAAAATACTCTAAGTCTCTGTTTAGAGGTACTAGAGCATATTGATGATGCAAACTGGCTACCGGTTCTTACAAACATAACAAAACTATCTGATGTAATTATTTTTTCAGCGGCTATTCCTGGGCAGGGAGGAACGGGTCATATTAACTGTCGTTGGAAAATTGACTGGATTCGCCGATTTCATTCTCTCGGATGGGTCGTTGATCTTGATAAGAGTAGACATATGATAGATCATATGAGAAATGGTTATCATATGGGATGGTTTGCAAATAATGCCATGGTCCTTGTTAAGTCATAAATGAATTATGCATGTTTACACGAAAAGGAGTTTCAACGCCAGCAACCGGTTCAGGTTTGGAAGGTGTCATTACAAAGTGATTTGTCTTCTGATCATAAGACGACTGGCGATTTCCAGAGGTCGCCTTTACGTTACCCTGTTCTAGAAACTCTGGTACAAACGACTCCTTTGACTGCATAAGAACATATCCAATTAATACGACAACGGCAAGAAGTACAACATATGTCAAGTTATCCTTCATTTACTCTAATATGTGGAAAATGGATTAACCATTTTTCATATTAAGTTGATAACAAATATGGAGCCTCCTAAATTTAAAGGTCCAGAGGATCGCGCACTCGACAATTTGAAATCAATGCTTACCGCTAGAGGATTCAATGCTGATGGGTTTGAACTAGTTGGTACTCCGCTAGATGATACGACTATGTATACATTTGGAGGTATGTTGATTGTGTTTGGCAACAAAACTCGTGTTAGCGTAAATGATCTGACATCATTTATTACATACGCATCTGATAACGGACATACAAACGGAATGATTGTTGTTACAGTATCTAAGTCGTCTGAAACAGTTCTTGCGTTTCTCCGTAGCTATATTGCCAAACCTGAAAATATGCTTGTTCAGCTCTTTGAAATCAGAAAGCTACAAATTGATATTCCTCGTCATCGTGATGTGCCTAAACACCGTATTCTTCCACAGGAAGAACGATCTGCGGTAATGAAGAAGTTTAATATCAAAGATCCCCATGAATGTCCTTGGATCGATTCACAGGATGCCATGGGAAAGTGGATTGGAGCACGCCCAGGTGATTTGGTTGAAGTATCGGGACTAGACGAAGCATCAGCAACAAACGTACATTATCGTTATTGCTTGGCAAATGTTTATGACCATTAGATACAATGGATAGTCAGTTTACGACGCTAACTCGTAGCTATCATGATAATTTTTTACAGTATGCAACAACAGGTGGTCAAGCTTACCAGACAGCGTATGAGTCTGCGAAAGAAGGATTGGATAATATTATTGCTTCGATGCAATCTGAAGTCGATGCACAGAATGAAACGATTTCAAATTTTTATAAGTCAGGAACAGAAGGCAAACTTCGTGATTTAAAATCAAAAACAATTGATGCAAAAAGAAATGTTGTAGCAAGTCGCGATGAGTTATCTGCTGCTAAAATGCGTACAGTTCCTCAAACTACAACACCAATAGCTCCAAATTATACACCGTACTACCTTACTGCTGGAGCGCTTACGGTTGCTGCCATTGTGCTAAATATGTTTTGACTTGGTGTCATAAATACTAAATAAATAACTAAGAATATTAATGCAATAAGACCAAATAAATATAAATTATACATCAATTCGGCGCTTGATAAGTTAGCATCGGTTGTGTTTTGTATAATCTTTAATGTTTGCAATTTATCATTGCTTTCTTTAATTTCATTATAATCTTTTTGATATTGAATTAGATCGTTTGTTAAATCAGAAAGTGTCTTAGGGTCAAATTTTTCAGTTCCTTCATTGAGTGAAGACATAAAGTCTTTTACAGCCGCAGACATTTGACCATTTATTGAAAGAACCTTCTCAACTAGAGGTTCGCGCTTTTTAACATCTGGCTCTTTGATCGCACTAGATAATGCGCTCGAATATTGATTTTTTAATGATGCATATTGTTTCTCGAAACCAGACAATTTTGTGTTCCGAGAATCTTGAAATTTTTTGATGTCCATTACATTTTATTACATATAAATAAATGCCGACTGCTAAGGTGTCGTTTAATATGAAAAATGGCGTTCAGAAAGGTCCTGGTACGGATGCTTCATTTATTACGGCAATGCGTCGCCAGCAGGTTGCTCTTGTAGGCGCTACATTACTAAATGAGCCCAAGCCTCAATTTGTTGATAACCTAAAAGCCCGTGGTGGTGATGTAAATCCCACACAGTATCTACTAACTAAATCACTCTCTCTCAGTTTTTTGAAGACATATTAAATAAGAGAATGTCAGATTACGACACTATCACGGAAAAAATCAATACACTTGTGAAAACACCTGAGCCAGCCGGCACGATGTTTTCAAACTTAGATCAACAGCGTGACCTTACTATTAAAAAACTCAAAAATGATTACAACAATCAGACCACAGTTATGACGGTAAATAAGCAAGTGAAGGATGTTGTTGGATTTTTTAAAAACTCTTTTGGAGGAACTAAGGCAGAACTTGATCATAATAAAAGTACGGTTTCACAATTGCAAAATAAAATTACAGATTCTCAATCCATCATTGATCAACTAGGACTAACAAGTCCCATTATTCAACAGTTATTAATTCTTGTTGCAAGTGTTGCCGTTATCTACTTTTTTGGTTCATTTCTCGGTTCTATAGTTCACTTAATTGCATTAGGTATTTTAGTAATTGGAGGTTACTATATAATTTCCGGAACACCTAATAATGGGCAATCAAACGTCATCACCTCAGCCTTCAACACTATCTCTTCCTTCTTTACCTCCAGTTTGTGATATGGCATGCCAGAGACAAAAACAACTTGATGGTCTAAAAACAGCACTCGATACAGCTACAACAACCAAAGACTCTGATCCCGAAGGGTACGAGAAGGCTCGTGTGGCATATTACACCCTGCTAGAAGGTAACACTTGGTTAGCAACTGAAAAAGACACTATTGCAAAGCAATATATAGAACCGGTTTTGTCACAGTATTCGACACAGTATAATGAATTAAAAAATAGAAAGAAAGAGCAGAATATCTTTGTAAATTTAGCAGCTACCCTAAAAGAGCAAGAGAAGGGAGACGAAGAAGAGTTGGCGTTCTTGAATGAAGAAACAGGAAAGGACAGGGTAGAAACAGATGTACTGAATCGTCTAACTCAAATAAAAGGTTCGCCGACTTATCAATTTGATTGGTTTATATATTTGCTTTACGGCATAATTGGTGTGCTTGGATTATATGTTGTATATCTTATTATTACAAAAATTATAAGTTATGTATACCCCTCTCAGACGAGTGTTCTTGGGGGTAAAGCAAAAACTTGAATACCGCTAAGTATTCTTATTTAAGGTATATTGCTCTTCCCCGCAATATACTATGTTTCTCCAATTCTAGAAACCCTTTAGATCTTATCATATGAATGTCATCACATTCATACGTTAGTATACTGTTATACACTAAACTACCCTCACCATGCACCTACCTCGCATATCTCGTGATCAGCTAAACTGACCTCCGTTGTTCCCTAGCTTATTCATATAGTACACTTTTGTACTTATTTTCAATTAGTTCACAATCATTATATTTTATCAATTGTAATCTTTATGATTTCCAAATCTATTGTTTCTAAATTGTAGATAATTACCCAGTCATTGCGGCCACTTTGTGGTCTTTGCAATCTGTAGTTTTTACTATCCAATTCATACTTCAACAATTTCTTGTTCATAAAGTTCACTTTCGTTTACTCGTATAATTTTCCTTTACAAGATTTGTCCTCTTGTACCGTCGTGCACCTCCTTCGCACGAACAGTGTACTACGCGTTTGAAATTGTTGTGTTTGCGCACTTCCAATCTCGGTTCCGTAGTTCCGTTGATTCTCTAACAACTAAACAGTTAACAGCTGTCTAGTGGTTGAGAACCCAAGCAACCTGTTAGTTGCTCTACTGTCTTCTAATCTGATTTTTTAAGATCCGTTTTGCGAAGCGCAAGGACAACGTTTTGCGAACCAAAAATATAACCCAAAAATCTCATGTATGGGGAGCTGTCGGTGCTCACCGTTTTTGTGTTTTAATTACGGTCTCACTCGCAGGGGAACTCCAACCCGAAGTTGTGCAGCCAGCGGCACTGTGGACAGTCATGTCCCCACCAAGGAATGTATCTGTCGTCAAAGCTGGCATTTTCGCCTAGCTCAACCTTTTCTGTGTGGAGAGCGATGTGCTCCTCGAGTTTGTCAGGCCAAGGCCAAGGCAGTGTTACTGTAGTAAAAGCAGGCCACCGCTTGCGGCTCGCCCGCTTGCGCCGCGTCATGCCTCCAGGACGACGCTTATCGGTGTTCTTGTCGATGGGTCGAACCATCTTTTCTCACGGTGTATAGTTCTACTTGAGTAGGCTTTGATGCGAGTTCTTAGTTCCTGTTTAATTTGACTTTTATCAATCCATTTTGCAGTCTCAAATTAAAAACAAAAATTTACTCTAGTCTGTAAATTTCTGTATACAATGCTCCTCCTTGCATTATACTATGTTACCTCGTTACGTAACCCTATGTGCACATTACACCCACTTATTGCACCTCCCCGCAATATTTCTATGATTTCCTACAAAACCTCTAGTCTCTCTCACACATTCACAGTAGCCGCTAAACTACCTTCCTATATGATTCAAATTCCACTCATCATACCTGTCGATATGCTTATAGCTGATCAAGCTCTTCCCAACAGTCTTTCAACTGTCTACTATGTCTTTTCTTGACTTTTACAAATCCGTTTTGCGATCACAACCCTTTTCGCTAACCATAATATAATGGAAACAGCGTATCTATTTCTTGCTGTATTAATTTTTTTGATGTACAGTATCACCACATGGTACACTTCAATTGAAGGATTTGAAGATGGCGGTAGTGTAACTCATGAAGATCCTGTCGAGATGTACGACGATACATATGCTGCAATCTATGATTCGCTCTGGCACTCAAAGGAGAAGAATGATTACGAACAAGTTTCTATTCAAGATGTCTCATTAGCTGATTGGCCAATCGCAACTGTAAAGGTTCTTGATATGTGCTGTGGAACCGCTCCGCATGCTTGCTGGTTCAAAAATTTAGGAGTAGACTACACCGGTGTAGATATTTCTGAAAGTATGTTGAAGAAGGCAAGAGATAATTGTCCGAGTGCTACGTTCAAGAAGGGAGATGTAACACAAATTCAATTATTTCCTCAGAAGTCCGTGAGCCATTGCATTCTGACAAACTTCTCAGTTTATATGTTTGAAAATCCTAAGATACTGTCGGACAATGCGTATGCATGGTTACAGCCGGGTGGATTCTTTGTAGTTCACATGGTTGATCCGGACAAGTTTGATCCCGTTCTGAACTTAGCGAGTCCATTTGCTGCATTTTCGCTACAGAAGTATTCCTATGAGCGTCAAACAGATTCTGCCATTTATTTCGACAAATTTAAGTACCTTGGTCGTTTCAACAAAAAGAAGGATGAAGATGATGTAACTTTTAATGAGACATTAACTTACTACGACAAGGACAACAACGACGGTAAGAAGTATCGTGAAAATAAACACCACTGGGTCATGCCTTCTAAAGAGCGTTTGATTAATATAATCAAGTCAAGCGGATTTCGTCACACAGAAACAGTAGACCTAGTACGGTGTGGAAAAGAGTATCAGTATTTAGTCTATTTTAGTAAGTAAATGTTGTGCATGGAACGTTTGCGATATAATTGGTATTTGTGGTTTGGATTTAAAAATAAACGAAAGCCCATGAAACACCCCTTACAGCATCTACTTACACGAGAACCATCTCGAACAATAGATGTAAGCAAGTTACATTCTAAATTTGAAATAGTAAATGCTAAATAATGGATCCCGATATGGTTCTTTTAATTAAAATGTGTAAAGAAATAGTTAAAAAAATTGATTATCGATATGGCCCTCTTGTTCTTAATTGTCGTGAGTTACTTTCAATGGTTTTTCAAAATAAGTAAAGTTTAATGAACGTAATTGATTCAAGAACAGTCGTAGATTTTCAGAAATTTACATTTTCTGGACATTTGAGGCAACACGTGTATAAGGTGTTGAACGAAAATATAAAATTAGGTCACGCAGATTACGCATGTTATTGGGCTCTTGAACTTTTATGTTCTGGACTTGTTCATTCCACCTGGCAAACACTTTTTGAATCTGCAGCGATTCATATTAACCGAGCAGCACCTAATTCTTTTTTATATTTGATCAAAATGTATGAAAAGTTTGCTCCCTACGAATCTCAGTATTCTGTTATGTCAATGACTGATATACGTAACAACCCCGAAGTTCGAACAATTATTTGCGAAGCAGCTGCCACATTAGCACTTTGTCGTAAACATAAGTTACCCACAATGCCTAAAATTAAACCAGAACACGATTTCCTTCCTTTGACTATTCAAGAAAACTTGAAATCGCCTTCGGCTAACTATGGTCGCGAACTCACAAAGAATGATGATCCACTTGAAATATATATTCCATTTAACGAACTTGTTTATTGCTTGAGAGGTGAAACACGAGATGTAACGCGTGCACTATATTGGTGTGGTTGGATACTCAAGTATTCAAGTCAGTTTAAAAAGCAAAATAAGACTCAGTTAGTTTGTGCAAGTCGTCCTAATCTTTATTTTGACCAAGTGTATTCTACGTTAGTTGTGTGGATGCTGTGGGAAGCTGTGTTAGACGCAGCTAAAAAATCAGTTCAAGCTGGAGTTCTGGCGCCTTATATTGATGCGGTCTTCAAACTTCATTGTTTGCGCTGGACACCTACGTTACAGAAACAGCGGTTATGTTTTTTGGTTAGCGCAATTGTGTTTGTTTGCGAAAGTACCACAATTGATATTCATTCGCCCGTCCCACACGATTTAACAACTGTTCAAAATGTTGTAGTCAATATTCCTTCATGGATACTTGCCATCATCCAAACAAAAAAGACCTTTTCTTAATATAAATGGACATCCATCTAATCTTCTATTACATTGGCATTGTTATCGTGTTTGGCTCCCACCTGTATTCGATACAGTCGCCTTCTATGCGTAACCATTCTATTCTAAACTTGTTTGCCGCCTGCTGCATTGCGTACTATTTTATGAATAAAGAAGGATTCATCAAGGTATAGAATTTTTCCCAGGTTAAGAGTATAAATGTTCAAGTTCCTCCTCAAGCTCGCGCTCCTTGCCCTCGGTCTCTACCTCCTCACGCAGGAGGTCCCTAAGCTCATGCAGGGTGCGCGTGATTCCACGACGGTTGTCTACACGGTTCTCGGTGGCCTCCTTACGTTCTACACGGCCGGTTCTGTGCTAAAGAAAGTTGTCAAGATGCGTAAGTAATTAAAAACGAAATCAAAATAGATAATACTAAATGAATCAAAACATGAAAGACGTACTCCACCAAATTTTGCTGAAAACACCGCAAAATTTGTTTGATGAGTTTCTTTCAGAGTGTCATAAATGGTATGAACAACCGGCTCACACGTTTACCGAGATGCGAACTCGCGATAACAAAAAGATACGAGGAGATATCTTTGAAGAGTTTTGTGTACTCTATCTCAAATTTGTAAAAAAGTATGATACTGTGTGGCGTCTTGAAGATGTACCCGACGAAATTCTAGATCAACTTAGTTTGAAACGCCAAGACTTTGGAATTGATATTGTCTGTAGACATCAAGGTAAATTTATTGCAGTACAGTGCAAATACAAGAAACATCTAACAATTAAAAAGAACGTTCTTACCTGGAAACAGCTATCAACATTTTATGCACTATGTATGAGATCTGGGCCATACGAGAAATATATTGTTATGACGACGTGTGATTACACTCGTCATATGGGTAAGAAAACTCCCAAAGATATTTCAATTTGTTTGAAGACATTTCAAAACATTACCAAAGAACAGTGGACTGCAATGTGTCAACTTGAAGGAAATGTTATTGAAGTAGAAAAGGTAGCTGCTAAGAGTCCTGAAGAACTCAGAGCGGCTCGTTTAAAATATTATGAAAGTAATAATGTTCAGTCGTAAGTTTCAACACTCGCTTACAGCGGCTCTTCTTTTTTACGTGGTAAGTTCACCGTTCACGTATAAAATGGTTGATAATCTAATTGGTGGTCTTGTTAACGCACTTGCTCCATCCGTGGGTCATTTATTTAAGGTCGCCGAGGCCGGTTGTCCGACAAACTACGGCCTACTTGTACACTCTGTAGTCTTTGGTATTGTAAGTTTTTATTTAATGCACGCTTCGTCATAAACGGATGAAGTTTAGAGAGTATAACATAATCCAATTAAATGAAGCTTTTGATATTTGATACCGAAACAACTGGTCTTCCAGTAAATCGTAATATACTAGCAATCAATGGACCTAATAATTGGCCACACATTGTGTCCATTTCTTGGGTTATTCTGGATGTAGAAACAAACAAAATTGAATCAAAAAAATCATTTGTAGTTCAACCGTTGGGCTGGACCATTCCCCCCGATTCTACTAAAATTCACGGAATCAGTCACGATTTTGCATTAAACAACGGAACACCTCTCACTGCAGTAATGACTGAGTTTACCAGACAGAAATATGATTGCTTGGTGGCTCATAATATGGATTTTGATTTCAATGTCTTGATGAATGCGTATAGATGGGATTTAGGAGTCATGGTAAATGACACTCAATATCGGCGTAAGTGTACGATGAAGCTATCCGTCGATCTTTGTAGACTTCCGGGACAGTGGGGAAACAATCGTTGGCCTAAGTTGAGTGAGCTCTACGAATTTGCATTTAATCGTAAACCAGTTCAAGCGTCTTTGCATAATTCAATTTATGATACACTCATTCTCGCAGAAATTGTTCAACATTGCGACGAACTGCGTAATAAAATGGGCTTACCTGTAAAACCTACATTTGTAAATAATGGAACTAACAATAAAATCCTTTCCATCTGATTTCAAAACTAAATCTATTTTAACTCAAGTTGTTCAAATTTTATGGTGCGCAGACGGTTGGGCTTATATTCCCGAACTTCGTGTTCGACGACGTTTTTTTGTCCATAACACCGTCACGAAGCTGGAGCAACAGCCGTGGGAGGGGACCATTCCGGTACCTGAACACTGGGAAGAGGTTGAACTACACTGGTACTCGGGGACGATGTGGCGGGAACTTTCCGAGGATCTTGACGAGTTAATTTCAGGGACCACCACCAACAACAGCACCAGCAAGTAAACACACGACCATCGACTTCCTTAACAAGCGCAGCCTCTAGTTTATCGGAAATAGCCTTTAATTCTGGGTTGGAATCAATAAGAGCTTCGATCTTCTGAACAACTGCATTTGATTCGACCGCGGCTACAATCGAGTCTGAAACTTTTTTGGTTGTATCTTCAACAACAGTCTGTGTTTTATCGAGAACGACGTCGGTTAACTCAACCGCTTTCTCTTCAACTTTCGGGGCTAGTTCAACGACCTTCTCTTCTAGCTTATCTACTACTTCTTCAACTTTCTTCTCAACTTGTTCTACTACAACATCCATTGCGTATTTGCTCAATGTTAAGAAACCTTTTGGTTGAACAAAGCGGATATGGAAATTAGTGATCTTTTTTATACAGCACTCGCTACTATTCTTGTAATGGCAGTACTTCAAGTTACTGCATTTTTTGTGACGCGCATGCTTTATCCTCCTGAACCTCGAATCGTTTACCGCGACGTTCCTGTACAGCAACAGCGTGTACAATTTACGGAACCGGTGGTTCAACAACAGGCACCTCCGCCGCCTCCGGTTGTTTTAACACAGCCTCCTCCAACTATACAACTACCGGAGTATGAGCCTCGCAAATCGGCTTCAGACTCTTTACGACTGGACCCCGAACTACCGCCTGGTATTCAAGAAACCCGTCCCCCCGGAACTTAAAACGTTCCGAGTTCCACAAACTAAAGGAATAAGCGGTTGGTTAATTTTGACATATGATAAGGCAGTTCCTACCTGTTTATGGGTAACAAATACAGAAAGTAAAAAACTACCATGTATTATTGATGAACGTATATGCGGTGATACCTTTTTTCGAGCCGAAAAAATCGGTCCGCTTGATTTTGTAATTTCAGATATTTGGATGTATAATTCAAATTGTGTATTTGCTACATCAACATTTGAACAGAGATATAAATGGCTTAAACTATTTTTACCCACATTTACATCACATGTTCCAGGAACTGTTAAATTTATTCATAAATCTGATATTGTAGGATCAAGCATTAAAGGATACGAAGAACATCCGACAGAAGTAGCAAAGCCGGGCTATTTTGTCGAGCATGACGGATCAGACCTGGTTCATTTTATGAAGATGAGTTTGCCCGATTGTTACGAAAGTGTACCGTTTACTGGATTTTTAAAAGTTCCCGATATTGCAACTGCATTCTATCTGCGTTCAAAGGGAGATGAGTTTGATTGCAAATGTACAAAAACAGGCGACCAATGGGTAGTTGCAGAAAACATTCCCATACTAGAGTAAATGCACCGCAAGGGACACACGAAGCGCAGTCACAGTAAAAAGCGTCGCACAATGAAGGGTGGTTTTTATGGTGCTTCGGGCGCAATTGCACCTGGTGCCATGGGCTATACCGCATCATCTGAAATGGGACATTATGCAGCTAGCAATCGCGGTGGCAATTCGATGATTGGTGCACGTCGTCGCAAGGGCAAGAAGTCTCGCAAGGTAACCCGTCGTAAGCAACGTGGTGGCTCTAAGTATGGTGCTGTAGGAGCTAGCTTTCAAGGAAGTGGATCTCGCGGTATGATTAACGTTGTACCGTATAACGCCAAAGGACCGTCTGGATCACCTGCGAATGCCGCATTTGGTGCTTTTAATGATAACGGTGCTCACCCTGGTGGAAACCATGACAGCTTCATTCGTTCTCACTAAATTTGATTCTTCAATCTAAATAATGGATACACTTGTAGCCGGAGTTTTATTTATCGCAATTGCTGTTCTTCTAGTTCAACGTGGTCTAGGATCGATGATTGTTTGGGTCGTACTTACCTATTTAGTAGGAACATATGGTCTTGGTATGACTAGCATAATGTCAATTCTTTTAGGTCTTGTCGTCGTCTATCTCATCTCAATGGTTACAAAAGAGAACTTTGAGAACGAAGAAGATGATCCTAAGCCCAAAAAGGGAAAGACTCCTGATCCGGCTCCCCCCAAGACAAATGATCCGCATGTAGATATTGGTACTACAATCCTACATGCTTACCGTAATTTAAGTCCTGAGCAGATTGGCGGTATGCGTCGCGACACCAAAGAGCTACTTTCGTTACAAAAAGAATTAATGGGTTCTTTAGCTGAGATGAAACCGGCGATTGAACAAGGTGCAGAACTTCTAAACACGTTTAGTACTTTCTTCGGGGAACCGCCTACTCAAGGTTAACGACGCTTCTGAGTCTTACGGCTCTTCTTGCCCTTGCGACGACGAGTCTTACCACCTAGTTTTACCATCTTAGGCGCCATCGTCGAAGCTTTTTTACGAGCCGCATCTAATTCAGAATTTGATGGTGGTAATGGTCCCAGTCTCTTTATATCTAGAAATCGAGGATCATCATTATACGGTTGAGAAAGCGCAGGTAATTTAGTAGCACTGCTCATTTATCTTTATATTCTTTTTTTTATTAACGCATCATGTATTCTCTGCATTCCATCGGCATATACATAAATATGATACTTTGCATCATTTGTTGAAATAAAGGGTCCACCAACGGAACGAACTATATTCGTCCATTCGCGTACCACCCCAGCAAGTCGCCGGAATTCAAACCATTCTTGCCATAGTTGAAAACATTTTTGAAGACCTATAACAGTTAAAAAACTTGGCGGTGTTTTTGAATACAACGACATAAACAAACTAATTAACGGACTTATAACCATTTCGATCCAAAGTGAAACTTTTTCAAAAAAGGATTCTTTGACAAAAATAGTGTGAAGACGTATAAATTCTTCTGCAATTTTAAAATAGTTCTGAGGATACAGTACAAAATGTATTGTCTGCTCAGGCTTTAATCTTTTTTTTATTTCAAAATTTTCAGGAATCATTCCTGTATTACTATTCCTATTAGAGGGAATTCTTGTTCTTTTAACGTTTCAGCATCCAGATACTTCCATGAAATGACATTTCGCATGTTAGTTACTGATTCTAAAAATTCCACATCTACCGTATTTCCAATCTCTACATATTCATTGACAATATCTGTGACACTTAAAAAATTACCAGGAGTAACTTCAGCACCTATCCATAACCAGGGAACTTTCTTAACCACAATATCTTTTTGAATTCGCATCGGACATAATAAATCACGTATTAAATTTTTTAGATAAAAGACCTTCAAATAAATAGGATAAAGGAACATTATATTTTAAAATATAGAAGTACTCGGTAGGGGTAACGCATCCTGATTTTTTAGCGTAGTGACAAGTTTATCGCGGTTTTTTAAATTATCGCCTGTTAGAAATCCCTCGTGAATCGCTCTATCCATCATACGATCTAGTCCTAGACCTAGAGAGATAGATGACGCAAGGGCAACCATGATAAACGGTGTAACAACAATTGCCCATGAAACAACGCCTAGCTCAACACTGCATAGAGCATCGAGGATGACTACACCAGAAACAGCCATAACTAGCTTGATAAGTGCAGTTGCGTAGAGACCAAGTGAGACATCTAACGCAACGTGAACCGTGCTATACAACATATATAGCAGCGCCGGAGGACATAATGACTCGATAAAATCAATCTTCATGTTATTTACATTAAAACAATAAAATATGCAGGATCAAATTGATATGATTTGCACTCTCACAGGATGTGATCAAACAATGGCTAGAGAAGTATTTAATGAAACAGGCGACGTAACATTGGCAGTAGATAAGATTCTTTTTAAAACAGAGCTACCGTCTAAAAAGAAGCAAGTAAGAGATGCAGTTTCTAAAAAAATAGCTGAAATACGTGAAACAATGAAAGAGTTTGATAAAAAAATGGACGAACGCCCCGATTCAACAATTAATCAGTTTCCATCTACTTTGTCAAGTCGACTCGTACGCGAGGTATTAGACGAGAGACAAGTCCACCGCGAAGAAACGGTTCTACAAAATAATTATTCTCAGGAATATCAGCTTCCTTTTCTGCAATCAGAGGCTGAAAAACCGGAAACTGTTTGTCAGTCACAGTCTGAATCGACTTGCGATTCGCCGTTGAATGGCCAAACATGACGCGGCTTTGATCTTCAATGCCCTCAATTGTACCAAGACCTAAGAACGGTGTAGTCGCGAAGGGACGAGCAAATGTCTGCTTAGGACCCTTGGTACGAGCAGTACCCGGAGCACCCCATAATAAATCCGTATGCATATCAATTCCGGAACCACCTTCCTTCGTGTTACCAAAGTTGCCACGCGGGACCATGCCGCGGTAATCTGACACAGGTGGAGCAGCTGTATCGGGCAAGAAAGGAAACCAAGATTTTGAATCAGCATTCACATGACGAGGCTCTTCACCTTGACGTGTATTTGCATAAAACTGCGGTAGACCAGCATTTGTTGCCATCTCTTTACACATCGTTCATATAAAAAACGAATAAGATTCAACAGAAGCAAATATAAGTCAACGATGGTATTCTTCCAACCATGTGATTGGATTGAATCTGATGACAAGGGCAAATATATTGTAGACGCGTATGGTCGTAATGAAGAAGGTGAAATTGGAAGAGTACGTATAACAGGATTTTGTCCGTACTTTTACATTCAACACAAAGAGGGCGATACACCTTCGACGGTAAAGGCTAGACTTGAAAAGGCATACGCTGATTCAAATGATAAAAAACTATCATTCTCTGATCTTCGCTTGATGGAAGAATCCAAACTAGATGCCATGAGTGGATTTTCTGGCCTTTCCCCTATCAGAGTATGGAAAGTAATATCACCTGCTATTTGGTTATTTAAGTGTGCTTCTAAAGCTGCAAAACAATTAGACCGCATGGCATATGAAACAAACCTGCCTCCACTTCTTCGCCTCTTTCATATTTTGGATATCAGCCCTGCATCACCCTTTAAATTCGAAGGCGAGCGTACTGATCCTGGCGAAGATATGAATGTAGATGTTTGTTACACTGTAAACTTTCAAGGAATTATCCCCGATTCCGCAATTACAATTCCTCTACTTGTAGCATCGTATGATTTGGAAGTTTATTCTGAGTCTGGTATGTTTCCTGTAGCTTCCAACTCATCTGATGAAATCATTCAAATTGGTGTAAGTTTGCGCTGGAGTGACAGTATGTTGCAATCAGAGGATCGGTTTGTTCTCGTAATTGGCGACACAACTCCGTCAGAAGATCCAACGGTAAAATACATCTGCTGTAAAACCGAGAAGGACCTACTTTTGCGATTCGAACGTTTGATCAGAACAGAGAACCCTGATATTCTTTGCGGATACAATACATTTGGTTTTGATGACGGCTATATTGCCGAACGTGCCGAATTCAACCGTATCCCCCTATCATTCGGTCGCATTGTGGCCAAACAGTGGGGGCGTGGCAAAGATGATTATGTCAAGACCGAGAAGAAGACATTTGAACTTGCAAGTGGTAAGTTTGCAGTACGATACATTGAAATGCCTGGGCGTATGACAATCGACGTTCTTCTGAGCATTCGTCGTGAACAGAACTTGGATTCATACAAACTTGATAACGTAGCATCTACATTTCTGCGAGATAAGGTCAAGTCATTCAAAAATACTCCCAAGTATTGTGAAATTGTAACCAACAGCACACGTGGATTATTTGTTGGAAACTTGGTTCGATTTGACATCATGACGAATACTACAAATCCTTATCACGACGGCGACCTTTATAAAGTTGTAGAAGTAACTCCCAAATCATTCAAAATCCAAACTGAAACAGAGCTATTATCAGACGCACCTGGAAATATTGAATGGTCATTTGCTAAGGATGATGTGGGTCCTAAAGATATCTTTGCATCACACCACGGAACTCCTGATCAGCGAGCTCTGATTGCAAAGTACTGTATTCAGGATTGCGATCTAGTTCTAACTGTCATGGCTAAGCTTGATACGCTTGTAAATGCGAGAGGGATGGCAGATGTATGTCGTGTTCCGATTACCTACATCTTTCTGAGAGGTCAAGGAATTAAGATCTATTCCGCAGTTGTGTACAATGCATCGAAGCGTAATCAGATCATTCTAACACAGGAAGGATTTGAAGGAGATAGTTCTTATGAAGGTGCGATTGTTCTGCCTCCTAAAATTGGAATGTATCTAGATCAGCCTATTTCGGTTCTTGATTTTAATTCACTATATCCTTCGAACATGATTGCATTCAATCTGTCTCCCGATACACTTGTCTATGTGAAGGAGTTCAGTACAAGTGGCAAGAAAATTAGACATGACGGGTCAGACGGAGAAGAGTTTCGAAAGAATGGATATAAAATTGATGAAATTAGTTATGATGTCCACAATGACGAAGGCGAATCCACTGGTCGTATCACCTGTGGTTTTGCGCAACCTACAACTGATTCCAAAACAATCGGATTATTGCCTCTCACTCTTGACATCCTGCTAAAGAAACGAAAGGAGACTCGAAAGATCATGGAGAAAACTGAAGATGAAGCTCAAAAAGCAGTGTTGAATGGTCTCCAGCTAGCGTATAAAGTTGTAGCTAATTCAGTGTATGGTCAGGCCGGTAGTAAGACATCTCCGATCCGTAAAATTGAAGTAGCTGCATGTACCACTGCTGCTGGTCGTGAACGTATTCAGTTTGCAAAGTCTGTTGTTGAAACTGAATTCAAAGCAGAGGTTATCTACGGCGATACAGATTCAATCTTCATCAAGTTTCCAACCAAAGATTTGGCCGAATCAATTGAACTTGGAAAACGAGCAGCCCAGTCAATTACCAGTCAGTGCCGTGCAGCACATAAAATTGAATATGAGAAAACTCTCTTTCCATTCATTCTATTCTGTCGTAAGCGATATGTAGGAATGAAGTATGAAGACGATGTGACAAAGTGCAAGCGTATGACTATGGGCGTTGCTCTTAAGCGACGTGATAATGCTCCGATCGTAAAAGATGTATTCGGTGGAGCTCTGGACATTCTCATGGAACACCGAGACATCAAGAAGGCGCAAGAGTTTGTAAAAACACTTCTAGTCGACATTTTGCAAAATAAGATTCCACTTGAAAAATATGTAATTACCAAACAGTTGCGAGATGATTACAAAAATCCCGGACAAATTGCCCATCGTGTTCTTGCTGATCGCATGGAAGAACGTGATGCTGGAAATAAGCCTCAAGTAGGTGATCGGTTAGCGTTCATTTATGTCGCCGAAAACGCAGGGCATAAGAAACAAGGTGATCGTATCGAGCAACTTGATTACGTAAAAGAACATAAGTTGCATGCAGATACACGTTTCTATGTTTCAAACCAAATTCAAAATCCAGTAGCTCAACTCTTTGCGTTGGCAATTGAGCAATTAGACGGATATAAGAAAACAGCAGATTATGATAAAATGTATAAAGACTATATTGAAGATGGTCTTGATGAAGAAAATGCTACATTGAAGGTATTGGATTACAAAGAGAAACAGTTAGACAATATTCTATTTCTTGGATCTCCTGAACTATCAAGAATAATTACAAAGGTTGGACATTCAATGGTGCGTGGTCCGATGGATGCATTTCTTCGCCGCTAGCAAAATGGATTTATAAAAATTATACTAATAAAACTGTAAAACTCGCATCACTGCCTGCCAAAGTAGCGCTTTCACAAGCTAACCTTCGGACACTGTAGTAGCTAGCGAGTAATAAAAAGATGCTCGGCGCGAAGACGTTCGACATTTTCCTCGCGCGAAAGGACCGAATGGAGGAGGCTCTTGAGCGGTACCTCGAATCAGTGAGGAGGAACAGCGTCATGCACGAGTGCAAGAACGCACAGCGCGCCGAGGAGGCGTATGCGAAGGTCAAAGGTACTGGGAGCATTGACGAGGACCACCTCAAGATGGCCGCAGAGATTGCGGTTGAGATTGCAGTTGTAGCTTCTTACAGGGCTGAGAGTCTGGAGGTTTTAAACTCCAAAATCTACGAGAACGATTTGAAGTACATCGAAAAGATCTACAAACAGGACCTTGCCATGGTTAAGCGCGAGAAGAAGTAAATGGAGAGATTTACTACTAAACCACAATACTCTACATAGAGCCCACTGGTTTATCCTGAAAGGGGTATTTTTGGGTCTAGCAAAACGAATTTATAAAAATCAGAATAGATGGGAATTAATTGATCGGTACTACATCCGATCTAAAACATGGCACTGTCTTTTGTGAACAAGCGGGGCGAGAGGAAGCAAGTGGAGCCGCATTTCATCGACGGGAACGACGGTCGTGGCTGTGACCTGTGTGACTTGAAGGCTACGATTCACGATGAGCGCTTTTACGCGCCTGTCTACTATCTGTTTGGAATTTCGTTCTGCGATGAGCACGAGGAGCTGGCGAAGAAGGCCGTAGAGTGCTGGTTGCACAAGAATGACAAAGTCATGATTGACTGGCGAGCCACTATCCCGAAGGAGATTGCTTCTCTGTTGTACGTGCTCAATACCGCAAATAAGGCGGGAGGGTTCAAGATTCGTCGCAGTGACGGTACAATTGAGGAGGGGTGGCATTGGAAGAAGACTATTGGCGAAGAGCCTATCTTTATTCGAAAGACAAAAACAACTGGCCTCTGGACGGTTCCAACCGTAAACCCGATATCGCAACTTGAGCGACCTACTAGCATCTCTGATCTTAAGGATCTGGGAGTGATTCCTGCCGATGTGGCGGATGCCGCGCTGGCGGTTCTCGATGCAGGTGTGTACCGGGATTCCTACAATGAGGTGGAGACCGAGTTGCAGGATCAGCTGGGGTTGTAAAGATTTACTACTAAACCACAATACTCTACATGGAGCCCACTGGTTTATCCCGAAAGGGGTATTTTTGGGTCTAGCAAAACGAATTTACAAAAGTTTAAATTTTTTGTTTCAAAAGTTAAGATGCTTCCTACCATTGCAGCAGTTGCGGCCGCGGTTGGATTTGGCTACCTTCTTGGTCCCGTGGGAACTATGGCAGTTGGAATTGGACTAAGCTATCTTGCTGTCCCTCTCGCAATACTTGCTAGCTCGCTTTAGGGTTGACAGGAAAACGAATTTATAAAAGTTATACTTTTTGATTTCAAACACGAACAAAATGTCGGATCACATATACCGTCCTCGCTCGCGCGAGCCTTCGGAACCAAGGTTTAACTACCCTGAGTTGTTCATCCTAATCTTTGTAGTGGGTCTACTTCTGGTAACAGCTGTGCAGCGCGCAGCGGCCTATTTTATGTAAAGTAGAAAAAACGAATTTATAATTTGTTTTTAACTGAGAGACCAAAAAATGTCAGACTTTCGCAAGAATCGGTTTGCGGTTGTTGTTGCTCTCAGAGAGGAACTTAACCTTTTCCCTGAAGATGCACAAGCATCAATCTATACTAATTTTATGACAAACTACGATAGGAATATCGAGAACGATGTGTTCGATCAGCCGCGTAGATCGCATAATGGCATGAGAAGCGATATTTGTTACTGGCGTATGAACCCAGATCATATGCCAGAGAGCGAGATGTATCCTTTTATGGGATTCGCTCTGAAGTATTTTCTTGGAAATTGGATGACCAATTGGATCTACTCATTTTATGATAAGAATGGAGATCTGTTGGATCGGTTTAATCCAATTGTAAATTAGAAAAACGAATTTATAATTTATTTTTGATTTCAACGGTAACAAAAATGTCGGAACGTTCTGAGAAGCTAGCCGAGGAGCATATGTGGAAGAATATTCCTCTGTTTATGCTTCTTGCGTTGATGATGCATACTATTCCATCGTCTCCATTTACAATTGCGCTCATAATAGTTGTTATGATGTTTAATATCAGACTCTGTATTGAGTAAACTACGATTTAAAGTTATTTTTAAATGAGATAATAACAAGCTTAAGTGATTTCTAAAGTATATTTATATTTTTTAATGTTTAACGGTTTATTTTTATATTCTAATTTTGAAAAAATGCCGTCATAAACATCATTTAAATAATTTAGTTCAACGTATGTTCCTTCTCTTGAACTAGTGATCCAAAATTCAGGAGCATGGTACGAAAAATGAACACAATACTGAATTGTTTTACCAATATATGCTGATTTAGACCACCAAAAATTACCAGAATAATGGAACATCATAAAGTTTGATATGTTAACACCTACAACATCTGCACCATTATTTAGTTGGTTTATACAGTCTTCATGTCTGTCAACATTATAATAAGTTAAATATTCTACTAAGTCTGTAATGTCACGATTCTGCCCATTATGCGATACACCCTTGCTATGCAAATAAAGAACATTGAACTCTTCTTCTTTTACAGCATACCATAATTTGTTTAATGTAACAGTTTCACGGAGGTTTATGTCAGAAGACCATAAAATATTATGAAACTTTGGATCCTTAAAAATTTCATCTTTTAAACAATCGGGATTTCCAAGAAATCCGTAACGAAGTTCATCAATTTTATCATACAATCCACTGGATCTAATTCGATCAAATAAATTTTTAATTATCTCTTTCCAGTTATTTATAGCACAAATATGCATATAAATAATTGTTTTCATTTGATAGACTAATTTATACTTTGTGAAAACGGATTTAAACATTTTCAACTCTAGTAAGAGTGGGCGTATGGCTCAATGGTAGAGCAGAGGTCTTATATGCCTTTGGTTGTGGGTTCGATTCCCACTATGCCCATCTTTTTAACTGCAAATCCCAGACCAATCTGTACCACAACTTCTAGCCAAATTACACTTTGCAGCCACAGTATTCAATGTTGCTGCAGACGGGTTAAATGGTAGACAATGTGTAGAGTAAGCAGGCTCACACATTTTTGTTCCAATATTAAAGTTCCATCGATCCGGACACTGTGACATTTGTTGAGCACTTGCGGGCACTTCAACACGAACACCCAATGCATACTTTGCAATAACTACAAACAGTAGTGTAAAGACAACTACGAGTAGTAAAAGCACAACAAAGTTCATTCTTTATTAACTACAAGAGAATGGACATCGCAAGACATGTGTTTAAAACATTCTTCGATAGCACTGCTAATCCATTAGTTCGTCATCACTTGGATTCGTATAGTGATTTGCTAACTACAAAGATTCCTGTATTCATTAAGGCGTCTAACCCTATTACGTTAACATTGAATGATAGTCGATTTATTCATATTTATGTAGGTGGACGCAATAGTGATCAGATTAAATATTTGCCACCTGTAGATGAATTTGATAATGCAATTCTTCCCCATATGTGTCGTTTGTCCAATAAATCATACTTGCTTGAAGTTCGCGTTGGAATGGAAATTGATTTCATTATTGGAACTGAAACTACCACAAAGAAGTTTGAAAACGTACTTTTGGGAAAAATACCTCTTATGTTGAAAAGTAGTTTGTGTTATTTATCTTCGATGACACCCGAACAACTATATGATGCAGGTGAGTGTAATTTTGAACTTGGAGGATACTTTATCATCGGCGGTGCCGAAAAGGTTCTTCTATCACAGGAACGTCTTGGTGATAACATGTTTTATGCGAGCAAACGTATTCAGGTTCCCAATGAGGAACAGAAACGTAGCTTAACTGAAAAACAAGTTCAGGACGCAATTGCTGAAGCAACTAAAGCTGAAAAGTATGAGTATACATCAGGAATCCGCTGTATATCTGAAGATGGAACACGTGGCCCTTATTCTCACTTTTTAGTCATTCCTCCTGCAAATAAGCAATCAGATGATCCTGATTTAATTAAGAAGATTTCAGACTACGGTGATTTTTCTACAAACAGATTACCGGTAATCACTCTTCCAGGATTCAATAAACCTGTTCCTCTGATGAGTGTATTTTATGCTCTGGGGTTCACAACACATCAAGATATTTACGACGTTGTACTTTGTGGAACCCATCCAGATGAGAGAGAATTATACGATTCTATCTTTTTAGAAGTCATTCTATCCCATGAGAAGTTTACTCGCCAAGAAATGGCAAAAGAAGAGGAACAAGATCAAGATCCCGATTTACTGTTCCTAAAACGCCAGACTCGTACTCGCAGTAATGGTGCTGTATTTGTCAACTTATATGAATCACTATTTCCCCACTGTGAAAAGACAGAAGGCGAGTCAACTTCATCATTCTATCGCCGTAAGGCGTATCTACTTGGCCACATGTTAAAAATTGCAATGAGCGTTGCTCTAAAAATTGAACAGCCTGATAATCGCGATCATTTCCGATTCAAGCGTCTTGATGCCGGTGGCGATTTATGCTTCCAGGAGTTTCGTCGTTTGTACAAAGAAGTTTCCAAAAATATGACAGTTCAGCTTGATAGTCGTATTGAGTTCGAACGTCAAACATATGCTGGTAACAAACTCGTCGATCTCATTCAACCCGAAAAGATTAGCTACTACTGGCAATCTAGAGAGTTCCTAAATGGATTTGAAAAGTCATTCAAAGGAAAGTGGGCTGGTAAAGATGGCGTCTCACAGGAGCTCAGTCGATTCTCCTATGTCGGAACAATTGCTCATATGCGTCGTATCAATCTCCAAATGGACAAAGGTACAAAGCTAGTTGAGCCACGTCGTATTAATTCGAGCAGCTGGGGACTATTGTGTCCTACTGACAACCCCGATGGTGGTAATATCGGTATGATCAAGTCATTCACCCTTTTTTGTTCACTTTCAACTGCAAGCCCTGCTGCAGATATTATGAAACACGTAACGTCTTTTAAGACATTTTTAGGATTATCGGATATTCATCCTTCAACGTGGAATATAAAATGGACAAAGGTATTCGTAAATTCTGATCTAGTTGGTGTACTTGAAAGTGACGTGGAGACATTTCATTCAATGCTTCTCAAAAAACGTAGAAGTGGCGATATTCAAAAGTTTATATCGCTTTGCTGGAGTCGTATTACAAATACGTACATAATTTTTACTGATGCAGGAAGACCGTGTCGTCCAATATATCGTGAGGGAGTTTCTGGATCCGCAGTTTCAAAAGAGAAAACGTGGGATGGAATTACGTCCAAGTTAATGGACTATGTGGATGCACAAGAAACTGAAAGCTTACGTATTTCAATGGAGCCGTTTCATAAGAAACTTCATTCTGAAATTCACGGAATGGCAATCTTTTCTGCATCTGCCAGCATAGTTCCCAATTCTGACTTCAATCAGGCTCCTCGTAACATGTTTAGTTGTCAGCAGGTAAAACAGGCGTGCTCTTGGTTTAATACAGCATTCAATAAACGATTTGACACTATTGCAACCTGGTTAAATTATGCTCAGCGTCCTCTATCTCAAACATGGACAACTCCTCATATTTTGGGTTGTATGCCGTATGCCGAAAACCCTATTGTTGCATTGGCTATCTATTCTGGCTACAATCAGGAGGATTCTATTTTGCTAAATGAGTCATCTCTACAACGTGGAATGTTCCATACGACGTATTACCACTCCTATGATGTAGCTGAAGAAATGGCAGGTGCATATATGGCCCCAAATAAGGATATTAATCCACTCACGTTGCCTCACGCGATGTTTGCAAATATTCTTACCAATTCAGAGTATAAAGATATTGTAACTCCCAAAAAAGATGTGTCCTACGATTTTTTAGATGCAGACGGTATCATTAAGCAGGGATCCCATGTAACTGAAGATACTGTACTTGTTGGAATTGTAGTTCCTGTAATGAATGCATCGGGACAGGTTTCAGGATACACAGACAAGTCATATACCCCTAAGAAAGGTCAGCATGGTATTGTAGATGCAGTTTATCGTTACACAACTCCTGATGGATTACATGGTGTAAAAATACGAGTAGCCGAACATCGTGTTCCAGTACTGGGTGATAAGTTCTCTGCTCGTCACGGACAGAAGGGTACATGTGGTATGCGAATTATGAATGAAGATATGCCTTACTCAAAAGATGGCTTGATCCCTGATATGATTGTAAATCCTCACGCATTCCCGAGTCGTATGACTATCGGTCAATTCATTGAAATGATGTCAACTAAACTTGGTGTTCGAATGGGTGCTATTTCAGATTCAACGCCTTTTACAAATAAGAATCGTGTAGGTGAAACCAAAGATTTGCTACTCAAAGCAGGTTACCATCCGTATGGCCACGAACTACTTTACAATGGTCAAACAGGATACATGATGGAATCTGAAATTTTTGTTGGTCCAACTTACTATATTCGAAGCAAGTTGATGACTGAAGATAAGATTAATTCACGATCAACTGGACCGAAAAAGCTTCTCACTCACCAACCTGTAGAGGGTCGTGCAAATGAAGGCGGATTACGCATTGGTGAAATGGAACGTGATATTCTTGTATCTCATGGAATTTCAAAGTTCTTAAATGAATCCCTGATGGAGCGTTCTGATAAAGCTGAATTCTTATTTCAACCTGAAACGGGTCAAATGGATGCTGCGGAAGACACAGAAGTTACAACACTTACAGTTCCGTATGCATTACGTTTGACGATTCAAGAATTACAATCTATGCATATATCAGTTAAGCTCGCATCAAATTAAAAATAATTTTTATTTAAATCTTCATAAAACTTACATCTCGTGACCAGGCAAACATCTGTTCATCATCTTTAAGACCACAGAAGTTAATAACTCCTTGACGACCTTCATCAACTGTTTGGAAGTTTCCGATAAACATGTTCAACACAAAGAAGTTGAATCCCTTGTCAGCACGTGCCTCCTCTACAGCCTTCTTAGAAGACTTCTTAGGAGACTCCATCTTGTTTTATTATTTTGAGTAAAATCAGAGTAAAATCCGTTTTAGAGAATTAGTTGTTCAGTATAGTAATGTATTCGGAAGTTTACAGACCTAATGTATTTAATGAAGTTATTGGGCATACAGAAGCAAAGGGTATCCTCGAGACGTATCTAAAATCAAATTTCGCAAGAGCTGTATTTTTGACGGGTCCACCTGGAATCGGCAAAACTACACTTGCATTATGTGCCGCTCGTACATTTGAATTTGAACCATTGGAAATTAATGCAAGTAGAAGTATCCGTAGTTTTGAAGATGTTGAAAAAATTAAAGATGCTTGTCGTTCTACTGTAAGCATTCAGTCATTCTTACGAGGTGAAACAAAGCGCAAAATGTGTGTAATTCTTGACGAAATAGATGGTTCAGATCCTCATGCTCAAAGCAAAATTATTAATTGGATAAAAGATCCCACACGTAAACTTCCTATTATTTGTACAGGAAATGAGATTCCAACACTTTTTAAACGTAATACCGAAAGTATTGAAATTGTAAGATGTTTTCCTCCCAGAGCTGTTGATCTGGAAGCTATTTTTAGCGATATTGACGTCCCCACAGTTTTGAAGGATTGTCAATATGATGTTCGTCGAATGTTAAATCAGATACAATATGGTGGATCAGATAAAATTCCTAAATTTAACGTCCCACCGACGGGTTTACCGATAGAGAAGTTGTTCCTGCTGCGACAGAAGATGTTTGACCTGCAGGACCCGTTTGAGTCTCTCGGATATCGTGGCGACAAACAGGGCATCGAACACTCATAGAAAACCAGCTGATAAGACACGAACGGTGGAAGTCGTGTCTACAGTGACGAACGCGAACACCAGCAGATGATATCGAATCTTGACAGATTGCGCAATTATTTTCAGATGAGGCAATATCCATAATTGCACTATCAACCTGTTCTTGACTTGGAGCTACGCGAACATTCTCCATTGTTCCGGCGGCTTCACCCATAGTTAGTGTAATAACACTTGTCACGAGCTGGTTTCGAAGATTACTACGGTGCAGACGGTCAATTAGATCGATATAACGCTCTTCTATAGATAGAAAATGTTGAAGAGCTGGTCCTCGCTGAAGAAACGTAATTCCATTCAAATTACGAGTAAAAAATTGAACCCTTGCTTCGATAAGTTCTCCGACAAGCTCGAGTAGTCCTTGCTCCATTACACAAATACTTGCGCACTTTTAAAATGGGTATGTTTTCATCAATAACGGATTCTCGGTTTATCAATATACAGAATGGTAACTAGCATGGATCATATGTATGTAATTAAGCGCAACGGTGACCGTGTTCCGGTCTCATTTGATGCCATCCTACAACGTGTGCGCAAACTATCAGACGGTCTTGACCATGTAAATCCTGATCTTGTAGCTCAGAAAGTATGTAACCAGCTTCAGGACGGAATGGCTACTTCCAAACTTGATGAGTTTGCAGCGGAGACGTGTGCCATGATGCAGGCTCGCTACCACCCTAACTATGGTAAGCTTGCTGCACGTATTGTAATTGATAACCACCACAAGAATACTCCGACTCGTTTGATCGATTCAGCCCAAGTTTTGTTCGACGAAGGAATTATCGCAGAGTCTTATTATTGCGTTGCACAGAATTTGGAGTTTGAAAAGATCATCGATTATTCGCGTGATTTTATGTTTGATTACTTCGGTTTCAAAACTCTAGAGAAAGGCTACCTTCTACGACGAAAGAGTGGTCTTGTTTGGGAACGTCCTCAGCATATGTGGATGCGTGTAGCGATTCAGTTACATGGAGAGAACTATAAGAAGGTAAAAGAGACCTACGATGCTCTTTCGGAAGGATATTTCATTCATGCAACACCTACTCTCTTCAATTCTGGAACGAACCATCCTCAGCTTTCGTCATGCTTTCTAGCGAATATGAGCGAAGATTCAATCAAGGGAATTTATGAAACACTTGGAGAATGTGCTCAAATTAGCAAATGGGCCGGGGGTATTGGTCTTTCGATTCATAATATTCGTGCACGTGGTTCTAAGATTCACGGAACCAACGGAGAGTCAACGGGAATTGTACCAATGCTCAAAGTTTACAATGATACTGCAAAGTATGTAAATCAGGGTGGAAAGCGTAATGGATCCTTTGCTATCTACCTAGAACCGTGGCATGCAGATATTGAGGACTTTCTACGTCTCAAGCTAAATCAAGGAGCAGAAGAAGATCGTGCTCGTGATCTATTTTATGGCCTTTGGATTCCTGATCTCTTCATGAAGCGTGTAGAGAAGAATGAAAATTGGACACTTATGTGTCCTCGCGAATGTCCTGGACTTGATGACGTTCACAGTGAAGAGTTTGATAAACTTTATACGTCATACGAATCGGCTGGAAAGGGTCGCAAGACAATGCCTGCTCAGAAACTATGGCAAATGATTTTGGATGCTCAAATTCAGACTGGTACACCGTATCTCTGTTACAAAGACGCTGCTAACTCAAAGAGCAATCAGAAGAATCTTGGAACAATCAAGAGTTCAAATCTTTGTACCGAAATTATGGAGTTCTCGTCTCCTGATGAAACAGCTGTTTGTAATCTTGGAAGCTTGGCTCTTCCTAAGTTTGTTCAGAGAGCATATCATGCGGATGGAGAGTATCGTTTCAACTTTGAAGCACTAAGAAAGTATACTGCCATTCTAGCTGATAATTTGGATATTGTAATCGATAAGAATTTCTATCCGACTCGCAAATGTGAATACTCAAATAAGCGCCATCGCCCTATTGGAATTGGAATTCAGGGACTTGCCGATGTATTTGCTATGCTTCGTATTCCTTGGACGTCACCTGACGCTTCAAAGCTAAACCGTGAAATCTTTGAAAATATCTATTATGCAGCGGCGAATGCTAGTATGCTAGGCGCGACTCGAGATGAATGGCGAGCTGACATTTCAGCTGTTGGTCATAACTCCTATCTAAGCTTTAAAGATTCGCCTATGAGTCAAGGAAAAATGCAGTTTGATCTTTGGAACGATACGCCTACGACTACGTATCTTGATTGGACTACTCTTCGTAAGACGTGTAGCACAGGTATTCGTAATTCACTACTTATTGCTCCAATGCCTACAGCGTCTACGTCTCAAATTTTGGGCAACAATGAGTGCTTTGAACCATTCACGTCTAATTTGTACACTCGTCGTGTACTCAGCGGAGACTTTATGATTGTGAATAAGTATCTGGTTGAAGAGTTGGTTAAAATTGGTCTGTGGACTGCAGAAATCCGTAGTCAAATTATGGCAGAGAATGGTAGTGTCTCTAACATTAAGGAAATTCCTGCCGATATTCGTGAAATATTCAAAACTGTCTGGGAGATTCCTCAGAAGACACTCATCCAGATGTCTCGCGATCGAGCGCCGTTTATCTGTCAGTCGCAGTCACTTAATTTATTCCTTGCCGAACCCACATATTCTAAGATTACATCTATGCATATGTTTGCCTGGAAGCAAGGATTAAAGACTGGTTGTTATTATCTGCGTACAAAGGCGGCCTCATCCGCGCAAAAATTCACGGTTGACCCCACTTGTCTTTCTTGTAGTGCCTAAACAATTTCTCTTTAGTTAAGTATAAAATGTCTACTGATGTCGTCGAAGGTGGCGCTCTAGCTCTCTCCCCGGCTGCGGCCGGTGGTCGTCGTCGCTCTCACAAGAAGCTCCGCGTCGTTAAGAAGAAGACGGTGCGTAAGATGCTCAAGAAGATGGGTCTTAAGATGCGCGGCGGTGCCCCTGCTGCGGATCCGGTTGTTGTGAAGCCGGAAACTCTCGTCGCTGATCCGGCCTCTAAACCTGTAGTTGCAGTGACTGGTGGTGGTGATCCTTACATGGGTGGCCGTCGCCGCCGCAGCGCCAAGAAGACCGACCGCCGTAGCCGCGGTCGCCGCCTCTTCGGCATGAAGTACTAAACTGAGAGTTCTTCACCAATTTGAGTAACCATAGCAAATAACTGTTCATTAAATCCGTAATGACATCCGTTAGGCTCCTTGAGTGTAGGGGTCTTTCGAGATGAAGTATTTTTTGGATGAATTAAACTTACAATCACATCCTGAGGCGAAAGCTCTCTACACATTTGCTCGCGACCGCGAATAAATGCGTTACCTTCTCCAACATGAACTTTTTCATCAAACTTTCCTTCATTCCAGAACTGACGAGTAAAAACTAGAGTAGCTTCGGAAACACGCTCGGACATAGATAGTGTCATAGGTGGAACATTCATAAATGATGAAAACTTAGTAATATCGTAGCAAGGGATTGTTGTACAAAATCCACACTGCTTTACGGGTTCTTTTAGCATCATAGCTACACGCTGTAGAACACTATTGTTTGGATATACATCGTCATCGTCCATTGTAACCATAATATCATACATAGCGCTTTCAACGGCAAGATTACGCTTCTGTGAAATCGTCATACCAGGATCACATTTTACATACTTTACATTTGGTACTCCAATAAGTGTATCTTCAATGGGATCATCTCCGTCATCTACAATTACCCACTCAAGTTTATCTTCGGGGTACGATTGGATCATATAAGAATACTTTGCCAGAGGCATAAATACACGACGATTCTTGGTAATTGTTAAAATTGAAACATCGGGTAGGTTCTCTTCTTTGGGGAATACATCATTTAATGTGTATGCTGGTAGAGATGCATCAAGTGACCCAGCAAGTACAAGCTTCATACGATCAATCCATGCCTTATGGTTATGTTCATACAAATCACGAATAAATACAGAGTTTTCTTGCTTAGTTCTGATAGATACGTCAATGTACTCGACCAACATTTCTATGATAGAAGTCACACTAGTATCAACAAGGCATCCAATGTGTTCCGGTTGTTGTACAGTCGCCGAAGCTTCTCCGTAATAGACACCAGGCTGTATTGCCCCGATAATGTTTTCAGTAAAAGGTTTGATAGGTGATAAAAGTAGATTACAACCAACAGACATTGTCTCAACAACTGCGTGTCCAAATCCTTCAGCGGCAGATAGGCAAATACATAAACCACATTCTTTCAGAAGTTCATCATATTCATCCTGAGGTAGAACTTCTCCGCGAAGGATAACCTTATCGGATATTTCAGGAGGAGAATAGACATTAATATGTGCAGATGAATACACCACGTGAAGAACAGGTAGCTTTGAATAGATTGAAGGTACAGTTGCTTTCATGCGCTTATATGCCTGAAAAATAGGTTTAGGGTTGCGAAAGATATTTTTACCCACAGGCACAATCGCTTTCGAATAGTTCTTCTTTACAGTAGTAGGATTCCAACCCTTATCAATTGACGACCAGCCAATATATTTTACGTTTGCTTTGTAATTAGATGCTTTATTGAAACATTCGCGAGCCTCAGTAGTTTTTACCCAAATTTCATCAAACATGGTCATGTAGGGAATCCACGTTTTATATGTCCATTCCTGATTAGGAATCCAAATATTACGACGCGCGTATGCAAATAAACAAGGATTTACAACTTCAAGAAAGATATTTACATCCGCTTCTTGACACTGGGGAAATACATATGGAATACGAAATATCTGCACATTATCTCCGTAGACTGCAGTCAAAATTCCTCTCAAAATATTTGAATCTTGAGATAGACCTGTATTGGCCTGAAAGTTTGATATAATATTCACTTTCATTTGGCTTTTTGAACAACTTTTCGCAGTAAACGCTTTGTTGTTCGTGTTCGTGGATACTGACGCAATGTTTTTTGACGAATGTTCAAATATTTCAAGTATCGTACCCAATCTTTGGTCACACATGGACTTGCAAATACACAAGGTCTATCACGGAACCACTTTGCTTCCACTTCGCCTGACCATTTCCAAAATTGAATAGGATCTGTAACTTCTGGTAGATTCTCAAGCTCAGTTGTTTCAACAAGTTCACGACATAGTTTCTTTTGTTCGGATGATTCATATCCATAAAATTCACCGAATAGATCTGTTTTATACTTTGTGTCAACAATACTATACTGTTTTCCATCCCAACCAACTTTTTCTATAGGTCGAAATGAATCCCATGTGGGTTCAAATGTATATAATTGACTTTGATATTTAGCATAAATGCGGTCATGAAATACGCGAAGATCCATTACGTATTCTAAAAAAATGATTTGAGCTCGCCTGTACGCGTACCATAAACTTGAGTATTAATAGGACCAGCAATCGGAGGAGCAAAATCCTCAATATCGCGACGATAGAACTGATAGAATTCTAGCTCCGAATAAATCTTTGCACTAGCATATCCAATAACGCGACGGTTTAGATCATCTAACTCTTCAGCCACACGAGCATCATTATTCTGACCAAACATAAGGTAATAACTGCGCATAATAATTTGAAGATCATCGTCACTTTGGCGATCAATGCGATGCTGTTTATTGCTCATTAGCCAAACATGTTCAGCAATTTTATCCTGCAAAACATCAATATTTCCCTTGCTAAAAAATACAGTGTTTAGAGGAGTAGCTTTGTGCTGGCGACCAATAAGATCAGAACGGGGATCATGTCCCTCAATGGCCGGACCTTCCTTCCAAGGCTTAGATGTCATTCCATAAGACTGGTGAACATCATTAAAGTTAGGAATACGTCCACCGTGTGCAGGAGGAGGATACTGTGCTGATGTAGACGTCATATTATAGCGATTCTCCACACGAGGATCCTGAATCTTCTCTAGAACACTTTGGTCCATTTATCATTATGAGTGAATAAAAACGAATTTATCAACTAACTTAATATAAATAATAAAATGCCAATACCTGTTATCATTCTTGTTGGAGGACCTAATACAAATGCAAAATTTGAATTTTATGAGCGATTTACCGCTTGTAAAATAACTGACAAAGTACATATTCATGTAGTTAAAAATGCAATTCCGCAAATTGTTCTTATAAATACTCCGGCATATCACGAGAATCGCGATCCGCTAGATTACTGTTGGGAAGGTATATTTCAAATTGGTGATATCATTGTAAACTTCGGAGATTGGATGCCCAGAGAGATCTATGGCGTTAAACCTCCATTTAGCCATTTACCTTTCTTTCTTACATGGTCGGGCGACCATGATGAGACAATGACTCGAATTATGGATAAAGTAGCAGAGATGGTATAAAGGGGGATGATATCTATATTGTGGTTGTTTACCGGAATGCTTGTAGGATTTTTAATTGTATCGGTATTTTATCCACCGGTTCGTCCTGATAAAAGTCTACCAACTCCGGGTGATAAATCAAAGTTTTATACGGGTACGGGGTGTGTAAAATTTGTTTCGAAGGAGGTACCGTGTACAAAAAATACAACATCTCTTAATTTCATCGCGTCTCAGAACAAATGATGCAGGTTATCAAAATTCTCCACAATGAACGGAGTATGATGTTTATTTCATTTTTAATCGGTATGGGACTCGTCATTATGCTGTTTCATAAGCCTATTCAAGAAAGAAAGACCTTGTCCTTACCTGTAGAAGATGTTGTTAAAGAAATTGTGTCTATTGATGGAAAATGTTATCAATATACTGCGCAAGATGCTACATGCGAAATACCCTCTTCTAAATAAATGCAAGATAGTGGAGCTACGGATTTAAGTTCTCTTTTGGGAAGCGGTCCTGTTCAGAATCCGAGTCTACCTCAGTCAACTACATTTGCGCCTATGGTAACGGGCGGCGTTGACCCTTTTATTGCTCCTGTGAATACTAGCAATCAGAACAAGCCGGCGGTAACAAACTATAACCACGATGCGACATTTAATTCGATTCGTTATGCAGTTCGTGGCCTAATGATGTACTTTGGATTTTTCCTAGCTGCTGCAATTATTTCCCTATCAACTCCTCGCAGTCTCTTACTTCAGTACATTCCTCATACGTACACGACAGGTGGTACGGTTTCTTACACGGGTGCCGCTGTTCTAGGTTTAGCAGCTGTAGCAATTGCATATGTAGTAGGTACTCTAGGAAGTAGTATAATTTAAAAATATATTTACTGTGGATCACCAGATACCCAGTCCTCTACCCAGTCAGTACCTGTGTAATCAAGTGGGCTTATTTCAATTTTTTCAATTCTATTTGTCTCTCTAGAAATCACTTTTAGCATAGCATGGTTCTCAAAATTATGAACGATGCTATAACTATAGTTTGATGGATCTGTATATGGCATAACAGGGAAATTCCATCTGTAATACCTGTTTGTTTTTACATTGCATATTGCACATAGTCCATCAATATTGGCGAAGATCACCGACATTTTGCTTAAGATTTGATTTAAAAAGTATTTTTGTTCCGTTTTTACGAATATTCAACACGCCTAAGACCCCACTTTTCCATACACTTGGTCAGGAATACCTGACAGTCGTGGCAAGGCTTAGACTGCATAATTTGGTCATTCTTGTTCAAACGAAATACCGTCAACACGCAACCACGAAGTTGTGAGATATCACCAAGACTCTTCACAACTGCGCATTCTGCATGCAGTGTTTGGTCATTACAACCACAACCACTCGAACGACTTCCTGCCTTATTTCTAGCTACTGCAATCACTTTACCTCTTTTTGTTATTACTGCGAAATGTTCGCTTGTGTTAAGTCTCTGTGTATTGTGGCAGCCACGCCTATCCAGCTTCTCGCGATTAGCGACAACGAACGACATTTTATTGCTTTATTCTTGATTTAATAGAATGAAGTCCGTTTTTAGACAATATGGGTCTTTTAAAGTATCAAGTATGAATGATTCTTGGAAAGCTCTACGTCGTCATTCTCGAGGATGGATGGAAGATCCTCCTGCTAAGGTCCACGTTTCAATTATGTTCGGCGCCGGATTTATGGTAACTCCTGCATTTATTGCAAAACACAATATAACTCATGTTGTAAACTGTGCTCAAGATTCAGATAGTCCGGAGTGGTTTCGTGATCATAATCCTACAAAATATACATGCATTAATGCAGTTGATAATATATCTGTTGATATAACCGGTTGGTATCCGCGGTTTGCTGACACAATGAATAAATTTTTATCAGATCCAGAGTCAAAAGTTATATTTGTTCACTGTCAGTGTGGAATTAATCGAAGTGGATTTTTGACACTGTTATATTGTATTCAAAAATTTGGTTACGATTTTGATTCGACTGCTAAAATGATTCTAGCACAAAGACCATGTGCATTAACAAATCCTGTTTTTCGCGAACAACTTATAAACTATATTAAAAGTAATGGGAGATCTGGGTAACAATCCTATATGGTCAAATTTAGAAAATGAAAGCACGGAACTGTTGGGTCCGTCCTACAGCTATTCGGATAATATTCCAGGTCCTGGTTCTTTGGGTGTTGGCTCAAATGGAACATTTGGACAAATTAGTACCAACTTGGGAGCTGTTGAAACATATGTGAAAGGAATGATCACAGGTGATCCTCCGTTAGGAAACCGTTTTTTCATAAATACAGGTGGTACATGCACAGCAATAGACGGATCCCTACAGTCTCGATACAATTTTATTAATAACATTCCGGGTGGCGGTAGCCCACCTGCAGGTTTGCAAGATTTGTCATTTCTATCAAATGATCTTCGTGGATTAATTCCGGGAATCATGGAAGACATTGAAGGTCTTGATCCATATTATTTATTTAGTGCTATGACGGCAGATGGAAGTCCTCCTTGTGACTGTTACACATGCGATGTAACAAGTGGGGGTGCTTCTTATTTTTTGACTACATCCTTATCTCCTGATTTTGATCCAGCTCTTTGCACCAAGACTGATATTTCTAAGTGTAAGCCCGCACCTAAAGAGTCATTCACAAATCAGTTTGATACAACTATGATTCCAACAGTTCTTGCAGCGGCACTCCTTTTATTTTTTGCAATGAAGTAGTATTTTAAGAGTGAAACTTTAGTGAAACAATAAGATGGAAAATATCTTCCGTATAAAAAAGACATCTGATTCATCGTCGCCTATAAAAACGCAGGGCACGCTCGATCATATTCATTCTACGATCATATCATCAATTCGAGATACTAAATTAAATACAAATGAAATTGAAGAACAATGTGTAAAATTGGAAGAACATGTTGAGGACATGACTGTATCAAGTTCAATTGAACAAGTTGTTAAATCGTCTAAAGCAGAATCGGAATTAAAAGAATTACGGTTTAGATTAGATTCTAAAAATCCAGTTGAAGAATATTACGTAAAAAATGCAGACATTATGCTTCAATATTACGGAAATACAGAGAAACCAAAACAAGCAGCAACGTCTTGTATGGATGAAAATACATTCGTAAAGTATTTGGTCACAAGTACGGCCGGCGATACTGGTAGTCAAAGTAAAAAACAACTTTTTGAAGAATATGCTACTCGTATGAAACTGAAAGGAATGGAAGTTGCGGAAATGAAACAGGTTATTACCGAACACTGTGAGTCCTGTAATATTGCTCGTGAAGAATTGACATCAGAAGGTGTACTTGTATGCCCTAAATGTGGATCAGAAGAATACATTATGGTAGTATCTGATTTTCCTTCATTTCGCGATCCTCCTAAAGAACGCAATAATTATGCGTATAAAAAGATCAATCACTTAAATGAAATTTTGAATCAGTTTCAAGCAAAGGAATCTACAATTATTCCAGATGAGGTGATGCATGAAGTCATCAGTGAAATTAAGAAACGCCGTATTCAGAACATTGCTCAAATGACCGAAAAAGAAATACGAGACATTTTAAAGAAGCTAAATAAATCTAAGTATTACGAACATGCCGCTCATATTCTTTCGAGACTTAATGGAAACCCTCCACCAACGATTACGCCAGAAATTGAAGAAAAGATTCGTACGATGTTTCAAGAAATCCAGGCGCCTTTTTTGCTGTACTGTCCGGATGACCGCACTAACTTTCTGTCTTATTCGTATATTTTGTTCAAGTTCTTCGAGCTGCTGGAACTGGATGAGTACAAAGCGTATTTCCCTTTACTAAAGTCACGTGATCGTTTGATTGCACATGATTTTATATGGAAAAAAATTTGCGAATATTTGCGCTGGGAATTTATACAAAGTGTTTAAAAACGGATTTGTCACGTATTTGTTACATAACTCTCAATAAAATGTCTGTCACTCTACTTTCTGTCAACTATAACGAGTCGTATGATGATCTGGTTGTAAATGATACTAACACTGTGCGTGTTATGTACTTTGCTGGTCAAAAGAAGGCTAAGCGTGATGATTGGATTACGCCTGGATCAATTCTAATCGAGAAGATTGATAGCCAATGGCTGTATGTTGGGATTGTAATGTTTGTTTATGAGGTAGAGCCAGTTGATGGAGTTGCTCGGTTTCTACTAGTTCTAGAGAAGAACAATCATTCTGGAGTTACGGGTAAGACCAAGAAGCTTCTTATGGAGAAAATTGGTTGGATTCTAAGTGATGATGCTCCCGGAATTGCCCACGTAACTCATGTTTAGAGCTAAAACGGTATAATATACCAATACAATGCGTTTTTTACTTATTAGTACTCATGTTGATCAAATGACCGGCTATGCTAAAGTTGTAACAAATCTACTTCAGCAGATTTCTACCGTTCCGAATGTAAAAGTTTTTCATTTTGGGTTTCAACGGCATCCATCTCGTCCCGGAATTCGAACTGCTCCCAAAGGTATTATTCAATATGATGCTGCAGCAAATGAGGATCCTCGTGAAGAAGGATTTGGATTTAATAAAATTAACGAGTATATTGATACAGTAAATCCCGATATCGTTATGATCTATAATGATCCATTTATTGTTTATAAATTTATTGAAACGATGAAATATGAAAAAGATAAATCATCGTTTAAGCTTTGGATCTATCTAGATCTTGTATATAAAGGAACTGTGAAACCCATTGTTGAAAAGATTAATCAATCGGCTGATCGTATTTACATGTTTTCAGATACATGGGTTAAAGAATATACAAGCTACGGACCTGCTCCAACAATTTCAGTAATGGAACATGCTGTAGATTCCACTGTGTTTTTAAGAGCTGATAAGTACACACGTAGTGGTCTTCGCATGTCTACAGGTATTCCAACAGATGCTATTATTTTCTTGAATGCAAATCGTAATTCTCAACGAAAGCGACTTGATCTTTGCATTATGTCATTTGTTGAACTAATTTCACGAGATATTACCAAACCTTACTTTTTGATGATTGTAACTGCTGCTACAACTCAAGGCGGTGCATATTATGACATAACTCGTATTTATAATACTGAACTTGAAATGCGCGGTCTTTCATTGGATACAATCGGTAAACGACTCATACTTGTCGATTCTGCAGCAACTCCACTGTCTGATGCTAAAATTAATGAAATATATAACATCACAGATATTGGAATTAACACTAGCGACGGAGAAGGGTTTGGTCTCTGTCAACTAGAGCATTTGTATACTGGTGCTCCTCAAGTTGTAACTGATGTTGGAGCATATTCTGCATTTTTGACTTCCGATGTTGCAGAATTTATTCCATCGTCTGGGCATTCGTATTTTTCAGGATCAATGCCAATTGGGTTTCAATGTCCAACATTTGACCACAAAATGATTGCAGATGCAATGCAGAAGACAGTCGACACGCTTGATGAGCGTCGTGCAGCGGCTAGAACTTATTCGTTCAAAACGTGGCCAGAAGTATGTGCTAACTGGCTTACGGATATTCGCAATGAATGTAAATAAATGGAGACCTTTTACAAACGAATCGGTGAACTATCTCACGAACAACGCAGAGCAGTTTTGACTAATATTATCGCTCAAATGCGTCAACACCAACAGCATCCAATTGCAGACGCATTTTATGATATACTGTCATGTTATCCAGAAATTCCTTTGTTTAAACACGAACAAAGCTTTAGACTCTATCTTGCATGGCCGAAGATTTTTGCGATGCAAAATCATCCACTTGTTAATCAAATAGTAAATCAACCTATTTAAATTGAATGAATTTAGTAAATAAAATGCCAGAGTGTTCAGTTTGTATGGCTGATATGGACATGGAAGAGTATGATGATCCAAATGAATCGACACGTACATGTGTTCGTTTGGATTGTAAGCACGCATATCATACCAAATGTGTTATTAAGTACATGAAACAAACCAACTACGAATGTATTCTTTGCAATAAACATCGTAATCCAATTGAAGAAGCTGGATTAATTGAACAAGCACACGCCGAGGTTAGAAATGATAAAGAGTTTCGTAGACTTAAGAAAGAAGTTAGAGCTGCAGCGTCTGAATTTACTCAGACTAAAAAGATCATGAAACAGGCAATTCAAGAGTTTATCCGTTCGCACGCAGATGAATGGCAAGCGAACGAAAAAAGAAAAAAAGTGTTGTCGCTTGAATCTAAGCTTGTGCGATATGTTCGGAAGTTTGTTCTTGCCAAACCTATGCTAGCAGGAGCAGTTCTTCCAAAGTTAAATATGTGGAGTAGAAATTCTATAAGTGGTCTGAGAATGTGGCAGTACCGAACTAAATATGTACATTTTGATGTACTCTAGACATTGGTTTCAGAAACTTTCATTTTAAATTGTTTCAACGATTCCTTCAGAAATTTTGCATCTTTATTAGCTTCTACCATTTGATCATAATCATATTCGATCGTTTTAGTCTGAAGACGATCAGGATAGTATAATGTGATGCGCGACCTACACAAATGATCGGGTCCAATCCAAACGGCATGCAATCCCACCATGTCAACCATCTTTTTTCCAATCTGAACAAATCGTGACATTTTAGTTAAAAAGGATTACAGTCTTTAAGTTTCTGTTTTTATAATTATCTTATTGGAATCAATGATTGGACCTACAATTTTATAAACATTACTAAATATTTCACAAGCTTTTAATGCATCATCATCATCAAATTGTATTAATATATCTGTCTTAGATGTTATAAATTTAATTTCAATATTATTAAAGAATCCTCTGTTTTCGCGCTTAATCTTAAATTTAAGTTCTTGTATATGATCTTTAAAATTCTCAATTTGTATGATAGACGGTTTAGTAGAATGTCCATTGTGTATTTCAAATTCTCCAGAACCAAAGTGAAATGTCATTAAAGGTGTCCACCATATGTGAACCACAATTTTAGTAGATGTTGCCATCTTGTTTGCTGATTAAAAAATAGAACAAATTAGTTTCCGTTTTTATACCAATTCACTTGCATTCAACTTAGAACTCCATGCGAATAGCCAGAGTCCTGATTTTTCACACTTATCGATAACTTTTTGAGCGAGTTTACTCTTATCGCGTCCAGCCATCTCAGTATTGAGGCGTTGGAGACGAATTACAAACTCATCAATTCCAATTCGGTTCTCTTTCATGATTCGATAGAATTCATCAATCACTGTATCGCGATTGAAATTAGGTCTCTGCGGACGATTAGATCCAACTTTATGTGATGCATAGTTTTCACAGAACTTATCAACTGCATCTTTAATTCCAGTAATAACTACATCTGCCTCTTCAGCAATATATAGCTCCGGAACAGATACTGCTTTGTTTAAGCGTAGAAACTCTTCCTTTACAGCTTCGTCTGTTGCACGCCAGATAATGTCCACAAGTAGCGGTTCCATTCCGTCCAACCCACGTAGAGCCTCACGACGATGATTTGATTCGTAGCATACAAGTTCATTATCAACACACGCAAGATAGATCATTCCATCCATGCGTTTAGTTTCGTTCATATGTCTATTTATTTCAGTAATACGATCTACATCGGGCGGACGATTAAACTTCCACGCTCTGATAGGCAACTGATTAAATACTTCAGATGTAATCCAGTAGACCGAATGAGTTCCATGCGGTCCACCAGTTGCATTATCTTGCAGATATTTCTCTAGAAATGCCATCTTGTTTGCTGATTAAAAAATAGAACAAATTAGTATCCGTTTTTACTTCTTCTCAAGTGCATCTAGGCGCGTGTGAATACGGCTCAGACTCTCGACAATAGACTCAAGCATCTCGACTTCTGAACGATAAATGATATTCACCATCTTATTGGTGTCATACTTAGTTCCATAATTCTTTTTAAGGTATCCCTTTCTATTCTCGATGAGCTGTTCGAGTGTGGATTTAGGCGGAGGAGGAACCTTCTTGGCCTCCTCAAGCTGTGCAATACGTGCATGCAGTGTTGCAAGTTCAGCATCAATAGAAGCCATCTTGTTTGCTGATTAAAAAATAGAACATTTAAGTTTCCGTTTTCACAAATGTACTGCCCATCCATGACCTATCGATCCGGGAAGTTCCAATGCCCACTTTCGTATCATATTCATGATATGCTCGCCAATGGCAACTGAATCTGCAGCAGCTGCGAATTGTTTCCGGGATGTCTCGTTGCTGATCTTCAGTTCCGCGAGAATCAATGCGAGCAGTCGGTTGGTCTCTGCGAGTTGGTCCATCTTATTTGCTGATTAAAAAATAGATCAAATTAGTTTCCGTTTTAATGAACTTAGTGTCGGTGCTCCTACTCACACCCTTGCGGGTGGAAATCTCCGAACCCGGAGCAGGGTTCAATCTAATCGCCTCTTTTTATTTGTTTGGCATCCGTTTTCTACTTTTCCCTGCAATCTCTACAAATAAGCCAATTGTGGCGTGGATCTTTCGGGATTACAACTCCACAATCTTCACAGTTTACAATGTATAGCTTTGCTACGGCCCACTTGAGATTCGCGACAAGCTCTTCTGTAACGGACCCCATCAGCATAATTGTCATGGGCTTGTCGCCACCCGAGTTGTCTGCATAGGAGAGCCACATCCTCCCGCGTTGGAAACGCACGTTCTTTTCCTCGTAATAGCGTGGGTTGAAGTAGCGCCTGTAATACTCAATGAACTCGCAGATGACCTTGTCTGGAGACACATCCTGATCGCCGTCGTAGAGATCTGAGTGCTCGAAGATAGCGATTTCGTATGACATTTTTGCAATTAAAAAAATAGATTAAATTACTTTCCGTTTTGATCAGGTATCATCTTCACTAGCTTACCATCTTTGGTTACACCATAGATGCACCATGCGTAGTTAATTGTTAGTCCTTGGTATTGAATCCATTCCAGCATATCGTTCAAAACTTGCTCATACGTATCGTATGGTCCATATTGGCGACGGCCATTAATATCACTATTTAGAGCAATGTCCGTATCGTAGATACTGTGAAAGATTGCGTAGTAGGACTCCATCTTGTTTGCTGATTAAAAAATAAATCAAACCTCTTTCCGTTTTCTAAAATTCCCACATGAAATACAATGAGAAATTTGCTAGTAAATAGCTTATATTTTTCACTGTTTGTCCAAGTAGTATCCATTGCAATTGGATTTTTTGGATTAACGTTAAAGGTGGATCCAGCTGATCAAATTCTTATAACGGCAGTTGGATTAGAGACAATTGTATCATCAATTCAGTTAACATTTTACCTATGGTACACATATCACTTCAAAGAAGTCGTTGAAGCTACATTTTACCGTTACCATGATTGGATGATAACAACACCGATTATGCTGTTAACAACAATACTATACTTTGATTACAATAACAAGCCCGATGAAAAGAAAACACTCCAATCATTTTGGGACGAACATCAGAAAGATATATTAATTATTTTTGCATTTAATGCTATGATGTTATTTTTTGGTTATCTGTATGAGATTGGCAGTCTTGATTTATTTACATCAAATAGTATGGGTTTTGTTGGATTAATTGGATCCTTCTTTATTATTTATAATTCTTTTGTATCTAACAATCTTTCTGCTAACTTACCACTGTTTATTGCTATGTCGGGCATTTGGGGTTCATATGGTCTAGCTGCTACGCTTTCTCCCGGATGGAAAAATTTATCGTACAATTTGATCGATACTCTTTCAAAGAACTTCTATGGAATCTATTTAACTTACGTTGCATATCAGAAATCTAAATTTTAACTAATCATGTACATAACAACAGTTACACTTCTTAGTCTTATACAACCAAGCCAATTGAAGTGGACGAACAATCATCTTTACGTACATTTCATCTAGAGCAGCATCTCTAGTCGGACACTTATTTTGATCCGCCATAGCAGATTCGATTACGATTCTGATAACAGCATGCATCTTATTTATTCATTAAAAAAAGAACTTTTAAGTTTCCGTTTTTACTAATAATGTGTAAAACGGAAACAGAGAAAAGGAAAGCTTACAAAGTAGACAATGGATTGGTACGGAAAGAAGCATCTGAATCCGACCTACACTAAGAAACTCGTAAAGAAGTGGCAGTCGCCTCCTGGAAATAGCGCATCTTATTATTATAGCCTCTTTCCAGACATATATCCTAAGCATCTTCCAGACGATCACCATATCGTGAAGTATAATGAAGCAAATTTTCCCACTCACAGAGACTACAGTACATTCCGTTCTGCTCCTAAAAAACTTGAATCAAGCCACCAGATTGAATGGGAAGATGGATACGGACCCTGCAATGTATGCGAAAAGTGTATCTCGGTAAAAAAATACAACGAAGAACAAAATGCAGACTACTATAGGCGGCTAAAGGCGTGGAGAGAGTATGGAAATCCTATGTAGGTTTACTTCTTATAACAGTTCTTATAAGGTCTACAACTTGCTTTTTGCGTAAAACCCATCTTTTTACACGGTGTCTTTTTGCAGTATTTCTTTGACATTAAACGTCCACCCTTCAATTTTCTTTGTGTTTTATTATTCATTTTATACTTGATTAGATAATTTACAAGTGTATTGATAATGGGGAATAAACCATCTGCGTTGCCACAAGACCCACAAGTCCGCGTGTATGCATGGATGGCTCATGGACGTGATGAATGTGACCCCGTTACAAAACAAATTATAAGAATTCCGCTTCCTAAAGATGTTATTGTTTTGCAAAGTGGACAATGTGGTTTACCCGAACGGGCTAACTTTCCGACAAGATTTGATACTTATATTGAACCATCTAATATTGATAAACTAAGACGAGCAGTTCCAGATGAACTTGAGCCTATTCTTGGTTCACTTGCACGACACGAATATGACGGTTATGACACATCTTATAAGAATACACTTGTAAAATCTACTGCGTATTTATTTATCGACGTGGAAATTCCTGGTCCAAGTGATTATCATGAGGTAGGTTTATTTCCCAGTGGAGTTATCGAAGTACCAATTAAAGGTAAGATTGAGAAGTATAGAGGATTTCGTCATAAATGGTCTCCAATGAATGATATGCAAATTTTTAAAATTAGGTGGATGTTTACTCATGCTCTTTATCCAACAAATGAAAACTTAAATCAAGCTTTTAAAGATATTGGAGTAGAATTATATGATGGTAAAGATCCTTCTAAAATTCCAGGAGATGAAACAATTACATACGAACAATACAATAAACTAAAAAAACATAGTATTTTTAGTGTAAACTTTAATGATATGATTCAAAAATTGCCAGGAGTTCATTATCATACGGCATGTCGTAACGTGCAAACATATTGTATAAAATCGGCAATGATGAACAGATCAAAATCGAATGCTAATTTTAATAGAAGTAACGCAGCGGATGAAAAGGCACTTCAAGTACTTGCAGATCTTTACGACCATCAGCCATACAATATTGAACAGATTGGAGTAATTTTATCAGCTCTTCCTCATGAAAAATTCTCAGAATTTATTAAATATCTTATTGCAAGATACTTAGCTGGTAAACCGGTAACTACTAAATCCGTATTAATTGACAATCAAGATAAAACACTGTTTGATAAACAATTTATTCTGAGAATATTAAATGAAACAGTAAAAAATTCAGATAATCCCGAACAATATAGCTCAGATTATGATCTTGTAGATAACGCTGTTTTTAATTCTAACTCAAAACAAAAAGGTGGAGCATTATGGCCTCCCAAATATTACAGAGGTCTTTCTAATAAGAATAAAACACTACGTCGTTCCGAGATAACAAAAAGATCAAAGCTATCTTGGAAAACTGCAAGAGCATATCGTCCTTTCAAAACTGATAAGGGTGTAAAAACTCGTAAATCATCCTACACTCAAAAATTCCATAAGAAACACCCGAATGCAAAAAGCTTACCTGAAATTGCAAAATCAACAGGAATCCCGCTTTCTACTCTGAGAACTGTTTATAATCGTGGAATGGCAGCTTGGAGAACCGGACATCGTCCAGGTGCATCTCAACAAGCATGGGGAATGGCCCGTGTTCATTCCTACGCAGTTCACGGTAAAACGTGGCATACAACCGATTCCGATTTGCACTAAGACTCATTAAAATGCTCATTATCTTTCAGCATTCGTTCAAGCTTCATAATTTCGGTAAGAATCTTTTCAGCTTGTTTTTTGGCTTTAGCTAGCTTAAACTTCTCCAAGAATGGATGGCTTTTTTGTGTCAAAATATATGCAAATTCATCACCAAGCATTGTTGTTTTGGTAAGATTTAACTGAATATAATCACTGATCTCGCTCGCAATAGGATTTTCCGTAACGTGTATGGTATCCATCTTTGCTCAATAAAAAAAGAACTTTTAAGTTTCCGTTTTTAGACTTTAAACCGATGAATATAAATATGAATTCCCTTTTCAACGTATAGATATGTTTTACCACTTGGATTCTCTTCGACATTTACTTCGCAAGCCGATTCTTCGTAAATCTCTTCACGATGGCGAATCTTTACAGTTGCAACTGCTTGCTCGTATGACGTAAATAGGATCTCATATGGATCGCCATTTTCAATTACTACGTAGTATACTTTTTTTGGAACGGCTGGGATAAAGTTCATCGGCATTTTTACACTTAAAAAATATAACTTTTAAGTTTCCGTTTTAGAAAGTTTAATTATTCGGATCTTCATTATCAGTGGTACCCATAGCCTTTCGAATTTCAAAGTCTGAAACACCTACGCTTGAAAGTAGTTCGTGAAACAGATCATCCGCAACATTTTTTGCATTGATTTGATCGGTAATAGGTGCACTTGAATTAACCAAATTTTTATAAACGGTGATCGCATCAACCCACTTTTGAACAAGTTCGGGATTGAAGTTCATTTTTTTATACTCAAATAAAAAACTTAGTTAGATTCCGTTTTTATTCATTTTTCTTAATTCCTAGAATCTTATTTGCATATGCAAGATCCTTCTCAATTTGGGCAAGAATGGGTCCTATCATCTTATGCTCAAGTTCATGTGAAAGCGTCATCAAGTCGTAACGGACTTTATCATTTGTTGCCGCATCAATATCCTTATAAATAATTTCCAAATTTGCGTCATCGGCTCGAACACCATAGTAACACGATTGTCCACTACGAAAGTTAACATGGTTTCCCGATGCAATACAACACTTATCTCCAAATACGAATATAACAGGAGCATCTCTGTAGGCCATTAGTTCATATACAAGCTGTCCTTTCAAAGGTGTTTGACAATAACCACAAAGTTCAGTCATTTTTATATAGTAGATTAAAAAAGTTATCTAATTCCGTTTTACGGGAAGTTTAGTGTACAAATCATCCTTCCAGTAGATCTATCCCAGCGACAAGTTACTTTGTACCCATTAGCCTTCAAATACAGTCTCTGTTTTGAAGTCATGTGGTTAATATGAAACCCATATAATTCGTCATCTACTGGTTCATAAGTTGTATCGGCGGGAGCACCGTGTGATGATTCATTGATATACCTTTGTTCAAATCTGTTAAGCGTATCTTGAATAACATCAAAATCCTCTGGAGTAAGTGACGCAAGAATACGAGTCCTCGAACCAATTGCCTCGCTAGATGAAACCATTTTGTTGAAAGTTAAAAAAATAAATAGACATCTAATCCGTTTTACGAGATTTAACAAGCTTATCTAGAAAGAAATCAACATCATCAAGGCTATCGCAGAGACTATCAATTTCACTTTTCAGGGCTCTAGTGTAGGGCCCAGCAATTTGAGTCACTGCCTGTGATGCATCATCGTGTAGCTTCTTTAGCTTTTCATATTCGTCTTCGTAGACAATGAGAAGCCCATCTTTGGCTTCTCTCTCTTCAATGCTAATAAAGTAAGTGTACATCTCGGCAACGAGTTTGTGTGCCATTGCAGTTGTCATTTTTCATACCATTCAGTTAAAAAGTATTTTATAATTCGTTTTCTAAAAGTTTAGATGTGCATGCAGGCAGGAACCGAAACATCAAGTTTAGGAAGCATTCTTAGAACGGCTGGATGCGCAGTCACATACTCTTGTGACCATTTAGGCGCTCGCTTGAAGGGAGGACGGTTTATAATCTCATTAATTACTTTTGCATCCATTTCGGCGGTTCTTTGAACTACCTGTTTTGGAGCTGATGGAATTGGAAATGCTACTGTGTACAACGAGCAATATGCGTCAATTCCCATACTAGCCAACTTTTGCATCTCAGTCATCGTTTCATTAAACGATTCGGGTGTATGCTTGTACTTCATATGGTGGCCAATTCGATCAATCTCTTCGCAAATCAATTTACTGTAATCAACTGGGCCAGTATTCGACAGCCATTCAAACAGATCACTTTTCTCGATCGCTATTTCAGCATCTTGGAACATTTGGTTCTGCTTATCGCTAAACCCAAGTGCACCGTAATTGAGAGGCATTTTTTGAAGTAAAAATAAAATACTAATTTTTAATCCGTTTTACCAGAACCCAGCACTGCACATATAACACTTGCACAATCTAGGATGGTATCTCCAGTAGAGTTGAGTCGGATCTAATGTGGTTGTTGCCGGAACACTTTCCAAAACATCAGGATACAATACTATGTACTGGAGACACCATTTGGGTATAGTATCAAGTGGTTTCTTGTGAGTAATTTCATATACAACACGTTTATCAAGTTGGTGTCTACGCTTCATTTTATTTGTAACAAAAAAGAAATTATACTTTATTAATTCGTTTTCTAGTATTCCTCCTTGAGTAGCTTGCCATGTTTTTTGTCTCCTTCAGGAGGTTCGAATGAGAAGATATTATCCATCTTACTGATATCTTCCATAAAGATTTGTACAGGAATTTCAACAATATCCTTACCACGTTTCTTGATTGAAACACTTGTGTTCCAAACTGTATATGGCCGATCACTGTATTTATGAATCTTTGTAACTGGCTTTGCAGTACTCTTAATATGATCTATGAGCTCGGGAGCTAGAAACACATAAGAATTGTGATCCACCACATTTGTCCAATGACCTGGGTGAAACTGATCCTCGCCGTTTCCAACAAGGAAACACGGTGGCACACTGCCATAATCATCATACTCTGTACACGGTGGGATAATACCCTTCTCCTTGTGCCAGAACCACAACCCTTCGTTGCGATATCCATCACCTAGCCAGTGGAATCCATCTCCATGCTTGGGCTTAAATAGTCCCGCGTCAATTACCTTCTGAACCCACTTCTTCTGTTCTTCACCCTCGACTTCGTTCCAATCGGGAACTGTCAGGGGAGTTGTATCGATCTTCTCTCGATCTGCATACATGATATCCAAAATTTCATCCTCGTCACCGTTATTTCCAAGTGATTCGAGCTTTGTGTAGCGATCCATGATCGCCTTAGTGATTCTCTCGATGTTGTTAGCTTTATTGTCAGTAACGAGACGCATCAGCATCTCCTTAGTGACAGTAATAGGGTAGGACATTTTGTACTTTTTAAGGTTTAGTTAAAAATAAGTTTACAATCCGTTTTACTGAAGATCTGCAAACTTAAGCAAATCAAAGTCGCGGAGTTCTATTTTCTTAACTTGGCCATCAATAACGTAGGTAACAAATAAGGTTTTAGCTGACCCATGGTGGGGGTCAACAAAAAAATTATCGTCAATACAAATTGACGGTACGCCCTTTGATTGTAGATCTTTTAGATGAGCTAAAACATCTACGCCTTGAACAGTATTTTCAATACCCCACCACGCAGCTGTTAATTCAACTGACATTTATATAAACGAATAGAAAAATATTTTTGTTTAAAGGTCATAATACTGAGCATTTTCGCACTTTGTCTTAACGTCCATGTGACCCATTCCACCCATCTCATATGTGAGAGTCTTTGGTACGAATGATCCAAGAGCCCAATATTTATCCCACTCTGGACGCATCCGTACAACATCATATCCCCAGGTTGCAACTGGAATCATAATTTGAGATACTGCATTTTTGTGGTAGACAATGTCCGAGACGCAGATCCATCCTTTTTCAAGAAGAACATCAATTTTGTCATTTAGTTCTTTCAGAACGCTCTCCTGCGTTGAATCGTGCTTCATAGTCGATACTACAACAGTCCACGTCATTTTAGCTTTATTTTTTTAGTTAAAAAAGAATTATAAATCCGTTTTTCTACCAATTACGTTTACGATGATATTCTAGCTTATTAATTGCGTTTATCACATCTTGCGTTAGGTTAGGATTAATAAAACCAATAAGTTGAACCATCGACTTATCATCAGAATAAGAGACAAAATGAGACCTACAATCAAGATCTGCACGAACGTTTATATTGGCATGGCATAGATTTATAAATCGGTTGACTATGTCATTATATGATACGATTTCATAAGACTTAACCGTGTTATGTACAAATACAACGAGAATGTATGGTTCCATTTTAGGATAAAAAGATTAAATAACTTACTATCCGTTTTTTATTTAACACATTGCATCTCGCTTTCGACCCAGTAGAATCTTAAACCACCAGTTAAAGCAAGTTTGACGTTCATTATAAATCTTTTGATTTTTAGTTACCTTCTTAACTGCTAAAGCTTTACACATATGACAGGCGTCTTCGTGGTTGTCCTCTGAACATGTTCCACACGCCTCAGTCGGCTTGATGTACTGACAAAGCTCACCAAATGCATTGTATTCGGCTCCGATCTCCTCTTCATAGGACGATGGCGGAATGCGAATCGACAAACGCTGAGATGTTGTCGCCATTCTTTCTGATTAAATTACTCTTACAAAAAGAATTCGTTTTTATAAGATTTAAGATATAACAACAATAGTGTAAATGAAAACATATATCTATATGCATATTTGTGCAATCAATAATTGGAAAGAAATTGTAACAAAATTATTTGACCGAATTAGATCAAGTGGACTTTATGATAAAATTGACGGACTTTTTTATGGACTACTCGGAGATTATAGTTGCTTAAGTGACGAAATTTTTCAAGATCCAAAGTTTCATAATCGTTTGTATTCCCCGCAGATGGACTTATATGAGGCTGCTACGATTAATAAATTATGGTATGCTGCAAAAGAAGAGGAATTTAATGTTTTATATTTGCATAGTAAGGGTGTTGGATATAATGGCCAAGATCAGAGATTTGTAGACTTAGTAGAATATTTAACATATTTTAATATAGATCGATATGCCGATTGTTTAGAGGAACTGGAAAAAGGAGCAGATGTTGTTGGTGTTAATATATCGCACAGTACAACATTACATTATTCTGGTAATTTTTGGTGGGCTAAGTCTTCATATATAAACAGATCAACGCAATTTTGTACTTTGTATACATATTGTGCCCCTGAATATTGGATAACACTATCAAAAGACGGAACATATGTTGATTTAAATTGCTTAAATGAAAGTTATTATGATGGTATTTATGCAGATATGTCATACAAAACTAAACCATTTAATATTAAAAAATATAATTATACGTTATAGATTACTCCATAGAAGATAGAGCGATCCAATGTAAACTAGAAGTACAATTAGTACCACATTCATATCGCGTGCAATTTCTTCGCGCTGGCTAGGCAACAGTTCATCATCCATTGGATAATACTTACCACTATCAAATGCATGCATTTTTTTAACTTTAAAAAAAATTAATTATAAATTCGTTTTTTATTTAATCATCTTCATCTTCATCCTCTTCGGTTGCATCTGATACATCATCTGCAAGCGATGGGTCACGGACATATTCAAGCCCAAGACTCCAACGATCGCTTGTCCAGTTGCGGGACTTTGGCTTACTACTATGTAGAATACTGTAAGCTGCCTTATCCTTGCGGCATCGGACAATATAGTCCACCCACATTTGAGAATCTTTCTCCCAATCAATATCAGATTGGAGCAAATTAAACAGAATGTACCCAGTATAGGTTCCAACTGCCCACTGTTTCTTCACTGTAGCCTTTCCAACCGGATAGGCCTTATCAGCACGCTGATAAACATCAATTAGCTTGTCAAGACGCTGATTTGCATCTGCGTCATCGTACTTGATATTGATATGTGGTCCAAGCAAATTATAGCTTGTAACAATATAGCTTACATTCTTCACTGCAATACCCGAGGCAATTGCCATAGCATTGGTTAGATAGGTAAATCCTTTAGTATCGCCACCCTTATCTGTTAGGTTGGATGGTAGTGCCCAAATGACACGACAGCGTGCATCATTCAAAATACGCTTAGCAAGTCGAACGATCGACATATTGCTACATGCGTTGAATCGCTGACCATTTGTCAACGGTTTTCCATCCTGTAGACGCTGAAATAGCATCATTCTTTCTACAAAATCAATTTTTTCGATTGTGTAGATCGTAAACATATAACTCTTAATCTTCTCTTTCTTCTCGGCAGACAGATCTTCAAACTTTGTATAGTCATCCCACTTTGCCCAACTTTTCACGATATCCTTGTTTTTTTCATCCTCTGGGTGCATATAGCCCCTGACGGTTAACCATCGTTGTTGACCATCTTCTAGCCACTTTTTTAGTTTGCCATCATTAACCTCTTGATAAAGAAATAGTGCATGAGTAGGCAATCCAGATAGAATTGTTTCAATAAATAGTGCCGCCCGACGACCATCCCATACATATGGACGTTGGTGTTCAGGGATACAAATTGTGTCATCGTTGTCAATGTCGCGAACGGAACGAGTAGTTACGTTAAAAGGCATTCTGTTGTAATAAAAAACAGTTAAAGTGTGCAAATCCGTTTTTATAGAAATAGACGCAAATGACGTTTAATATGATAGTCTTCAACTAGGCCTGATTTATGTTTGCGAATGAGAGGAATATCATACTTTTTAGTCTTAAGCGTATGACAATTTGAACACAAAATTTGAAGATTGAATTTTTTATGACAGCATCGGATTGATCTAGGAAGTATATGATCAACTTCTAGAGCATCTACAACACTATAGTCACAAGGGTATCCTGGAACATTACCTGCGCATTTGTGATGGTATTTTTCTAGAAGAGATCTCCTAATCGCCTCCGGTACTCGACCAGTTGGAGCTAACAACTCTCTTGATCGAAACAGCTTCATAATTTTTTTAATACGACGAACCATTACACTATACGGATGTATAGTTTAATTATTCGTTTTTTATTTGAGTATGTGAGCCCCTAGCGCTTACAACACTAGCTTATGTGTTAGTGTAAAAACAAGAGCAAACACAACTGCATGTGTTAGGGCAACTGTGGTGCGCGAACCACCCGGCGGGAGAGAAAGGAGAACACCCGGCGTGAGAACAAAGAACAGCAGACCAAGGAATAAAGCCATCTTCATCATTTTTAACTCTAGACGCGAAAAAAGTCTCCGCGACTTTCATTTCCCTTCCGTTTATATGAACGGTTTGGTTAAACATTACCTGTTACTCTCTCTACAGAGCTCAGGATTTTAGACCCTCTGGAACACCCGGTCCTTCCAGGCCTCGTTCTCTGCGATCACCTCATCCGGTGCGTACTCCCAGTACACGGCCCATGCCGCGTCGCGCTGAGCTACCATCTCCATGTAGTCAGCGTTCCATGCAGCCATAAGCTTGTTGTACTCTGTCTTGTCCTGCACCTTGGCAATCTCCTCGAGAATTACCATGAGTTCTTCCACCTTCTCGTCAATGACGGCAAGGTCCTCCTCCGCCTTGTTGTACTTCTTCGAAGCGCACCCCATGGTGTCGTTTAAAGATCAAGTTGTTGTGTGTTTTCTATCTATTTTCTAATTTCTATAAATCCGTTTTGCTACGTCAAAAACCGATTTTCGCAGAGTATGATATAACAACCCCATAAATGAGCTGGGGATACCATCTAATTGTAAATTCAACTGGATGCCTGCCTAAGTCTATTCGCTCTTCAAAAAATATTTATCAATTCACCAAGACTCTGGTTAAAAAGATTGACATGGTGGCATACGGTGAGCCTCAAATTGTAATGTTTGGAACGGGAAACAAGAAAGGCTACACTCTGGTTCAACTTATTGAAACGTCAAATATTACTGCGCATTTTGTAGAAGAGACTAACGACTTATACCTAGATGTGTTCAGTTGTAAGCCGTTTTACCCCATCGATGTTATGGACGTAGTTAAAACTTCATTTGATCCAAAATATAGTGACACTAAATTCATGGTTCGTCAAGCGCCTCATCAACGACTAAAGTAAAAAGTATTTATATTCACCGTCTACGAATTTCAGCTAGAATTGCTTCTCTTCGTAATTTAAGTTCAGCTCTGAACTTCCAATTATCGTTACAAAATGCAAGTGATCTTACGACTGAACTTTCTTTGTTCAAATATCGATCTGCTTCGTTTAGTAGACTCAATAGTGTCAGTGAAGTTTCTTTTTTGTATATATCACGAAATAGGTCTTTTAGATCATTTTTTTCGTTGATACTTAGCATAGTTTTCTGATGTTAATTTAATTTATCAACGATTCGTTTTTATAAATTTTTTATTCATATTGAATATTTTTCCAGCTTATTGATTTACCCGTCAAAGGATTATCTACATAATTTGTTCTATTAATTTCTATTAAATTATTAACATAGTTCATATCAACTAAATCGGGATGAACATACCAATCTTCATACGGACATCCATCATTACTTATGTCTTCAAATACACAAACATACCCTCGTCGTTTAAATATATCGCGTGAACTTAAGCGTGTGTTATAGCAATCTCCAACATATATATCGTGTTCGAATGTTACAGTAGCAAATTTATAGGTATCAAGAACATCAGTATCTAATTTTTTTAAGGTATTTAATGTACTTTCGTTTGAGACTTCTAGATCTATTTGCAAGTAATCAAATGACAGAGGCATGTTATTTGTTTCGAACAGATTTTTGTAATCTATAATTGTAGCATCATTTATTACATGAATGCTATTGGGTCGGTGTTCTATATATAAGGGTAAAAAATGGGGACAAAATTCAACCATTATCCCTTTCCATTCATAATTAGTTTCTAATAAATAACTGTTATTAATATTTATCGGATGGTTAGATCCAATTTCTAAAAAATATCCACCCTTCTTCTCTTTAAGGACATTTAATACAAATCTATCTTGGTTTGATTGACCGCGAAACATTTATTTATTATCATCATTTAAATTTTGGTTTAAAAATAATTCTCATACTAAATTCATGAAGAAAGCTCCCTCCGTCCTCAACCTCATTTCACTAGCATCTAGACAAACACAACAAATGACTGTCCATTTAATTCGAGCCCAGTCTAACTTTCTTGTAAAAGAATCGTTAGATCGAGCTTTGAAAGACTTAAAAGAAACTGAAAAATTTTTAGAAAAGGCTAAATTAACTTACTCATCGTCTTCGTCTTGATCCCCGCAATCCATGATAACGTCGCCATCGTTATCATATTCCCACATTTGTTGATTTTTTGATAAAGGTACAACCCAAATCCGTTTTTAAAATGAACTACCGGGACAAGGGCCATGAATACCAGACTCCAATACGCAATCACCAGAACCACACTTTTTATAGCCAGGAGGGCACGGTGCTGTTTTGCGTGTATCCGGGTTCTCAAACCGTTCTAACATCGGACGAACATATAAATACACGTAATAGTTCACTACTGCAAACACTAATCCGTGTAGAAGAGCTTGTTCGCGTATAGAAGCACCTGGAGGGATGCTAAAATGTACACCGGGTACAAAAAGCATAAAGAGAATAACCTTTAGAAGAATAGCTACCCACATTTATTCTTTACTCAGTTTTTGCTTTGGGGGCACCAGGTCCATACGTACGATGACCAGTGGGAACGCAGTCCTCAACACCAGTCTCTGACATTCCTACAACGTAACCATTGGGACAAATGCCACCATAATTAGACATGCCCTCACGGTATGTCCAATAATAGTACATTACAAAATGAGTGACCACGGCAAATAGAGCAGCGTGTGTTATAAGAATTGTCGCCTTGCTGCCACCCTTCGGTAGAGTTACAAGAACACCAGGAACGAATGCTGCAAACAAAAGAACCGATAATACGGTAGCGATAAAGTCCATTTATATTTTACATATATGTTTTCTTTACCCAATCTCGATCGGCAATAAAACGCTTACTTTTGATCTTAGATGTGCGTTTAGTATATGTACCAACGGCATTTAGCTTACGAAATGTGGAAAGTGGGCCAAACTTTTTAACAGCTTTTTTAAGTGAAGAATGACGAGCAGTTTTAGAACTCGTTGAAGAATATCCTAGTTTACCAAGTTGACCTTTCTTTAGAGGACCAATTCCTGGGCCGTGATATTTTCCAGGTGCGCCTACATCATGAATACGACGCGAATGAACGCGAATTGTCTTACCACTACGATGTGCAGTATAGGCTTTACGGGTTATTTTACGTCCTGCAAACATTGATTTACCACACGATGGCATTTATTAATACGTTGGAGGAGTTTCTTGTTTAGGGCAAGTGTTACACGGTGCTACCTTAATATTCGACGATACGGAATATGCATAGCCAATTGCAAGAAGAATGGGGATTATCCACAGGTACCACATTTAGTATAAAAAACGGATTTAATATCGAGTGTATTTGCGAATATTAAAATACAAAATGGCAGCATTCAATGTACACCAGCTCGATGAGCTAAGCGGACTCGTTATGGACCGTGAGTACGAGCTAACTATGCAGTGTATCGAGCGACACACTCCAAAGGTTATGGCGCATATTCGTTCGATTATCAGCATGGATTCAATCATGGAGCGCCTAAAAGAGAAGTGCAAGACGCACGATAATCCTTGGGATCTGGCAGTGCCGTTCTACGGATATAGCGGAAGTCATAAGCTTGAGCCCGGCTCTCGTGTGACTCGTAGTCATATAATCGATCGTCCGGAGTTTCTGTATCATCTCGATGAGATGTTTAACGGTGAACGCCCGCATGGTGGTTATCGCTTCCGTGTTACGGTTCGTCGTGTACGAAATGATTATAATTGGTACGAGCTTGTGCTTCACTACTATTCGCGAGGAGTTCCGGTAAAGCTAATTCGGAAGAATCCGAATTCTCAGGAGGAACCGCTTCCCGCTTCACCGATTCCTAATGTGAATCCGGAGGATGACATGCCTCCGCTCGATGACGAAGTTTCAATTCATGAAAACGATTGCCGTTGCGAGGACTGTTGCTATTCTAAAGGAATTGCATTTCAGAGAGACGATCAGTCAGACCACGGTGGTGGCTGCTACTGCCGTGAGTGTCGTTATTAGAACAAACGATAAGCTTTAACACAAAAAGTGTAACCATTTAATGGGTATTCCTTTTTATTTTGTTAGTTTACTAAAGTCACATGCGGGAATTGTCGATACAGTTAAAAAGAACTGCCCTCTTGAAGTTGATGTATTGGGTATTGATTTCAACTGTTTGATCCATCGATATTTAAAAGAAGAAGATCCGATTGGATCTATTCTTACAGCATTTGAATACATTATGACACATATCTGCAAAGCTAAAAAGGTGTTGGTCGCAATGGATGGACTTGTTCCATACGCAAAGATCGTTCAACAACGGTATCGGCGGATGCGAGCTAAAGATACTGCTGAAGTATTCGATCGTAACCAAATTTCACCTGGTACCCCATACATGAAAGATTTGGAATCTGGAATACGCGCAAAGTTTCCTTCTGTAGAAATTAGTTCAACACTACTACCAGGTGAAGGTGAACATAAGCTTTTTCTGAGCCTAAAGAAGATACCCGAAGAAGAACGCAAAACTGTCTGTATTTATGGCCTTGATGCCGATCTAATTCTAATTTGCTTGAAGCATTCACACATGGCCACTAAAATGTCACTGCTTCGCGAAAGTTCAGAGTTTAATGATCCTAAAGTAGCAAGTGCAGAATTTGCTAGTTTGAATATTAAATCATTGCTCAATCAAGTTCCTCTACAAATTGATCAATATATTGCACTTTCAATTTTATGTTTTGGAAACGACTTTATGCCTCATTTGGCCATCTTTTCTCTGCGAGAAGGAGGTTACGAACGTGCACTACAGTTCTATAACGAATCCGGAAGTCCAAATTTGCTAACATTCGAAGGGCGTTCTGACTTTTTAGAATACTGTGCGAGTAAAGAGATGATTGTATTAAAAGATATGATCGGACGCAGAAGAAGACCTGAAGAGAGAGCTATATTGGGAAAAGAACAATCAAATTTTTCTCGTAAGTATGGCCTTCATATTTTAGATGGAGTTACCGATATGGAACCAGTTGTGGATGCATATTGGAAAACATTTCATTGGACTCTTTCTTATTTTAATAATGGACTACCTACGAACTGGTCATGGTACTATCCTTACCCAGAAGCACCACTAATTACAGATATTATGAAATATGACGAAGCCGATGAGATAGAAAAATCAGAGTTGAATTATTCGATCACAAATCAACTCCAGTTTATTCTACCTTCAAAATCATTACGATTGGCTAAAAAGATTCGAATCTTTAATGATGAAATTTATACAGAAACAAGAGCTCCTTGGCTAAAACGTCATGAATGGGAAGCAGATCCACACATTTCTCTTCCTTGGAATCCTAGCGCCCACCTAACTTCAGTCTCCCGTTTTTAAATCCAATATGCATATTTGGATTATTTGCAAAAACAGGAATGCTTGGCGATGGAGAATAGCGGTAAGAATCTTGTAAAATAGGATGGGAGACATCAGTGTCGGCTAAAAATACAACCGTATTCAAATCAATTTCACGAGGAGTCCAATAGTGTTCATTAATCTTTCTCATTTCACGAACAGATGATAAACGCATGAGACCTTCGCCCGACTGTTCCCGTCCCCAATTATTTGTTAAATAATTTAAATAACTTTGACGATAGTGGGCTGCGCTTGTAACTTTAGTATTTGATTGAAATGTTTTAAGACAATCGTATAAATTTGGTAATATTGGTTTATCTAAACGAAGATTAACTGTATTATGTGCTCTACAAATAAATATAAAAAATTCATAACGACTATTAAGCCAATTAGGATGAGATCTCTTATACATTTCTAGCATTGATGCAAAATGCGTTTGACATTTTGGACAGGTAATAGTTTCTTTAAATGCCGATAAATACTTTGTTAAAATTTGCTTATCTTCTGAAGTCGGATTTTCCGGATATATACACGAAACTGAATGAAGTGTCATCCACCCAAGTGGTCCCCAAAAACTTGTCATGTTGATTATTACACGGAAAGAAATCCAGCAACAGCTCCGCCTTCTACCATTTGACGAAGAACTGATATAGGGGTATTTTTATTTTTTAATAGCCCGCTTCGACTGGCGATATCTTTGATCTTTTCATCCGACATCTTAGCAATTTTATGGCGTAATGTCTTGCGGTGACGTTTGGAACCTTTATCTGTAAGGAGTCGGATCGTGTGTTTACGCATAGATTTCTTGACTGGCGGTGATTTTGTTGGATTTGACGTTTTTAATATACTTTTATGGATAACCCTTTGAGTTCCTGCCGTTTTAGGGGCCGGGGACTCGCTTCCTAGTTTTGTAACAACAACTTTGTCACCCATCTCTATTAAAAACGAATCAATATTAGATTTACGGTAAAAGTGTTTTAATCATATACGATGGACTGGAACTCTATTCAATCGTATTTCGAAACGCAGGGTATTGCAAAGCTAGTAGATCATCAAATCGAATCATTCGAGGACTTTGTTCGCAATAAGATTCCTCTTATTGTAGCATCGACTCCTCACATTGTTGTATGGCACGAACAAGACCCTGAGACCAAAAAATATAAGTACGAATTCCGTCTATCTTTTGAGAACATTACGTACATGAAGCCGCGTATTCAGGAAGCATCTGGTCGTATTAAGCCCATGTTTCCCCAAGAAGCTCGCATTCGTAATTTTACATATTCTGCACAGATGTTCTGTGATGTTCGTTTCGTAGCTAGAACTCATAAGACACCGGAAACATTCGATGAAGATGTAAAGATCTTTGAAGGTGTTTCATTTGGAAAGATCCCTGTTATGTTGGGATCGTCTCTCTGTTTGATGAAAGATTATCCTCTCAGCAAAGAGGAGCTTGGTGAGTGTCCTTACGATCCGTTTGGGTACTTCATCATTCATGGAACAGAACGAACGATCCTATCACAGGAAAAGGTAGCTGACAATCGTACGATGGTGTTCTACAATAAGAAGGCTTCTTCAAAGTTTACACATTCGGTTGAAATTAAGTCAATTCACGAATCTTTTACGTCTCCTCCAAAGAAACTAGAAGTTCGTGTACAGGCAAAGTTCAATGGTCTTGGCTACCCACTAACACTCTGTCTTCCGCGATTCCGCGAAGATGTACCACTTATGGTAATGTTCCGAGCTCTTGGACTTGAAACTGATGAAGAAATTGCCAATCTACTTTGGAGCGACAATAGTTCATATACTGACATGCTTGCTGCGTCGTTCAAGGAATGTTCTGACCTAAAGATCTATACTCGTGAGGAAGCAGTAGAGTATCTATCAAACCACCTACAGTATTCTACAACGATGGAAGACAAGTGTGCATACGTACGAGCTCTTCTTGAGACTGAATGTCTACCGCATGTAAAGTTCGGTGGTGAAACTATAACAAAGTCTGTAATCGAAAGTCGCAAGTGTGTTCTTATTGCATCTATGGTACGACGCCTTCTTCTAACAAATCGTGGAATTCTTTCTATCGATGACCGCGATGCATATCCGAACAAACGAATCGTTACAACTGGTGCACTGCTTACTCATCTATTCCGCCAGCTGTTCCAGAAAGTATCGAAAGATATTCGTGGTAAGTTTGTCCAAGAGGTTAACAACGATACATGGAAGCGAGGAGAAACTCCTCGACCGCTTGAAGTTCTAAATATTAATAATTTGTACAAAATTTTGAAAGTATCGACAATCGAAGGAAAGCTAAAACAGGCGCTTGCTACTGGTAATTTTACAGTACAGGGTCTTGGAACTTCTAATTCAACTGCACTTTCGAATGCAACAAAGGTTGGTGTTTCTCAGGTACTAAATCGTCTTTCATATTCTGCCACAATCAGCCACCTGCGTCGCATTCAAACTCCGATTGAAAAGTCGGGCAAGCTACTTGCTCCTCGTAAGCTTCATGGAACAAGTTGGGGATATGTGTGTCCCGTTGAGACACCGGAGGGTCACTCGGTTGGCATTGTAAAGACAATCACAATGATGACTGCAATTACGCAACATACTCCTTCAATCTTGGTAATCACTCTTCTTCAACAGATGGATACAGTTGTATGGATTGATTCAGTAACAAAGAAATATATTGGAACACCAATTACTCTGAATGGTGTAATCATCGCATATACAACAGATCCTGTTGATGTCAATCAGAAACTACAAAACGCAAAACAGCTATTCCATCTTCACCCGCACACCAGTATTAGCTGGGATACCATGCAGAATAGTATGACTGTAGAAACGGATGGTGGGCGATTTGCTCGTCCGCTATTTCGAGTTATGAACGGGAAAATTGTAACTCCTCCACCCAAGCCGTTTGTATGGAACGATTGGGTAAAGACGTGTATTGAGTTTGTAGATCCTCTTCAGAGTGAGACAGTTCGTGTTGCAATGACACCTGCCGATATTACCAATAGTCATACTCATTGTGAAATTCACCCTTCACTCATTTTGGGACACATGGCTGCAAGTATTCCATTCTCTGATCACAATCAGTCACCAAGAAATACATACCAGTCAGCTATGGGTAAACAGTCGATTGGTATCTTTGCTCGCAATTACTCCAAGCGTCTCGATAAGAATGGCTACATTCTCTGCTCTCCCATGAGACCGTTTGTTGAGACTCGTATTCACAATATTTTGAAGTCTCATGAAATGCCCACCGGAGATAACATCATTGTTGCAATTGGAACGTATGGTGGATATAATCAGGAGGATTCTGTAATTCTAAATCGTAGTGCAATTGCACGTGGTCTCTTTCGTTGCTTATACTACACGATCTACAAAGATGAGGAACATCGTAATATTACATCTGGAAAGGAAGAACGTTTTACCAAACCGAATCGCGAAACAACTCGCGGATACAAAACATCTGCAAAGTATGCTGTTCAGGAAAATGGCCTGCCGATTCTTCACACTCAAATTAACGAGAATGATGTAGTGATTGGTAAGGTAACTACAATTAAGAGTGATCCGAACGGCTATGCCTTCCGTGATTCATCTACTGTTCACCGTAACTCGGAATCATGTCGCGTTGATGGTGTCTGGCAGGATAAGAATTCCGACGGATATCCATTTATCAAGGTTCGTGTAGTTTCCGAGCGTATTCCTGAGGTGGGAGATAAGTTTAGTTCTCGTCACGGACAGAAGGGAACGTGTGGCATCATGCTGAATGAAGAGGATATGCCGTACACTAAGGATGGTCTTCGTCCCGATCTGATTATGAATCCTCACGCTGTGCCCTCGCGTATGACAATTGCTCAGCTCATGGAAACGATGTTTGGAAAAATTTGTACTCAGCGTGGAACAGTTGGTGATGGTACGCCTTATACCCATCTAAAGCAAAAAGAGCTACGCGAGCATCTTCTTGATTTGGGTCTGAGTTCGTATGGTAACGAGATCTTGTATAATGGTGAAACTGGTCAAATGATGAAGTCTGAAATCTTTATGGGACCTACGTTCTATCAGCGTTTGAAGCACATGGTAATTGATAAGAAGCATTCACGCAATCGTGGGCCTATTGTATCACTCACTCGTCAGCCGTGTGAGGGACGTTCTCGCGATGGTGGTTTGCGTGTAGGAGAGATGGAACGTGACTGTATGATTTCACATGGAATTGCAAGTTTCACCAAGGAGCGACTGATGGATGTATCTGATCCGTTCCCTACTGGATTTTGTAAGTCATGTGGAAGTTTGGCAGTGATGAATGAAGCTGAAAAAATCTATCACTGTGGAATTTGCAAGAGCCGTACATCATTTGAAATGAAGACGATTCCCTACGCGGTGAAACTTTGGAGTCAGGAGCTAGAAGCAATGCACATTGTACCAAGAATGGTCTTTGAGTAAAAAAAGAACTACACCTCGCGTGTATGAAGAAACAACTTCTGTTGCTTTCTTGCTATTTATAATTTTTTACTAGTCGCTGAAGTTGAGCTGAGTGCCCCACGCCGCGATCTGCTTACGCGCCTCGACCACCGTCGGGTCCTCGTCAGCCTTGATGGGCGCTCCGGGCGCCTGCTTGATGAGCGCATTCGCGCGCTCCTGGTGGATCTCGTTCTCCGCCACGAAGGCGTCAAACTGGTCCTGGATGGACTGCTCGGCCAGCTCGGCCGCAGCAATCATGTTGTCGAAGTGAATGAGGCCGTGCAGAGCAGCCACGATGGCCGGCTCCTTGTCCTTCGCGATCATGTCGTCGACGTGGGCCTTCTCGGCCTCGATGCGCTCCTGGTCATCCCAGAGGTGCATGTTCTTGGCCTGGAACTTCTCGAACCCCGGCGTCTGCCGGATGCGCTTCTCCGCGTCCAGCTGCTGCTGGCGCGTGATTGCGAAGTTCGTGTCGTTGGTGCCGATCTTGGTGGGGTCACCCCCACGTGCCTCCAAATTGTGGCTCATCGTTGCAAATGCAAAGAAGACCTCCAGCGGGAGGTGCAGCTTAAAGCACTTGTCACCGTAGCGGCAGCTGCCGCGAATATGGTGAGCGCAGACCGTCTTGGGGTCGTACGCAAACTTGCTCATCGACATCTTGAACTTAGCTTGAAAGCTTTAGTTATGAGTTGCGGTAGAGCGTGTACAATCTATTTACTTGATTTTTTACAATCCGTTTTGCTCCCCCAATGCCGCAAGATCTAAGTCAGATCTAGATTCTTTAAGCTCGACACGTTTAGTTGCTTTCATACATCTGAGAATATTTAGTACAAAACAGAATGCAAAGATAGATCCGCAAACTCCTGCAACTACACCTGTGGCAATATCGTTCATTTATTATTTTAAAACATTCTGCATCTAAAAGGGTAGACATGTCGCTTGAGATTGTTATGGGTCCTATGTTTTCAGGAAAGACAACCTATGCAATTTCATACGTTCAAAGACAGCAAAGTATCGGGAAGAGAATTGCTATTATTAAACCTAATATTGACAGTCGATATTCTGCCCAAAGCGTTATCATGTCACATAATAAACAATCTCATCCGTGTCTAATTTGGGATGTAAGTATTGCAATGTATATTGCACAAGAAATGTTAAGTGTTGATTGTATTGTGATTGAAGAAGCTCAATTTTTTAAAGGATTGAGTGTTGTTGTAAAATCACTACTTTTTGTTCACAAGAAACACATTCTTGTAGTTGGTCTAAATGGTGATGCATCGCAGAATATATTTGGTGAATTATTGGCATGTATTCCGTTTGCAACAAAAATTACAACATTGAGTGCATTATGCTCTCTGTGCAAGGATGGAACACCTGCACATTACTCAAAGAAAACAGGTGCAGATATGGTAGATGATCAGATAGACGTTGGTGGAACAGATAAGTATATTGCTGTCTGCTTAAAACATCTCTAACTAAACAATGGAGTATAAATATTTTATAGAATTTCTAGGAACACTTGTGTTTGTTTTCGCCCACGTGTTCACATATGCGAATCCATATGTAATGGGAATTATCACATTTGCAATTTATATGATTGGTTCTCCGATAGAAGCTATTTATTTTTCGCCATTATCTGTTACAGCGTCCTATTTACTAGGTCGTATACCCGTAACAGAGACACTCTATACGATTTTGTCTCAATTTATAGCAGTGGCGTTTGTTGTCATAACAGCTCGACCTCTAACGGTTTTCATGGATCAAACATAGAATAGGTAATAAATGAGCCTATATATTTATGTTAAGGATGAAAAACTGCGTTCTATGATGCGCGAACATCTATCAAATCGTCGTATCACTGATTCCGGATGTGACCTAATGTGTCCCGAATGGGTGAATGATAAACAATATGGTGCAGAAATGCGACTTGGTGTTCACTGTGCGGCCCAGACTGAAGCAGCTTGGCCAGCACCTTACCTACTTCTCGCTCGTTCCTCTACAAGCCTAACTCCTCTACGTATGTCTAATCAGGTTGGTCTTGCAGATATGGGATATCGTGGTGAGCTTATTGCACGTGTTGATGTTATGTATGGTGATACGTATAATGTAACTCAGGGCACTCGTCTATTTCAAATTGTGCAGCAAAATTGGATGCCTTGGAAGAATGTGGTTCTTGTTGATTCACTTGATCTGCTTCCGCCTGCACCTGATAATCGTGGCTCAGGTGGGTTTGGTTCTACAGGAACTTGAAAAAACGGATGATAATTAAGATTTTAACTTAGAGATCAAAAAGTTACCATGGATACTTCTCGCATCACTCGCTTTGGCGACAACGAGAAGAAGATGGTTCAAGCCGGCATTGATGCCGTAACCGGTGCCGAGATGTGGGACTGGATGAAGATCTATGAGCCAGAGGAGAGCAAGGGATTTATGTTCTCAGATCACCCAAATTTGGATAAAATTAATAGTCGGATGCACAAGCTGTACGACGGTCATTCAGGATCATCGTACGGCTGGACAATGCGCCAGCTAGAGTATATTGCAAAGAATGGATTTGACGCGTATGTCGACATGATGAATGGCGGGCCTAGACCATCGCGTGCAGCGACTCCAGTGCCCGAGGTGCCTGTTGTGGAAATCCCAGATGGACCCCCGGGTCATAACCGTGCGAATACAGGAGGTGCAATGCCTCGTAATCTGTGCATGTGCCGTGATCGGCAGGGATTATCCGAAGGATGGTGCGGCGTTGCCAGTGGGGGAGTTCCTGCTTGCGAGCATTGATAAACTAGGCATTTAAACATTTTTTAACTATATAAAGTACGCCTTCTTAGCTCAGTTGGTAGAGCACCAGCTTTGTAAGCTGTAGGTCCTGGGTTCAATTCCCAGAGGGGGCACATAGATCATATCAAACGATATGTCTATATGTCTTCAATTAAAAGGTCGAATATCGTGATTTGTTAGTTCTCTTTCGTTTCGTAATACATTACGAAATATATCATCGCATTCTAAATTTGAAGCGCGTGCTGCACCCGATGGTTCGGGACCACATATATCGCATAATGTGTTATATCTTTTCATAATAGTTCGAGCTTCATCCGAATCATAATCGGAAAACCAATGATTATCAGTCCAATATTTTTTTATATTAGATAACTTTGATACATGATTAATATTAATGTCTGTATGTCTTATATCAAAGTGACCAGCAACAGTTTCCCAAAAATAGTATTTATTGAAACCAGTATCTCCTGTAAATAAATATCCTTCTCCATTTGCCATTTCATCATTTTTTGCTGTAAAATAAACCCGTGTTGGTGGCGATTCTGTCCAAGTATTTGAATTTAAATATTCAATCAGTTCCGGAGAAGACACAAAATCGGCATCCCATTTAAATTTCCAAAGATGACTTGCATGTGAAAAACACCAAGTATAATAGTGTGGAATACTGTGTTCCGATGAGGCGTCTGTAACTAATGTTTCATAACCAGCGCGTGAAATTGGTACAGAGTATTCAATAATTTTTAAAGGAAGTTCTTCTTTTAATGATTCAACAATTTCACGCGATCGATCTGTACAAAGATGTAAAATTACAATAATCTCGTGAGGAATCGTAAGATCCTTAAGAGACCGCAATGATGCTTCTAATGTTTCTTCTTCGTTTCGAGCACGAACTATAAATGAAATACCATCCATTATTTTTATACTATTTTGATAATTAAAGCTTTAAACGATTAGCTATACTAAATCACGAATCAGAACAAGTGAAATTGTGTCGTGTATAATTGCGCCCCAGTATGCAGAATACCAGCTTGTTTTGAAACCAAAAATCATAATTAAAATAACTACAATTGAACGCAAGAAGGTGTTTAAGAGAGCGTTCGACGTCGGGAAGAACCACAGGTCCATTTATCTTCTCAAAATTTTTTCTTGCTGAATATCATAAACATAAAATGGGTGGTGGTTTAATGCAGCTCGTTTCATATGGTGCGCAGGATATTTACATCAGTGGTAATCCGCAGATCACGTTCTGGAAGATCCTATACAAGCGTCACACGAACTTCGCCGTAGAGTCTATTGAGGTGACGTTCAACGGTCAGGCCGACTTCAACAAGCGTGTAACGGCTGTCATCAACCGTAACGCTGATCTAATGTACAAGACATACGTACAGGTCGTTCTCCCGCAGATTCAGCTAGCGACCAGCGGTAGCACGCTTGGTTACACCGGCCCGACTCAGGGCTTCCGCTGGCTCAATTACATTGGTCACCGCCTCCTCAAGCAGGTTGAGCTCGAGATTGGTGGCCAGCGCATTGATCGCCAGTACGGTGACTGGATGCAGATCTGGACCCAGCTCACGACAGAGGCTGGCCAGGTCCGTGCCCTTGAGTCGATCATCGGTAACACGCACGACCTAGTTCTCATGAAGCGTGCCAACGGCCTAGCTCTCGATGCGACCTGCTCTGCCTCGGAGACGACTATCTCCTGCGTATCCCGCAGTGGAACTCCGGCGAAGACGCTCTACATCCCGCTCCAGTTCTGGTTCTGCCGCAATCCGGGTCTTGCTATCCCGCTCATCGCTCTCCAGTACCACGAGGTCCGCATCAATGTGGACTTCGAGACGTGGCAGAACTGCCAGTATGCCGAGACTGCAGTTGGTGCCTCTGTAGCTGCTCCGGCCCAGTCCCTCGCCGCTGCCTCTCTCTATGTTGACTATGTCTACCTAGACACGGAGGAGCGTCGCCGCTTTGCCCAGCAGTCCCACGAGTACCTCATCGAGCAGGTACAGTACACGGGTGCTGAGTCAATCACGAGCTCAAGCAACAAGCTACAGCTCAACTTCAATCACCCGGTTAAGGAGCTCCAGTGGGTCGTACAGCGCGACTCGTTCGTCGACTGCTCCAATCCGGGCTGGGTTGCGTCAGTTGGCGGCCCGCAGCCGTTCAATTATTCTGATGACTTCAGCACGGACGGTATCATCATGTCTCTCCTCTCCCAGGCTAGCAGCAGTGGTACAACTACATCGCCCAGCGTTGCTACAGCTCTTCTCGGCCAGGGTGCTACGCAGGCTTCCAGTCTTCTTGGTGCCGAACTAACTGACGTTGCCGGTACATCAGAGTTTGAGTCTGGTGTCAACTACCTCCTCGCGAAGGTTGTTCTTGACTCTGGTATTCGCTGCGAGGGTAAGAACCCGGTTGAGGTTGCCAAGCTCCAGCTCAACGGCCAGGACCGCTTCACGGAGCGCGAGGGTGCCTACTTCGACAAGGTGCAGCCGTTCCAGCACCACTCCCGTACGCCGTCTACGGGTATCAACATCTACAGCTTCGCTCTCCGCCCGGAGGAGCACCAGCCGTCTGGCACGTGTAACTTCTCCCGTATCGATAAGGCCACGCTCCAGCTTACGGTGTCCCTCAACACGGTTACGGGTGCGCGCACGGCCCAGGTCCGCGTCTACGCGCTCAACTACAACGTGCTCCGCGTCATGAGCGGCATGGGTGGCCTCGCCTACAGCAACTAGAGTGGTTGTTGCCTAATTCTACCAATAATAAATACAACAAAACTACAAATTTGCGTGGAGATCCATATAAATTTGTTGTTGATGTTAGAAAATGGCATTCTCAGGTATTACATACCGCACTGCAAGCAACTGGAATAGTGTTATCCCTGTAACCTCGGTCCCAATTAAATATTTGGAAATAGGAACATTCTACGGGGCTAATCTTTTTTCAGTGGGCAATTCATATGCGTCTCATCCAGAAAGTCGTATGTATTGTATTGATCCGTGGATCGACTACAGTGACTATCATGAATATGGAGGGCAGCAACAATCTATATACGAGACATTTGTAAAAAATCTAGATTCATCGGGACAGAAGGATAAGATAACAGTTTCTAGAGGATTCTCTCATATTGAGATTCCAAAGTTCGAAGACAACTTTTTTGATATTGTTTATATTGATGGAAATCATGAACCGGAGTATGTTGCCGAGGATGCGGTCCTTGCATTTCGCAAGCTTAAGTCCGGCGGCTGGATGATATTTGATGACTATGGTTGGCATGGGCCCGATATGACACAGCGTGGTATTGATGGATTTCGATCTGCATATCATAAGCGGATATCCCCATTGCAACCTATTGTCGAGACACAAGTATTCGTACAGAAACTATAATGCAAATGTGTGGTTTAATATCGGAATATCATTTGTATATCTAAAATAAATGTTATCAACTTTGAAAAAAATTAATTCGGATATAATGCAATCTAGGGTTAATCCAATTGCTACTCCAATTGTTAACCCCATAGTTAAACCTAGACTTACCAATACATTACCAGTGGTAACTGAAAAGACAAGCGAAGAACCTCCTGTATTTCCGAATATAATAAGACCATATCCGGCTTTTCCGAGATCTCTGTGCGATTATTCCACTCTGGAGTATATAGATGTAAAAACTCTCATTGATCCAGAAATTAATTTATATTATTTTAATTCAGCAATTTGTAAATATAAAAAACAATATCGGTTTTTTTATAGATGTAGTAAAAACCCAAAATCCGTCAGTGATCGAATTGCAACTTGTCTGTTAACCACTGATTTGAAAGTAGTTCCGAACACAAATAAATATATAGATGTATTTTCTGACTGGCATGAAAGTTATAAATCGGGGCATATGGATAAACCAAGAGAAATATTATACACATATTATGGTGAAGATAATAAATCGTATGTAACAAAAAGTTACGTATATAAAAAAAATGAGCACGTTGAAGATCCACGCGTAGTTCAATTTAATAATAGTTGGTTTTTAACTTATACAGATGGTCTAGCAGTTGGTGTTGCTAAATTGGATTTGGATACATGTGAAGTTATATATTCTCATTTTTTAAAGTCTCCTCCCAAAAGGTTTATTCCTAAAACTAATGACGGACGAGAAAAAAATTGGATTATGTGTGTAGATGGGGATAGACTTTTTGCATTATACTCCGATACTCCTAGAACATTTATCGAATACGATGATACGGGAACTAGCCTTGAAACTATAGATGTTGTTAGTGAAGGCTATAACACAACATGGCCTTATGGTGATATTCGCGGAGGTTGTCCTCCTATTGAATATGATGATGAAACTCTAATTTGGTTTTTTCATTCTTTAAAACGAATGAACACAACAATTGGAAATGATTCGGGTGTTTACTTTATTGGAGCATATTTAACAACAAAGTCATATCCATTCCAAGTAGTTAACATAATAACACATCCAGTTTTGATGGGTGTACCTTCATTTGTCTCTGAAACTTTATATTTGCAAGATAATGTAGTATATCCTTGCGGAGCAATAACACTCGATTCTCAAACTTTTTTAATAAGCATGGGAATCAATGATTATAGAATAGCTCATTTACGAGTTAAAAAAAATATGTTAATTTGGAAGACTAAAATATACGATATGTTGGAACTTTAAATGAATAATTTAAGTTAATACGTTTCTCCGATATACCTTCCATTCTCCGTTATGACTATATGTTTCACTATATCCTTTTGAAACAAGTAATCTTTGAGCTTTTTGAGTTGTAGGCCAGTTGGTATCATCAAAAATCCAATAACCACCCTCTCTCACTTTATTCCAATAGAGTTCTACTTCCTCACACGTAATTTCTTCACTATGATTACTATCCTGGTGAAGAATGTCTATAGAGTTATCACTAAACCGACTAATACAATTTCTACTGGTGTCTTTCCAAAGTTTTACTATATCATCGACATTGTTTTCTACCATAATATACTTAGTATATTTAAGCATTTGTTCATAATTAATCTTAGACCACCAATCAGCATTGGCTTTATCATTTGTTCCTTCAACAGAGGCCTGTGTAGACCACGCGTCAATTCCAATTACCTCTGATTTAGGATTGATGTTCTTTGACATAAGTGCAATAGGTAGAAGACTTTTTCCGCCAAATACACCAAGTTCTACACTAAGGGATGGTTTACATTCCCAAACAATTTCCATTAGCTTATCTGCCTTCTCAACTGTGCACCATCCCTCGATACTTGTGTAATTTGATGGGAGCATTATTTTTTATTAATAATATTAGTATTTTCAAAATTTAACACATCCGAAGAGTGAATTAATCTCTAGAAATAATCGTGACACCGTCAAAGTAAAGTTGATCTCCAGAACAATACCCTGTCCATATATTTGGCATTGTTATATATCTATTTTGGTTGAGCCATGCACCCCACCAGCTTAGTGTACTATTTGCACAAATAGCTCCTTTACCACACTGACTCATTACATACAATGTCTCAGTTGCTGTCATTTTAGTTGACGGAATGATCCATGCTTTATCTGAAAATAATTTCGGTATTTCTATCGATGACCATTCCATATCATCACTTAGAAGAATAATAGGACACATAACAGGCTCGAGAGCCTTTCTATAATAATTTATAGCATTGAGGTCGAATGCCTCGTTATTAACATAATCAGTTCTTCTAACATGTAAAAAACATATACTTGATAAGTTAAAATCTAATAAAGGCACTGGGAGTCTAGTTTTAAATTTATTCCAAACATCATCATTAGCATTGCCCATAAAGTTTTTATGCTGAAAATAGCCATTTAAGATAACAAGTTGTTCTGTTGCATCTGGAAGTTCTACATATTCATGAACTCCACATCCTTCAATTATTTTTGTCGTTTTAAATGAATCCTTTTGAATTAATGATATTTCGGGAAAAAGATCATTTATTGATTTATCATTTGAACAGTGTGGATTAGAATATAATTGAGTAAAAACAACCTTTCTATTATACTTTTTCCCGTATTCAATTGCAGCACTTAGTATAAATAATTGATTGCCAAGCCCACCGATTAGATTTCCACTTACAAACATGTTTATTTTCATTATTTATATTATTTGTGTTCTACAAACACATGGATTCATTTTATCTTCCTTGGAATGAAAGTGCCAAAGAAGCTACTCTAGACCCAAATTGGAAACGCAATAATAATATACACCATATGTTAGAACACCTACCCGGAGAACATGCTATTGTATATATAAAGTTATGCAAAGAAGAAGGATTAACAGATACACAGATACAAGCGTATGCCGATATGTGTGATTCTGTTGGAAACCCGGACCGGAATTTTTACTCTGAGGTAAATTTAACATTTTCCCCTACATCAATGAGATATCTTTATCATGCAACTCAAATATTAAAAGCAAACAATATGCTACCCATTGTTGAGTTAGGTGCCGGATACGGCGGTCTTGCTCTTGCTATAAATTATGTTTCTACTCTGTGGAATAAATTAGTGCCTGTATATATTATTATAGATCTTCCTGGGCCAAAGGTACTCCAAAACTATTATCTTAATAAGTTTAATATAAAATTTCCCGTACACTGGTCAGATGGAAAGAACTTACCTGCGTGTTTCTTTGTAAGTAACTATGCTCTGGCCGAAATAGGAGAAAATGATAGAGCCAAGTATATTTCATACGTATTTGATAGTGTTGTTTCTGGATTTATGGTTTGGAACAGTGGTGCGTCATTTGAATTTTTATCAAAGAAATTTGATTCTGTATCAGTAGAAGATGAGTATCCACAAACAGGTCATGCTAATAAGGTGATAAGGTTTTAAAGTTTATTGTCTACAACACACCGTTGAATATCACTATAACTTGCTCGTTGTACAAGTAATCTCGCATAAGGTGGAACATTTGGTACTAGAAAGTTATATTTATTAATTATGTGATACCATGAAACATCAATAACACGAAGAGGGCTTGCTATATCTTTAGTTATGTCGGCATGTTCTTCAAAATAACAAGATAATAACGGTTTTACTACTTTTTTCTTTATGATATAACATGATGAAGTTTGTGTATTTAATGCTCTAAGAAATCTTGTACTGTAAAACGGTATTCCATCACAAGGGCCCCCTTTTACACATCTACAATTTTCACCAGCGTGATTTGCATCACCCTTAGCTCTATTAATAGGTTTTGTATAAGGGTCGGACGTAATATATTCTTCTTTTTTAGAACAACTATTTCCAATATGTAACATATCACCATTTTCATCGTCTAAAAATGCATTAATATATCCATCAAGTTCTTCTCGTGATACTTGAAGCATTGCGTCGTCTTCTATAACCATAACAGTATCCCAGTCTTCTTGGACCATTCTTTGCATAATTCTAACATGACTTACTGTACATCCATAAAGACCATTTTTATGTACAGTTGCATCTAGACGTTCAGCTCTATCATATTTAAAATTATTTTTTAATTCTTCTTCAATTTGTTGTCTTCTATCAGTTCGATGCCAACAGTTAATATAAAATACTTTCGTAATACGATCCATTTTATTAAGTGAATAGTAAATAAATGATAACTTTTATCTATATTACGTGTAGGAATGAACCTAAACTAGAGTGGTTTGTCGATTCTCTATGTAATCAGAAAGACAATACACCAATTCAACTTGTTGTCGTAGATTATGCGCTGCAATTTGATGAGACTCGCAAAGAATTATTTTCAAAGATAGTACGCGAACGTCTTGATTTTATACACATTCCTTCAAAACCAAATCCAGTTCAAGGAAAATATAGATTGACAAGTAAAAATTATTTTTCAGCTGGGTCTGCAAGAAACACAGGAATATGTTATGCAAAGTATGATTATTTAGTATTTGTTGACGATACAAGTGTTATGGAAGAAGGTGCTTTTAACGAAATAGTAAAGTGTGCCAACCAAAAAATTATTGTATCATTTGGCTACAAAAAGTTATGGGAAATGGTTGTTGAAAATGGTAAACGTTTATCAAGCCGCTCGGAGCAAAGTGGGGTCGATTCTCGCTGGAACCAAGGAGATCAGTTTAGAAGAATTGGAGGTTCTCAATTATTTGGATATTCTGCATCTCCTCTTTCAGTTATTCTGAAAGTAAATGGATATGATGAAATTTGTAATACAATGGGGGGTGAAGATTACCATTATGGCATGCGCGTTGAAAAGCTAAACATACCCATATATTACAACCGTAAGGTGGTATTTTATGAGTCAGAGGACTTAGCCGATCAGGGTGATGTTTTTACACGTCGTGATCCTTTATTAAATAAAGAAGAATATGAAGCACTTATGGTTAAGTATAATGTACCAACACGATGGGTTCCTGATGGTCGTTATGACTTAAGTCATTTAACTCTCGATATGCTAATACGCAATAAGTTTTGGACCGAAGGAAATGATTTTAACTTAGCAGAACTGCGAACTAAAATTCAACAAGGCGGTGAATTTGAAACTAAGTTTGATCCTGATATGAAGACAATTGAAGGGCTTTATTATCGCGATTTATAATAAAAAGATTACACTAAATCAATTTTAATAACACCTGGAAAATAATAACCTTCTATCCACATATCTGAAGAATTAAACCATCTGCTCGGCATTATAATCGTTCTATTGGGGTTTAAAAACGATCCCCACCATGAAAATGATGAGTTGGCACAAACACCACCTTTAGTGCATTTAGACATCATAGTTACTGACATAAGTTCGTCTTCATTTACAAATGTATGATTTATTTTTGATAAGAATGTAAATGTTTTTGCATATTGCACATCATTTGTAAAAATATAAAAATGTGTATCAGTTGGAAAATAGCCAACTGCTTTTTCATAGTACGATGTTAGATCAACATGATGAAAATAATTATTTACGTAATCGCCTCCACGAATGTGAATAAACGCTCCATCAATTGGAGAACATTCTGGTAATATAAGTTTACTTATAAAATCAGCTGATATGTATCTCCAATTTTGAAAATAACCCTTTAAACAAACAGGACCTTCCGGTATTAATTTGTTCCAGTCCTGTTTTTTGAATGATGGTTCATCTACTATAGCATACGGTTGTTCAATAATAGGACAGTCTAAAAACTTTGAAAAAATACTTAAATAATAATTAGAAGTTGAATGAACCGTATTCGGGCTATTTTTATTTAAAAGATATACTTTTCGGTCTGTTTCGGAAGCAATTGTTTCAGCTGCTGCAAGTTGAAATAATTGATTACCCAGTCCACCCTGTAGAATAACTCCTAACATATTATTATGCTTATTAATAAATAGTGTTTATACTGTTTTTAAGAAGATCTTGAATTTTTTCTTAAACATTATTAACGTTCTTCAGTAGAATATCGCTACCAAAGTCATGAACAACTGACCAATCACTTCCAAATAGTTCGAGTAGTTGATCACGATTTAGCTGTCCTTCGTATAAGCCTGCTGCGTACTCTGTATATACATATCGAGTACGTTTCAGAGTATCTTTAGCACCCGAAAATACAATATCTTCAGCACCTTGAACATCAGCCCAAATAAAATCAATTGTTTTATTTTTAATACTTTCTACGTCATCTAGTTGGACACATTTTACAATTGATGTGGTGGGAAATGTAATCCATCGATGAACATCTAAATGACCGGTTGGGCGTTTAAGAGATGAAGACGATGACCAATCATTATCACTATGTTGTTTATCTAAATCGAACGTTACTTTACCAGACGACATAAAGAACTCCCTCTCCTCATTCTTATTTGAGAGTGCAACGGGGTAGAATTCGCATATCTTATCTAGTCCAGTATCTTGAATAATCTTAATATTACGAGGGTCAGGTTCAAATCCTACGATATGTGCGTTTGGATGCATGGTACGAAACTTTACAGTATCCTCACCAAAATGCATACCAATTTCAATAAATGTATTTACATCTAAATTTTTAATGAAATTGAAAATATCCATTTCTCTTTCTATTCTTAGCTTGTTTAAATTAAGAAAATTATATAGTTCTAGGAGATTAGTTATTTATAGATTAAACTTTTCTTTAGTATAAAAAATGAGTAACCTGCTTTGTCCGCTGATGGACAAGTACGGAAGCGATAAGGGTCCGCGTGTAGGTAATACAACTCACCATACATACACAGAAGTCTATCATGAGCTATTCAAAGATATGACTGACCAGTCTCTTAGTGTTTTTGAAATGGGTCTTGGAACCAACAATACATCTTTTCTGTCTCATATGGGACCCAATGGCCGACCAGGTGCGTCGCTTAGAGGGTGGAAGGATTACTTTAAAAATTCTATGATTTATGGTGCAGACATCGATAAGGGGATCTTATTTGAAGAGGATCGTATACACACTACATACTGTGACCAGACAAATCCGACACTGATCAGTTCTATGTGGAATTCTCTACCAGACATGGATATTATAATTGACGATGGTCTTCATACGTTCGAGGCGAATGTTACTTTGTTCGAAAACAGTATACATAAACTAAAACCGTCGGGAATCTATATTATAGAAGATATCATTGGCGTTGATCTTTTTCGTTTCGAGCAAAAGATTAAGGACTGGGAAAATATGCATCCTGGTCGCATATTTTCACTTCGTCGGCTATATGGTGGTAACCCGCATGATAATAATATGCTAATTGTTACACCAATAACTATTAGCGTATGTATTCCAACTATGCGTCGTTTTTCATTTTTGAAAGAGTCTATTCCCAAATATCTTGAAAATCCCTACGTCAGCGAACTCGTAATTACGGATGAGACTGGTGAAGATTACGAGGAAATCATATCTACATTCTCTCATCCAAAGTTACGAGTCTATAAGAATGAAACTCGTCTTGGGGTACTTAGAAATAAATTTAGAGCTGCATCATATGCAACGTCAAAATTTATAGCTATCTTGGATAGCGATAACTTTGCAGATATTGAGTACTTCAAAGCATTCAATAAATTTATATCAAATAAAAAGGTTCCGTTTAGATCTATGTTTATACCATCGCGTGCAAAACCATGCTTTGATTTCACCGGATGGATGAATATACCCATCACGCGTAGCAATGTTAAATACCATTACCCAAAAATTGAGACGTGTTTAAATGTGATGAATCTTATTATTTCAAAAGAGTTTTTATCTTTATTTGATATCAATTCAGACGGATTTTGCGACAGAGTTGGAACATCCGACTCGTTATACTTTTCGTTATATTCAATGTTCAATATGAATGCAACTTTATTTATAGTTGATGGTATGGAATATGAACATAGAGTACACGAAGGATCTTATTGGAAACAGAATCATGATAAATATGAAAGTATGCCCAGTGAACTAATTAATCACTTTATGGGTAACTTTTTTAAGTATGAGATAAATCTACTTGATTGGCAAACTGTTTTTAAAGATCCTAGAAGTTTAATTATTCAAGCATCATCGATGAAAGCAGACGATGCGTGGATGCCGTTTCCAATTGGAATGCATTTTACATACCCAGCTGAATCTCCAAAAGGAACCCTAATTCAGTTTGGCAATCATTCGCAAACTGTTCTTTGTGCACTTCGGGATACAACCGATCTATCACGCCGCCCAACTGGAAAAAACCGGAGAACAATTCTTAAGAGGCTTTCATCAAATGGAATTTATAATAGTTATATCAATCCTGCAACTTTTTATTCATCACTTCCTAATTTTAAATTTGTAATATCTCCGGAGGGAAATGGTATAGATTGCCACCGTCACTACGAAGCACTTATTGCAGGATGTATTCCTATTATTGAAAGAAATCCTCTGATTGAGGAAAAGTATAAAGGCTGTCCTATTTTATACACCGACGATTACTCAGAAATAACCCCTGCGTACCTTCAAGAAAAGTATGAAGAAATGAAAAATAAAGTCTATGATTTCTCATGTTTATTTCTTGGATATTATTCATCAGATTTGCAGAAAGATATCAAGCAGTGTGGTAATTATTGGATGGTTACACATACAGGTACACCTGTTTATGATTAACATCCATAATCAACATAATCATTCGTTAAATTACTAAAACTTGGGCGCTGTAGACCCACTCGTTTTAATGAATAATACCAATTTGAAATGGGCTGTAATGGTTTCCAATACTGATCGTTTATATATTTATCATAGACGGGATCAATGTATGGATATAATTTAAATAAACGCAATCCTTCTTCTAGCCTGTTAATTAATTTTTCATAAAATCGCGAATGAACAATATAACCGCTAGCAGTTTGTGCTTCAAGTACTTTCCCAAACATTTCATTAAAAGGTT